CTACCGAGGCTTCATCTCCTTGGACATGTCGATGATGGTGCGCATCATCTTGGCCGCCTGTTGGTCGATGGCATCCATCTGCGCCGTGCGATCCTCTTCGCGCAGGTTCGGATTCATCTCGATCTGATCCTTCACCTTGTGCAGCTTCCCGATGGCGGCCTGAGTTTTCTCGATCGCCTTGGACAGCTTCAGCTCAGGATTCTCGGCAAGGTAGCCGGCCGCGTCCTTCCCGTCTTTCCGCCGCCCGTCCAGCTCGTTACGCTTTTCATTGACTGAGCGCACGACAGCCCAGTACCGGCCGGCCGTGTCAGCGTCGCCATCGAAGTTCCCATAGAACCGGCCGATGATCGGCTTCTTGTACTCGGGCACGTCCTTGCCTTTGGCCATCAATTCGGCGGTCTGGTAGACCTTATTGAGCTCGCGGCCGAGGCCGCCGGTGATCGTCCCGAACAGATAGTCGAGTTGGTCCGGCGTCGGCGAAACCAATCCAGGCGTGTAATCCGTGCCGCCAGTCGCCCAGTTCGCACCGTAGGCGATGCCCTTCGATACCGTGCTTGCGGCGTCCTTCGCGCGCTGGAAGCCGGGCTTTGGGCGCATCTGATTGCTGTCTTCCTTGTAGATCGGCCGGCCCGTGAAGTCCTTGTTCTCCGCCAGCGCAATGATCGGATCTGCAACAGTCGGGGCAAGAATTTGCGCGAACGTACCCGAGCCGATCGGGTTGGCATTGTCGAGCAGCACGCCTAGCAGCTCGGGCACCTGATTGCGCCATTTCTTGCCGCGGGTCTGGACAGCCTCGGCGAGGATGCGGCCGATGTTCGGCAGCACGTTGAAGCCGAGCGGCATCGGGATCATCGCGTAGGACTTGCCCAGAGGGATGATGAAGTTGCGCTGTTTCGTGAATTCCGGGATAGCCTCCCAGTCATCCTCGTCCATCGCCGCAGCACCTACGATCGCCTGCAGCACGCCAACCATCATGCCGCCGATCAGGATTGCCTTGCCATGGCGAGTGCGAGGATCCAGCGTCTCCAGCATGCGCGCCGTGCCCTGCACCGCCGCATTGAAGAATGCGTACAGGGCGCCGAGCTCACGGCCCATCCGGCCCTTCCGGTTGAAGTTGACTGTCAGGTTCTTGGCCACGCTGGCGGCTCGTTCCTCGCTCAGCCCCTTGTCGAGCGCTGCCTTGAACGCCGTGAGGCGCAGGGCGTTTTCGATGGCGGTGTTGTAGTGGTCGAGCCAGTCCAGCATGTAGTCGAGGACCTTGCGCGGCGTCGATCGGTCGAGCGAGTCGATCTCACTTTGCAGCGCCTCGGCGCGCTCCGTCCCTGCACGGAAGATCTCCCGATATCCGGTGGTCCCGCCAGCCAGTTGCAGCCGGTCGTAGAGCTCCGCCCATTGGCTCGTCATGTCGCCGTGACGCTCGGCCCGCCAAATGGCGCGCAGCGCCGCCGGCGCATTGTTCACCACGAAGGCGCGCTTGTCGGCGATCGGCGTGGATGACAGGTTCAGCACCGCACCTTGCAGGTCACGCACGCCGTTCAGCAGCCCGAACACCGGGTTGTACTGGGTGTTGATCGCGGCCAGGAAGCGGGTCACCGATGCCACGGCGCCCATGACCTCGCCGAACGGCTGCACATCGAGATTCTTCATCGCCTCGGCGATGCGCATCGCCCGCGGGTCTCGTGCGTTCAAAGCGATGGTCCGGTCTAGCCCTTGCACTCGCAGCACAATGACGTTGTCTTTGTTCTTGTACGAAGGGTCTGGCCGCTTCACCACCAGGCCGGTGGAGGCGTCCAGCACCTTGATCATCGGCGCCTTGTCGGTCGTCCAGAAATCCGCGTTTGGGTTGGTCAGCGCCAGGCCGTACAGTGCCAGCGTGACCCGGTTCTTTTCGCCACGGGTGATGGCGGCTTCCCGTGCCAACGCAATGTTGGCAAGGATGTCCGTCACCTTTCGGGTCGAGCCCAGCGCTCGTTTGCTGGCCGAGCCCTTGACCGAGAAGCCCTGCCCGATCGGCGTAACGCCGTCCATGTCCTCGCGCTTGAGCGGAACATAGTGCCTGTAGGTCCCGGTCCATGCGGCGATCGTGTCGGGGCTTTCCAGCCCATACTGGATCAGGATCTGGTTCGTACCGGCCGTCATCCTGTCGATGCGCCCGGCGAGCGCCTGCAGCGCCGTCAGCTTTGAACGATCTAGGCCCTTGACGATGACCTCGCCGGCGGAGTCCTTCACGTCCGCGCCAGCCATATAGTCGGCAGCCTGCCGGTTGGTCAGGCCCGAGCCGCCGTCTGTAAGATCCGGATTGATGGTGGCGATCTGCGCATTGCGCTCCGGTGCATGGCGGGCCCACAGATAGGCCTCCAGCTCATCCATGCGGACATTGCTGCTGCGCATTTCCTCGATCAGCGGGCGCACCTCGCGCTCGAGGAACTTGTTCACCCGGGTGGCCACGCGGCCGTGGTAGACCTCTTCCTTCAGGTAGCCGTCGAACTGTTCGGGGATGGGGCCCACCGACTCGCGGATAGCGGCCTGCACGCGCTTCAGGTCAACCTGGCGATTCTGGAGCTCATAGACCAAACGGTCCATGCGAGTAGGATCAGGTGCCTGCCAGCGCGGGGCCGTGGGCGCACCACCTTGTGCTGGTGCACCACCGTACAGGGGAAGGTTGGTCTGCTGCTGGGGGGATTGCTGGGCCCGCGCGAACAGCGGGCCGTCGCCGTCTAGCGGCGAATGAGGCGCTTCATCCGTTCGATCGATTGCTTCGTTTCCTGCTGCAAGGACTCGATCTCGGACGGACTGAGCGGGTTCAAAACTCGCGAGGTAGCGGGCTTCCGACTGGGTGAGCGCGTCGAACCCGTAGCCGGTGGCGGCGCGGAAGGCTTGTTCGATGTCACCATACTTGTCACGCAGTCGTTGGAGCGTTTCAGGGGAGGCATTGAGTTTGGCGCTGTACTGCTTGCCTGTCAAGGCAACGACGGCGAGAACGTGCCCACCGTTTTCCTCAATGTGGCTGGCCATCGCTGCAAACGTGGCACCTTGCGTCAAGGTATCGTCCACGAGGACGTACTGCGCGCCCGCCACAACTGGGCCGGTGAAATCTGGCGCAGCGAAAATTCGATCAAGTCCGCCCAGGCTCGTCCGCTTCGGCCGATTGGCCTGGACAAGATCGCCGGTGGTCTCCAGCCCAAGGCGGTCAGCAAGCAATACCGCGGCAGCCACCGGGATCTTGTTGCGCCCAGTCGCTTCAATAGATGCAACGCCAACCACGATGGGCTTTGCGTCGCCGATCACGGCGCGCACCTTCTCTACCAGGTCTGGGGTCACAAGTTCGGCCGCGACAGCAATTGCAGCGACCTCATCGCCAGCCTTCGCTGCGGCATAGTCAGGGAGGCTCGTCGCACTGCCAAGCGTGTTGCCGATGATCGCATCGGGGAGATTCACTGTTCGGTCGCCTCTGGCGAATGCCGGTGCGGTGTCGGCGGTCGCCACGTGGATATTGCCCTGCACTGTATCGCCGAACACGGCATCGCGGGCGGCTCGCAGCAGCGCAAACGTCTCGGCCTCGCTCCGCCCCTCCATCCAATCGGCAACGGTATGCAGGCCGATCTTACGCAGCGCGGCCTGCAGCGCGGCGAGCAGCTTGCGCACGGGGCCAGCTACCGGAACCGTGCTGGCCAGATCCGCCAGCGCCTCTTCCACCGCCAGCAGCCGCGCATTGCGCTCCGCCTCGGCATTGGCCTGGCCAGCGTCGCGGTTGGCGTGAAGCGTGTCCTCGCCGTACTGTTCAAACCAGGCATCGGCCGCCCGCGCGATCGCCGGATTAGCGCGGCGGATGCGATCCATCATCTCGGCATACTGGTCACCGGCGAGGAAGGCGCGCATGCCCTTGTGGCCGTACACCTCGTGAAAAAGCACCGCCTGGGCACGTTCATGGCTTGGCAGGTTGTCGGCGATCAGGTACACCCTGTCGGACTTCGGCAGATAGAAGCCTTCGGCACGCCCATCCTCCCCGGCAGATCGCAGGTACTCGGCCAAGTGGGATGGCAGTTCGTCCACGGACTGCACCACCACCACACCGCCGTTGGGCCCGTTGGCCCAATTCTTGACGATAGGGGCAAACTTGGCGCGCAAAGAGTCCGCTGCCACACCACCGTCCGATGCGCGCGAAAACACCAGTTCCGGCCGCGCCGCGTCGTAGGTCCCTTGGTTGCCAATGGCGGACTTGATCTGTTGTGGGTCGAACGCGATGAAGACGCGATGGCGCACGCCATCTTTGTCCACTCGTCCACCACCCTCGTGCGTGATACCGTCGTAGCCCATGGCGCGGAGGCCGTCCTGCATTACCTCCGCACCCTCCCACTTCGGTATCTCCTGATCGATCAGCGATTCCTCAGCCGCGCGATACCAACTCTCGTTGGTGTTACCACCCTCGTGGTAGTGCTCAATGTCGGAGAATTGCTTCTTCCAGGCATCAGCATCAGCCTTGGCGTCCATGTCGATCGGATTCTTGATCGACAGATAGACCGGGTAGACGGTTGGGGTGGTGCCCTTGCCCTTCGCTGTGTAGCTGCTCGCCACAGTCGGATCGGCGGTGAAGTACCCACCCATACCCATCAGGCCGTAGTTAGAGGCGTAGGTGTCGAAAGCCGTGAAGGCATCTCCACTCTCGCTGGCGCTGGTGCCGTGATACATGACCATCGGCTTGACGTCTTCAGTCACCACCTTGCTATCGCCGAACCAGCGCCGGAAGGCTTCGGTGTTAGTGCGGACGGTTGGCTCTGGCGCGGTCGGCGCCTCAGCCTGCTCCTTCTGGTACTTTTCCGCCAGGGCGATGAACTTCTTGGGCTCCCACTTCGCCATGCCGTCGAGCATGGCGCGGAACTCCTTAGCGTCGTACTTCTGCCCGTACGCAGCGACAAGGCCGTCGACATGCTTGGCGAAGAGATCCTTGGCACGCGCCTTGGCCTCCTTCGTTGCTGCCGAATCCGCTTTGCGCTTCTGTTTCTGCGCGGCGGCCTTCTCGGCGTTGTGGCGGTCCAGTGCGGCGTTGATGCCGTTCGTCCGACCGGGAACGTTCAGTTCACCATGGTCGAGTGGCTTTGGAGTGGCGGGCGTGCTCTCTTCGCGTAGTTGCCTTTCAGTTTTGGGCTTTACCTTTGCGGCTGGCGTGGATTCCCCGGAGGCAGCGCGCGCCGCCTTCGCTTGCTTCTCGGTCCGCGAGCGACCCGCCTTCTTGTCGATTGGCTTGGTCGTGTCGCCATTCTTGAGCCAGGCCTTGAACTCATCGACCGACATCGGCGTGATGGCGGCCGCGCCCTTCCAGCCCTTCTCGTAGTTGGCGTGGTAGCCCTCACGAGCAGCCTTGAGCGAGTCGAAGCCGAGCATCACCTTGTGCTCATCAAACTTGCCGATGCGTGGGTCGACCTGGTCGACAACGAATACGTGAGTACTGTCGGGGTTCGGCCCAATGAAGGCATCGACGTGGTCACCGTCGGCGCCCTCGGTGCGCTTGATGTAGCCGTAGTGGTTGGCCATGTCCACCGACCACGGCTTGCCGTCCTGGTCGGTACCGCTTCGCGTGGAGCCGCGCGGGTTCTCGATAGTGATATCGAGCCCATGGAGCGTCGCGTGGCCCATCTTGTAGTTGCCGGCGGCCTTCTGGGCATCGGTGGGCTCTAGCAGATCGTTGGCCGGAGAGGTGGCCGCCTCATGGGCGGCGGCATCCAGCGGTGTTGTATGAAGCGGCTTTCGAGGCCCGGTCTCATCAGACGACAGCTCGACCTGGAAATCGTGCCCCTTAGCCGGCGTCTGCCCATATCCATCAGGATCGGCTAGAGCGTTGATCTTGTCGGTTGGATAGTCGACATACTGCACCTCAGCGCCCGTCCTGCCATCCTTCGTGGCATAGCCCTCGGCGTACGCACGGTTCGTGGAGAACCACGCGTTGCCGTCATAGCGGCCAATGTCACCGCCATGGTAGAGGCGCGTCATCCCAGGTGCGATGGGCGGCTCGTCGGCGTGCTGGCGCGCTGACTCTTGCGCTACAACGGACCTCACGCCGCGCTCGTTCTGAGGCGTTACCACGCCCTCGCGCTCCATCCGATTGAGCAGGTCAGATGCGGTGTTGTAGTCGACGCCAAGATGGCGCTGAACCACAGCCACGGCAGGGCTGCGCGTGGAGCGCACTGCATCCACGGCCTTGCTGTACAGCTCGTCGCTCAATGCCGGCTGGCCGTCGGCGGGTCGGCCTGCACCAGGAACAGCATCAGCACCAGCGGGCGCAGCCGGCAGGGCACTGGCTTGTCCCGCGTCACCGCCCGGTACAGCGCTGGCACTTCCAGCGGTCTGATCAACCCCCATTCCTGCATCAGGCGTAGCGCCTCGTGGATCGACAACCTCGGCAGGTACAGGGCGCTCACTTCCATCGTTCTCCCCTTGCGCCGCCTCCGCGGCAAGGATTGCGTCGGACATGCCGGCAATGTCGGCGCCGTCGACCTGGGCCTGCGCGCCGTCGGCAATGGCCGCCGGTTCGGCTTGGGCAGGATCAGCCACCGGCGCTGGCACAGGTGCAGCCACCGGTGTGGGTGCGGCCGGTGGCACGGTGCGCTGCGCGGGCAGCAGCTCCGTCGGGTCCATGCCGGCATCGGCCGCCATCTCTCGCACCACCTGCTCGGCGGCCTGCGTGCTGGCGTGCGGCTGGCGAGGCGCTTGGAAGAACGTCGCCGCTTTGTTAAGCGCGGTCTCGCGCGCCTGCTCCGCGCCAAGCGCCTGCGATTGCTGGGACTCTGCCCCCTGCAGGTGGCGCACGCCGGCCGATACGCCGGTAGTGCCGCCCATCATCAAGCCGCCCTGCATGACCGTCTGCGCCAGCGTGTCGCCAGCCTGCTGCAGGTATTCGGTCAGGCCCGCTTCGAGGTTCGTGCCTATGCCGGGAACCTTGTCCGTCAGGAACTGGCCCAGAGTCGTGAGTTGTTCGCCCGGGATCTCGCGCAGCAGGCCTTTAGCCAGCACCGAGGCGATGTCCTGCGCCGCTGCGCCGCGGCCAGCCATCTTGAGCGCTTGCAGCGTCTGGCCAAGGCCGAATTTCTCGCCGATCACTTCGAAAGCGCCGAAGATCCCGGCGCGCGTGGCAGCTTGTGCGCCGTCCAGCCCCTGTGCACGGCCTTGCCCGTACTCCTGACCAAACGTCTGGGTGAACATGGCGGCCAGCGGGACCACCTCCGTGCCGGTGGCCACCCCGGCCAGCAGCGCCGGCAACTGCTGCGCGATCGATGACACAGCGCCCTCGAAGTTGCGCTGCAAGCCGTCACCCTTGTCGCCGATCGCCGCGGTGCGGCGCTGCGAATCAGCGATGCCCTGCCGGGCGATATCCGCGAATTCCTGATTGCCGGTGGCATCGAACAGCGCTTGCGCCAGTCCGAGGGAGCCGGAGCGGTATCCCTCATAGCCCTTCACGGCCGCGCGAATCACCGGATTCGAGAACACCGGATCCTTGTTGAAGCGCTGCTGCGCCTCGAAGTCGAAGTCCGACTTCCCGACCGTCCCGAGTTCGGTGCCCGGCGTCACGCCTCGTTCGGCGCCCGTGCGCGCGAAGGTGTCGGCCGTCTGGTGGTCGGCGCCGTCCGCCGCAAGGCGCGCGGCGCGCGCTTCCGCCCGGGTGTCGAACTTGCCTGCAGTCGGTACCGTCGGAGCCGCAGCGAACTGCCCGGTCCGCTCCCGCACAAGCTGGCCGACGACTCCGTCTGCCTGCGCCATGCGCTCACGCTCCGCCGGGGTAGCGGCATCGTAGGCACGGTTGACCTGGTCGCGGAATTCCGGCGTTACCGGCGCACGCGACGTGGTCGGGGTAACGGGCGCGGCCGGCGCGGACTGCTGGCCCATGACGCCAATCTTGCTCGGTGCCGCCGGCGATGCCATAGCCGACGGATTGACAGCCGCGCCCTCTGCGCTTGCCTCACCCTGCCCCATGGCATCAAGCACGGCGCGGCCAGCGCGCGACAGCAGACCGGGCTGCGCTGCCTCAATACCCGTTGCCTGCTTATCGAACCAAGTTTTCGCAGCACCACGCTGCCCCTCCCGCAGCGTCGAGCCAACGTAGTACTGGAAGTAGGCGTCGCGCGTCTGCGCCTGCTTTTCTGGCGACATGGCGCGCCATTCGTCCGTGTCGGTGACATCCTTCCAGGTCGGGGCTTTGGAGAAATCGCGATTCTCCGCCGGTTTCTCTGCTGGCTTCTCTGCCGCCTGTGCAGATGGCACGGCAGCATTGCCGATCCGCCCAAGAACGTCGCGCACGTACGACGATACGGATTTCCCGTTGCCGTCCTTTCGGTCTTCCTTGTACGGCGTGTCGCCCGACGTGCTGACGTTGCCTTCGCCGGAGAAGTAGCCCGCGGCCAGCCGGCCGGGGTCGTTGCCGAACCTGTCGGCCATCAGCTTGAGGTAGCGCACGCCAACCCGGAAATTATCCTCCGGGTTGTTGATGTCCTCGCCTGGCTTCTTGATGCGATCAAACGTGCCAGGCATCACCTGCATGCCGCCGATGGCGCCGTCGGTGCTACGGCGCGCGTTCGTTCCACCTCCGGATTCTTGCCCGTAGATGCCCATTACAGCGGGCCGAATTGCAGCAGCGCCCTCTTCCGTCATGATCCGGTCGACCGTGGCGGCATCGAGAGGCGTTGTGCTGCCGCGCCGGCCGTTGCGTGCCGGCGCATTGTCTTGCGCTCCAGTCGGTGTATTCGTGAGTGAAAAACTGCCGAAGTCCTGGAGCGTCATATCCCTCTACCCTTACGGAATGCCTAGAATGCGTCGTTGGTTGGCATCCAATGTAGAGGGGTCGAAGGTATTCGAGGCAGCGGCCGTCGCTCCGCCAAGGCCGCCGCCGCTTCCATTGAGGCGGTCGTACATGGCGCCAAATGCGTCCTCTTGCTTGCGGAGGTCCTCACTGCTCATCCCCGGCATGATGGCGCCCTTCATCATGTCAGAGATAAATCCAGCCTTGCCCTTCTCGCGCGCTGTGCGCATCTTGCTCCATGCATCATTGGCGTCCTTGGCAACGCCATTCTTTACCATCCAGTCCATGGTCTGAACCTCGGCAGGCTTACGCCCCTCCCTCTCTGCAATGGCTTCCGGAGAGGTGAACACCGGCGTGGCATTGCCGCGACCGTCCGTACGTACCAGGCTATGTCCCACGGTCTTGAAGTCGTACTTCCGGCCGAGCGCGCGCAGGCCATCCATGTCTCTCGCCGATAGCGCCACGACCGGGCTGCCCTTGGCATCGATCAGCGCAATGCGCTCTTGGCCGTCCTGCCCCTTGACCATCCGCACGTCGGAGATTTCCGGCCCGGTCAGATCACCGAATATCCCGGCCGACCGCACCCCATTGGCGTACTGCACCACCTGGCTCTTCGCTCCGGTATCGATCACGTCGACCAGCTTGGCCAGCGCCAGCCGCTGAGCGTCCGCCGTCTGCATCGCTCCGTCCGCCAGCTTCAGCCGCAATTGCTGCGGGAACTGCGAATAGTCCTGATCGGACTGCATGCCCTGCATTTCGGTCTGCTGCCGCGCTGTCTGCTGCTGGCGGGGCAGCATTTCCTGCTGCAGGCCGAGCTGCGAGGACGCGATTGCGGCGCGCTGCGGGACCAGCCCGGCTTCGGCAGCGTTCTGCGCCGCACTGAGCCGGTTGGCCGAGTCACGCGCCGCCGCGGCATCCGCGAGCCCTGGCTGATTGGCGTCCATCTGAGCGGTGCCGTAGTCGCGCTGACGGTCAAGATACGCTTGATCCTTAATTTGGCGATCACGCGCCTGATATCCGCCATACGCTGCAACAGCGAGTCCAAGATTCGACATAGTTCCCCCTATAGTCCGAAGTCCTGCTCTGCCAGCATGTTTGTTTGCTGGGAACCGGCATTGGTACCGTATCTCGACGCTACCGCTTGGTTGGACACGGATGGCGAGCTGAATCCGTTCCACGCTGAGGCCAAGCCTCCACCGATGTCGCGGCCAATCGCACCGATACCGGCTGCCGTGTTCACGGAACGGTTGTAGGCAGTATTCGCCTGGCTCGCACTCTGGCTGGCCACTGCGGCCAACCCAGTGCTTGCCTGCGCGGGCAGCCCCTTCCCGAGGCTGAGCATGTCCGACTTGCGCGCCCAGGCTGTGTCCTGCACCTGCTTGCGCGCAGCGTTCTGCGACACAGCATCCGTGGCTGCTTGTTGCCGATCGAGATCGGACAGGCCAGCCGTGTAGGCGGCGGACGTGGGATCGAGGCCCGGCGTACGCGTCAGGCGATCACGCGCCTTACCGAAAGCCTGCGTAACGGCGCCAGACGCCTCGCCCGCCGCACGCTCATACTGAGCAGGCGTGTCGTAGTTCTGCGCCTCGCTGACCATCGAGTCTTCCAGCGGCGCGAACACCTTTTTGTACCGTGCCCACTGATCGCGGGCGATTTCTGCCTGCATCCGAGTTGCGTCTGCCGAAGCAGCATTCGCATCGCCCGCGCCGTTGTCGTCGGCGAACAGTCCACCCACGCTACCGACGATTCCGCCCACGGCGGCACCGACACCCAGGTTGCAGTATCGAATTGCGCCCATGCCATCCATCGAGCGGCGCTCACGCTGCAGTCGTCCCATGGTCAAACTCCGATGATCTTCGTATGAACCGTTTCTGCTTCCCGGTAGCCAAGCCGCGCGAGAATGGGGCTCATGTCCAGGCTCTTCTTCGTGCCGGTGAATACCTTCTGGACCCCGCGTTTCGCCAGCGCCTTCTCCGCCTCGCGGAACAGATTCACGCCCACCATGCCGCGCCGGGCGTCCGGCCGGATGTAGTAGACGTCCGTGATGCCCACTAGGGTCGTCCGGTACCGGATGTGCGGGCGCACGATGGCGATGTGGTAGCCGACGATCTCGCCGTCCCGTCGCACTGTCAGCACGTGCAGTTCGCCGATGTGGTGCAGGTGGAGATAGGCGTTCTCGTCCACATCGAGCGGGACAGTGTCTCGGTCCGATCCAACCTCCAGCCAATGCTCATGCCAGAGCGGCCGAATCGCGGCGACGATGTCTGGCCAGGCTTCAACCTGATACGTGATCATTTGCCAGTCCGGATATCAACGATGAGGTGGACGCGGTCTTCCTGGCTGTTGTTCCAGACCTCGTGGGTCTGCGTGTTGTCGAACCAGTAGACGTCGCCTGTGCGCATGTTGACCTTCTCGTCCCCAGCGGCGAAGATGCAGCCGGGCTCGCTCAGGAGCACGATGTGGTACCGCTCGTAGTACGTGGCCGGTGCGCCCATATCGTCGTGGGGAAGGATGCGGCCGCCGGGCTTTAGGCGGGTGACCATGCATCGCCCCAGCCGCTCGCCCTCTACCTTGGCCATAAGGCCGAAGATCAGCGGCCGCGCCTGCGGCAGGGCCGCAAACGCCGGATAGTTTATGCACTCTGTGGCGTCTGCGACCAGCTCTGGCTGCCCTTCCGGAATCTCATTGAAGCGCAGCCAAATGTCATCGACCTCGGCGTGCGCGGTGCCTGAGTGCTGGGTGCGGAGCGTGTTCTGATTCCACAGATGAGGCTGGCGCGCCAACGCAAGCAGCAACGGCACGACCTCAACGCCATCGGCGATCCTCACGAAATTGCGCATTCAGCACCCCCCACGTATCCACGATAGAGGCATGGTATGCGGCGGCGTTCAATTCGAGGCTTATCGCTTAAAGCCAGTGCCAGTTAGCATGGCACCGTTCCACGTCACTGGTCCACCACCGCCACTGGGACCGATGACAAACGCATAGTTGGCTGCGACCTGTGAAGTGTCGTAGTAGGCCAGAACCGGTGTGACGGTGACGCCCGCCGCCGGGGATCCGAAGTAATAGTCGGATACGACAACGCCATTGCGCACGAGGTAGGCCCGCCCCTGTTGGGACGACGTGACCACCGCCGTGGCCTGCACAATGACGGCCGGGATGCCATTTGGCATCGAGATAGAGCAGATCGTTGTGTCAGAGTATGGCGTAGTGCCGGCCCCGTTCACAGACCCTCGCGGAACCGTTACCGCGTCCCCGCGAATCTTCAGCGTGTCGATCTCGGCGTTGCGGATCTTCGCATTCGTGATTGACGCATCTTCTATCTGTGCCTCGCCAATCGCTGCGGTCTGAATGTGGGCCTGGCGGATAGCGGCAAACTGAATCTGCGCCTCGCCGATCGATGCGACCGCAATCGCGGCGGCATCTATGTAGACACCCGGCGGAACGTAGTAGCCGTTGACGTACTGCGGCGTTGTCAGCACGATGAACGGGACCCGCGGGGCAATTCCCGGGCCAGATGGGGAGCCGATCGAGAATCGATCTGCCCGGACGATGAAGTCCGACCTGGGCACCGCATTGTTCGCCTCGCTGAGCAGGCCAAAGCCTGAGACATACCCGTTCACGTCGGTCTTCACCGACCATTTTGCGGATAGGTTCCCGTCGGCATCCGCGCGAGCTTGTGCCTCCTGCTGGATCGCTGCCGTGTTGGAACCAACTTCGGCTTGAACAGTATCCATCTTCTGAGACAGCGCGGAAACCGCCGTGGCTCGGGCGCTCGCCTCTGACTGGATAGCCGCATTGGCACTATCGACTCCGGCTTGCACCGTATGGATCTCAGATGCGAGGGACGTGTCGACGTCCATGCGGATCTTCCGCTCATCGGCGATCTGTGCAAACACCCCTGAGCCGGGAGAGTCAATCCTGTCGATTCGCTCACCCAATGCCTTGAACAAAGGCGACTCAATGACCTGGGCCTGCAGGTCATTGATGACACGTGCAATGTCGGATGGGGCGATAACCGGCGGACTGACGCCTTGAGTCTGCTGGCTACCTCCGCCCACGCCTATGATGCGCCCACCGGCTCGGAGGTTGGCCACATCGGCGCGCGTCACGAAGGCTGAGTCAGAATCTCCGGTCTGGCCGTTGCGGACGTTCATCATGTCCGTCAGCGCCCGCAGGACCTCATAGACGTTCCGGTCCTGAATGGCATCGAGTGCCGCGATTGGTACTGAAGGAACCTTCGCCATTTCAGACCTCTCTCAGGGATTGAGCGGTTTCGCCAAGCCGTAGATCGCGGAAGGTTCCAGTCCACGAAATCCGGATGCGGTAGCGTTGCGCCTTGTAGCCAGGCGGCAAGCGAAATGCCTTGGCGCCAATGGCGGCACGGGTGTGTCGTAACACCCACTGGTCGCTTTCCTCGTTGTAGGCCCAAAACTCAGCCGTCCAACTTCCCGTGGCCAGCGCCTTGGCATAGCCGAAGTTCAGCGGTGCTGGAATGACCATCTCGCGCGACTCCCAAACTGCCGGAAGCGGGGCATCGGAGTTGAAGCGATAGAGCCCCGTGCCAAGGCCATAGTAGACGCCATCGGCGAACGCTGATTCGAACGTGCAGCCTGCCTGGAAGCCCGGCATGTCCGACATGTTGCCCGCCGCCTCGTCCAGCAGAATCATGAAGGCCGGGAAGGAATTGTCATCGGCGTAGACGACCAGCCTGCCATCCCAGACGGAGAACCGCATCGCCGACAGGTGTCCGGCATACCGTTCGCGCCAGACGTCACGGGTGAAGAACCGCTGCGAGAGTGAAAGCGAGGCCTGCCCACCCTGCACGACCACGATCCCATCACGGCTGGCGAACGCTGCAAAGCCATCCACGATGGCAATCGAGTGCTTCGAGACGCCGGCCTGCTCCACGTTCATGCTCGATTCGCTCATGCCCGCAGGGGTGATACCTGAGATGATCACTGGCTCTGTCGTGGTCGTGAGCAGTACGCCACTGCCGTACGGCACACCGCCAACCACGTTGTGCTGGAACGTCTTGACGTACTGCGGGGGCCATGCCCACGGTTTGTAGGCCTCGCTGAAGTGAACCTCATTGCCCTTCCACGCACACAAAATTCCATTCTTCAAGCACATCAGCCCGACCAGCCCGGGGTCGGGGGGATAGTACTCATCCGACGAAAGCAGTTCGTTGAGCTGCGCCACCGTGGCCTCGTCATGAAAGACGAACGTGGGCCCCGGCTGATTCAGCACCAGGAACGATCCGGCATAGAAGTAGTCCGCCACGTCGCTACCGTACATCGTGCGATAGACACGGATCTCCTTGATGGGCGCATAGTTGGCCGCGAACGCGTCTCGCGTGAGCGTGACATCCACGGCCATCCCATTGACGAGATTCAGGCTCGCCGCGGGGGATGGCGGCCCCTCTTCGCCGTAGGTGTTGACGTAGGTGTAGACGTACGCGCGAGTCTCAGTTTGGGCAGCGGTCTGGTTGGACGACAGCACAAGCGTGTAGCTGGACGCATTGTCATCACGCGTCAGCGCGGCATCCCACGTGCCGCGCACCAGGAAGGCCGAGTTGTTCGTGTAGATATCGAACGCCGTCGCGCCAGTGCTGATCGACGTTCCGGTCAATCGAATGACCGGGAATGCTTGGTCCGGCGTGAGGTTGCCAGGGCTCTGTGGAGCACCACCGTTAAGGTGCGAATACTTGGTGATCGAGTACAGCGCGTCCAACTGGTGCGCCTTCCCGCCTTCATCCATGACGCGGATGATGCCCGGGTAGGTCACATTGCTGCCGACCATCCGGAACGAGTCCGGGCCCGTAGCAATCACGCGCGTTCCAGCCGGGACATAGATCCAGAACTCCACCAGGCTGTCCGAGCCGCGCATCTCACTGTATGCCGTGATCACGAATGACTCGTCATCGGGCCCATAGGCTGACCCGGTGTTCTTTGCTGGCGGCGTGAAGCTCCACTTCTCCTTGTCCCGCACCGTCGTCAGGGCGATAGCCTGCTCCTGGTACTTGACCCCGGAGTACTCCCAATGGAACGTTGCAGAGATGGTGACGTCCGATAGGCTGACCGGCGCGCCGCTGACCGAGAACGTAGGCGCCGCGGTTGGCTTCGGCACTCCGACCCGGTAGCTCGAGCCCGGCGGCCCGCCGTTCGGCCGCGTACCGAGGCTGTTGGTGACGAGGAAGTCTGTAGGCGTGGTGTAGTAGACCCGCCTGAATTCGTCCTTAGCCATGGGCGCGCGCACAGCATCGACGTCGACGTCCCACGTGTAGAAGCTCACGCCGTCCTCGGTGTAGAGACTCTTCACGGCGTTGGCCACGTCGGTGATCAGCAACCCGCCCTTCATGCAGCGCAGCTCGCCATACCCGAAATCACAGTTCTCCGCCACCGTTGCCGCGGTCTGGGGGAGCAGCGCTGGCGGGACCCGTGGAAATACTCCGGAGAACTGGGAAATGGATAGCGTCGACATGGATGCTCAGTGGTAAGACGTGGTGCGCAGCACGGCCCGCGACAGGCTCTGCAGCGATTCGATCCTAGCGCCGGCGGCGCCAACTTCGAACTGGCCGCGATAAACGGCAGCCATCTGCGCATTCGTCCACGGCTTGCCCGGCATAGCCATCAGTCGTGCCTTGGCACCTGCCGCCAGCGGGTCGAAGTAGCGTGTCCAGATCCACGTCGGGAAATCCAAGGACTTGCGCGCCGGCTGCAACGCCAGCGTGACCAGTAGCCCATTCGAAATCTTCCGTTCGGGTACAGGCACCAGGATGATCTGACTCGGGTCGTCCGTCAGGAATCCCTTGGGCGTGCCGGTTTCCGTTTGCCAGCGCGGGTGGTGCGCGGTCAGGTCGTCCTCGCTGATCGGATCGATCTCCTTGCCGTCAACCTTAACGACCAGCGCCTTGACGACGTCAGCGCCAGGCGGTGGGTCGAGCTCGTAGGTGTTGATCTTCGCCAGCACTGGCGCCGGGTCCATGAAGTATCGCCAGCACCAGGACAACTGGCAGAACTCGATGAGCGTGTTTCGGATCGCGTTTGTGGCAAGCTCTATGCCAACACCCGGCAGCTCCGGCAGGACTTCGTCGAAGCATTCCGTGTACTTAGTCATGTGGTAGCCACCGCCTTTTCAAACAGCTTGTAGGTCTGAGCCGCCCTGTTCTCGTTCACGTTCTCATCATCCGTCAGTTCTGACCGGTAGACGATGTAGTGCTTGATGGCCACCTCATGCGCCTGAGACAGCGGGAACTTGTCGGTAAGGCCGATGGGATCGGTTGCCACGCCGAACTTTCCGAAGCGCAGATCAGGCCGCTTCGTGTAGATCTCGGCCATGCCATCGTTCAGATAGTTGAGCAGGTCGTCGTCGGTGTATCGGACCTTGTCCGCATCGTTCAGCGGCACGCGGCCGCGGTCGATGACTTGCTGAACGGTGGCCATCGCTTACGGCGCGACGCCGGGTTGCAGCGGTTCCGGGCCCTTCTGGGCTTCCTCGATCGCGTCGATCATGGCCTTCTTCGACATGGCTGGGTCGAGCGCCAGTTTGATCGAAGCGCCGAACGTGACCAGCTCGGCCTTGTTCATCTTCTCGTACGGCTTGGCTAGGACAGTTGCGGGAACGTCCGTCGTCACGCCGGTCTGCGTATCGGTGACAGCGACAGTCACCGGGCCGCCTACCTTCTCGGCGTCCTTCTCGTTCGCCAGTGCCCACTGGTCCGGGTACTTCAGCAGCACCTTCGCCTGGTTCTCGGTGACTTCCTGCACGTCACCCGGGCCGTCCCACGCCTTACCGGAACCGGCGACGTTGTCGCGCGTCCACGGCTTCTTGCCCACATAGATGATTTCGATCACGGTATCTCCTGAATGAAAAACAGGGCAGTCGCCCGCCCTGTTCTCCGGTTGGTCAGCGTCAGGCGGGTCCGCTTAGACGCCGCGGTGCTCGTAGCTGATGACAGCGTCCACCTGGCCGGATGCCACTGCGCCGCCCACGGTGCCGATCAGGTAGGCGTCCTTGTCCAGCACGAACGGGGCGTTGGCGGAGTTGAACTTGCCGGCGGCGTTCGTCGCCTGGGCATTCAGCAGGCTGTTTGCGCCGACGCCGTTGGCCAGCGCGCTTCCATCAGTCGCCTCGAAGCCGAGCGACATAGTGGAACCGGCGCCGAGCGCGGCGGTGATCAGGCTGCCGGCATACACCTTGGTACCGGCATACAGCCTGACCAGGCGCACCTTGTCGCCGATGGCGGCGGCCGCCAGCGTGTGTTTGCCGTGCGCGTGCGCGGCGGGAGCAGGACCGCTGTACTGGGTATCCTGCAGGGTCTTGGCATTGAGAGTAGCCATGGACTTCTCCTATGTACGATGACGTGTGCGATTCGAAGGGAGCGGCCCGGAGGCCGCCCCACTTCATCACGAGTTCAGCAGCGTGCGGCCGGCAGCCGATGCGGGATCCGGCGCGTACGAGTCGATCACCGCAACGCCATAGTCGGTGTCTTGGCCATCGATCTTGAAGCGGACCTTCGAGGCGCCACCCATACCGGCAGCCACGATTTCGATCTGATTGCCGTGGTCGACTTCTTCTTCGCTCCAGTCGTAGAAGTAGTCAGACTTGCCTTGCTTGCCGTAGCACTTGGCCAGAGCTTGGGCGCCGAGGATGATCGCGCGGTCCACGTCGGCGGCGGTCTGCACGATCGATTCCGTGTAGGTGTAGCCGTCCGAGCCGCCCGTGTCCTTGATCACCTGTGCGCCGGCCGCGAAGCGGATCGCGTAGCGGTTCATGCGCTTGATCAGCACGCCATTCCACATGATCGTTTCGTAGGCGTCGAACAGCGGATGCTTCACGCCGGCCGCCTTACGCTCGAAGGCGTTCTGCATGGCCTGGCGCCACGTGGTCTGGGTGGTGCGCGACTGCATGTACAGCCATTGGCGCTCGGTCACGAACGCAACCCACAGCGGGTCATTCCAGGCACGGTCATCGCCCTGCACCTTCACAGCCTGCAGCGGGATTGGCGCTTCACGCAGCGTGGCCACGATGCGGTCAATGTCCTGCAGGGTCAGCGCGTCGTTGGTGCCGATGTCGTCCGGGCCCGTCGCGTCGTTGGCCGCGAAGTAGCGATTGCGCGTCGGAGCCTTCACCGGGTTCACCATAATCTCGGCGAAGTCCTGGTCTTGTTGGTCCGGAACGACCCAGTCAGCGGTCTGCTGCGTGCCACGGGCGCCGGCCAGGTGCACCAGCGTTTGCTGGTCTTCCAGGCGCGTCATCCAGGACTGCAGGCCGGCGCCGGCGATCGTGCGCAGGTTGTGGGTCGTACGTTTCTGCGCCATACGGCCGCCAGCGTCAGCACCACCGCGGTACTGGTTGATGCTTACGTCCATGCTGGACGAGGTCAGCGGCATCATGCGGCCGTTGATGCGCTTGTCACCCATCACCGGCTTGCCCGACAGGATGTTGAACAGGTCTACCGACACGGTATCGCCGGCGCCCTTCGAGAGGTCACCAGCCTTCACGACCGGGTAATCGGCGCTGGTCTGGCCCTTCGCCTTGGCGGCGAACGAGCCCTCCGACGGCATCTCGCCGGAGATGAGTTTCATGAAGCCAGGTGCGGTCTGCACACGGCTGAACAGGCCGACCGAATAGACTTTTCGGGCGAGCGGGCTGCCAAACGGGATATTGGTGGACATGACTTAGGCCCTCATTCGAGTGTGTTCAAATAGGCTTCCAGTTGGGCCGGGTTCATCTTCGCCATCTTGTCGGCGAGCTGGAGCGGGGTCAGAGACTCCAGCGCTTCCTGCTCGCTGTTGGCGGGTGGAGATCCGGCCGGGAAGTCCGAAAGCGAAGTCGGGACGACAGGCTTGGCCTTAGCTGCGGCTGCCTCTGCTTCCTTCTTCAGCTCTTCGGGGGTCTTTTGTGTCGTGGTCTGCGGCTTCGCACCCGGGATCTCGATTGCACCGTGCTCCATCTCGACAAGTTCGACCACGCGGGCGAAGCGTTCAGCAAGGGGCTTGCCTGCCCACTTCGGTTGGCCGCGCAGCAAGGCATCAAACTGCTGTGCTGCTGCGAACCGTTCCGGGTCGGTGGCTTGGATGTGCGCCAGCTTCGGCGTTGCGTCGATCGCATCCCGGACCTGCTCTTCCTGGGTGCGCTGCCGCTCCGTTTGCTGCTGTTGCCTCTCCTGCTCGACCTGCTGTTGCTGTGCCTGCAAGGCCTTGATGGTCGCTTGCTGCGCCATGTAGACCTTGTACTGGGTCGGGAAGTCCTCTTTCAGGACCGCCAATTCCTCTTCGGTCAGGGTCTCGACTTCGGTTGCTGCCTCGGCGGTGCGGGCGGATTCACCAGGTTTCGCCCCTTGATTCCCTGCGGCAAGCTGCGCTTGAAGTTCTGCGACCTTGTCCGTAGCTTCCTTGGCCAATTGCTCGGCTCGGGTTGCACGCTCGCGCTCGCTCTTCAGCACCGAAAACGGGATGACATTCTTGCCGTCACGGGCAAGCACGCCTTCCGCGTTGCTCTCGTTCGTCTGCGTCGCATCGACTGTCGCGCCATCGCCTTCCTTTTTGGCGCTGGCCGCCTTTGCCGCTGCCTCCGCTTCTGCGGCCGCCGCTGCTTCGGCTGCTTCCCGTGCTGCCTTGTCGGCCTCAGATTCTGCCGGGGGTGTCTCGGTCGCGCCGCCTGGTAGCGTCACTTCCTTGCCGCTCTCGACATCGTTGAAAGCCTTCAGTACCTGCTCGGGGTCGTTTAGATCGATTTGCATTCCACTCCACTCCACGTATCGCGTTGGCTGCGAGGTTCAATCCCTAGCCGGTCTGCCTATCCGGGCAGCGCGGTAACCGGCCTTGGGTTGATGGGAATACTAAGTTGCGGGTAGCAATTCGAGTTATGCGGTCTTGCGCTGAAATGGTGTGTAGCTAAACGTGATGGGAGTGCGCATCATTGGACCCCACTGATAGCCAGGCTTCCATGCCTTGGCCCCGGGGTCGAAGTAGTTCCATGCCTTCCAGCCGATCTTGAGTCTGCCCCAGCGTCCGAAGTAGCTAACGTTGAATAGGCCGCCGGCCGATCGCGCGATGAACAACTCACGCTGTGGCGTGCTCTCCCATTTGCACGTCCAGTCTTTGGCTACGAACGGCACGCCGAGGAACCAGTAGCTGAAGCCGTACGCGCTGTTGCGCGACAGCCACCGCACGCGAAGCCAATGCAGTCGCCATCCGGTTGGGAGTGCGTCAACCGGGAAGTACCCGTCTCGCCAGCCCGCATCCAACGATGCGTCGAACGTCTGGAACCATGCCAACCACTTCGGGAGCCAGCCGTCTTGATCTGCGAACACCGGTACCCACCAATTGAACAGCAGGCGCGCGATGAGGTGACTGAACACGAGGTCCAGCAATGCCAGGAATGGATAGAGCAGAGTCGACATCGTTACTTCCTTCTATGCTTTGATCTTCGATGCGGCCGTGAAGAGATCGTCAGTCTGTCCATCAGTAAGTCCGAGAACTGCCTGCATTGCGGCAACTGTCTGCGCACCGCGCTCGAAGTTAAGCGCTTCAGCCCAAGCCAGCTTAAACATGGCCGGCGTTTCCAGGGCCGACATCAGCGTGTTCACCTCGTCAAGGTACCCAGCATTCAGCAGCGCCGCCTTTGCCTGGAACCGCGTTACGCTCTGCGGGACTGGCTCTGGCAGAGGCGGCTGCTCGGCGGCCACGTTTCCAGCCTCCACCCATACTAGGTATTCTTGGTAGTCGCGGTTGCCCCCATCCATCGGAATGCATGCACCGTCATCGGCACGCAGGATGCAGATGCGCTCCCCGGCCTGGTCCCTCTGTATCTGATACATGGGGTTCCTCCTTATAGTTCGGACGAAGCCGACCAGAACCCTGCGGACAGCCCGTTCATGTTCGTCGTGCCGCTGCTGATATACAGCGATGCTGAGTCTGGATTCACACCTACGGCGCTATAGCCGGACGATATTGGGATAACCACGCCACTGCTGTAGTACGAGACAGACGCGAAGGCGATGGTTGGGTACGTGCGCTTTGTCGCCTTGAAGACAATGGGGAACATCATTGCTGGAAAGGCCGTCCCGGCGTTGTACACCGGCGGGACATTCCCGACTTCGTAGTAGCGCTGACACAGCTTCAGCTCTGCAGCGAGCGGCCGCAGCTCGAAAGGTGTCGGAGTTGATCCAGCCTCCGCTTGCACCTGCGCAATGTAGAACGTCCCGATCTGCTGGCCGATCGCAGCCGCCGGAACGTTGTAGGCCGTCCCGCCTGACAAATAGAACTCGATCTCCAGAAAGTCGTCGCCGTTCGTACCCAACGTCTTGCCCGCGATGGATGGCAATGAGAACTGCAGGCTGTAGCGCGGCCCCAGTGCCGCGCCAAGCACAACCTTCTGAGCGCCCACCTGTACGTTGGCGCTCGGTGACCCACCGGTGCCAAAGCTCTGAAGGACATTCACAGAGACGCTCTTCCCGGCGACATCGGCAGCGGCGGCAAACGAAACGGTGATGATGCCTCGCAGAGCGTCAACGCCCTCAATACGCTGCGTGTGCACGGCAACGCCGTTCGTTGCATCGCCGGCCGCAGAGATTGCCGTCGACCACGCCGCCTTTGCGCCCGGAAAGACGCCAGGGCTGAGCGCGACACGCGTCTGCGACACTGTCGTTCCGGGTCCTGTCATCAGGTTCCACCGGTCGGCAAGAAAGCCACCGGCGGACGAAGTACTCCCCCGATGCCAGAAATCGAAGTTGCCGTTGATCAGCTTGTTTCGGAAGGTGAACGGTCCATCCGTGAACTGCACAGGCTTCGGCAGGTTTGAACTGTCCCAAGGGACGGCACCGCCGTTCCATTGTGGGCGCATGGCGAACGTTGCCGTACCGTTAGCTCTATTGATGGAGAAGGGCGTGTCGATGTAGTCTCCGGCGTCGGAGTAACGTGCCATGAACCAGCTCGCACCAGCATTGCCGCCCAACTCTGGCGACTGATCCAGTCCGACCGCCCAGCGAGGCATGCCCGCAGTACTGTACTTGGTGTAACGGTACTTCCCGCCAGCAGAGTCAAGTTGGAGGATAACGTCACTCCCACCTGCTCCTCCATTGGTGAATGAGACCGGGCCATTGAACACCCCACCAGTGGCCTGCATTGGCTTTGGTAGGTTGCTGCTATCCCACGGCACGTAGCCACCGAAATTTGGACGACTGCTGAAGATTGCCTGGCCATTGTTCCGATCGAAGTAGACCGGCACGTCCTGGTTCACACCACTCCCGTCATAGCGAATGAGATAGAGGTGGCCGTTTCCCTGCCCAGCATTCAGAGCCCATCGGATCGTACTGTTCTCGAAGAACCCGACGTATCGGTCCTGATTGATTGATCCATCAAGGTTGACTGTCGACGCGCCAGCAGGCGGCTTGACTGTGACGGGCCCGGTGAACGTGTCCCCAGACTTTTCGGCCTTGCCGTTATTCAGATTGTTGAAATTGCCGTCGATCTCTGCATTCGAAAGCCCGACATTCGCCGGCTTGCTAGACTTGAGGACGATGGTGACCATAGCTTCTGCCCTTTAGTTCTGCGTGACCGCCCAGGTAATCGTCATCGTGTCGTTCGCCCCCTTGTTCACCACCGGGAACGTCGCGCGGTTGAGCATCGTGCCCGCCGCGGGGTCGTTGAAGATCGCGGCTTCCGTGACTGCGCCAGTGCCGATGCCCTTACCAAAGCCGGCCGCATATGTGGTGACGTTTCCCAGAGTTGTCTGGCTGGCGAGCGCGACGCGGCCTAGCTCGCCGCCCAACGTGAGGTCCCCGAGAAGAGGCGCCACGGCGCCCGCGCCGACAGCCATATGACTCATTGCTGCGGGCGGCGCGTTGGTACCGCGGGCGGCCCACCAGTTCTTGCCTGTAGTGACCACCAGGTTTTCGATCTCGCGGAAGTCCTTGAGCTTTCCGCCATCGTCAAATAGCTCAATCGTCAGCCGGCCGGTCAACTCGGGAAGTTCGTCATTGAGGTGCATCTGTTCGGTTCCTTAGAAGCTGCGGCTGGTGCCCGCGTAGTCGCTGGCGAAATAGAATGGATCTTCGGCATAGCTCTGAACGACCACGCGGCCGCTCTCAGTAGCGGCGATCGCGTCAGAGAGGGACTTGTCGACCGCAATCTGAAACGAGCCGTCGCTGGCAGCAATCGAGTCGGCCAGGCCCTTCCCGAAATCGAAAGTCGGTGGGAAATCGCTGGCGGCAATGGTGTCCGACAGGCCCTTCCCTACCGCTATCTCAGGCGCAGCATCGCTCGCCTCGATGTCGTCGGCGAATGCCTTGTCCAGTCCGATGGCATCGAGCCGCATCCGCGCGGCCAGGTGGATGGCTGTCATCCGCGCATGTATGACAGGCGCGTGGACGTTCGCTTCCAGCCGAACGTAGACGAGCCGCGCGGCGATGCCACCCTTAGCCACTGGTGCGCTCCCGAATCTTGATAGGCGTCAGCTCGTACGTCGTTTGCCTGACGCCGTTGCCGAACGTCACCACCACCTGGGCCTTGTAGAGCCCCGCCGTCTGGAGAGCTTCTGCCGTCCAGTGCATCAGCACGCGCCCGCCTCCGCCGGGCAGGCCGTAGGAGCCGGACAGATCGATGGAACCGTCGTCGTTCTCTTTGCCGGCGATCTTCGCGCACGGCAGCGTGAACCGAACGGCCGAATCGCCAACCGGGAACATCTCCACCACCACGGTCGTCCCTGCGTCGGACAGGTTGATCGGCGTTCCGCTGTTCGCGTCGGAGAGCGGGATCACCACGTCTGGGCCGGTATCACCGGCAACGAGCAGCAGCTTTTCCGTCATGTGTTCTCGCTCGTGGCGTAGGTGGTGTACTCGGCCGGCGCGATACCGATCTGCGCGGTCTCCGCCTCCAGCTTGTCGGCCTGGGCGTTCTTGAACCGGATGCTGGCCGCCTTGTCGGCAGCCTCGAGGACGGCGAGGCGGTCCTGCATCTGCTGCATCTTCTCGGCCATGGCCTGCTGAGCCTTTGCGGCGGCGGCCTGCGCTTCCTCGTCAGCCATGCCGAGCTTCTGCTTGAGCAGATCCACGATCTCAGTCTTGTTCGGCATGTCGCTCATCGCCACCAGGAACGGCACGAGCACGGCCTGCAGATCAGGCGGCAGCGACTTGGCAATCTCGGACATCATCTGCTGCTGTTGCAGCTTGAAGGTCGGCGTGCTCGGGATGTCGTCCAGCACGATCTTGGCGCGCACGCGGCTCGTGTCGTTGATTTTGACCATCTCGCCCGACTGCGGGTCCTGCACCATCTGGTTGAGGACGATCACGCGCTTGGCCTTGCCATCGCCGACCTCCACCGGGATCTGTTTGCCATCCATGTCTTCGAGCAGCAGGGAAAACAGCAGCTCGCCGACCATGCGGCGGGCGAAGCGGAAGTTATCGTTGATCTCCGCTAGGGTGTTCAGACCCTGCTCGACCAGCGAATTGATGGCGAGGCCGGACGTGGCGCCCGACTGCTGGCCCATCATGGACTTGTGGATCCCGGAGGCCTCGGCGATCTCCTGCTTTGCCTCCTGCATGGCGCCGAACTGCTGCGCGGCAAGGTCACCACCCACCTCGATCTTGAACTGGCTCGTCGGCTTGCGCGCTGGATTGAGCGTGATGTACGCATCAGCGCGTGCCGCTTCCTGCCTCGCCAGCTTGTGGTCTGTCACTGCATCGGCGTCGGTGATCACGCGACGGCTGTTCAGCAACCAGAGCTGCTTCGACTTCCGCGCGTTGATCTCGTCTTGGGGCGACAGCATCGCGCGGATCAGGCCGTACGGGGTGCCGGTCTGGTCTTCCCGGTGGCCGAAGAACGGCACGTACGGGAAGTAGCCATGCTTGTACGGGCTCGGCACGTCGTAGAGGAAGTGCGGACCGCAGTACCAGGCCAGACGGACCTTCTCGAAGGTGCGGCGCTCGACGCGCACCATGCCGGACAGGATCGCCGTGCTGTGCTTCGGATTGTTGAAGTCGACCTCGATGACATTGCCGCTCGGCATGCTCATTACGAAGCCGGATACCCACTTGCGGTACCAGATTTCGTACAGGCAGACGCGCCTGCGCACAGTGTCGCGCCAGTCGTCATGGTCCATCCGGGTGTCGCGCTCGATATCGAAGGCGCGCTGCAATCCCGTGCTGCCCGGGTATATCGGGTCGAATCCAGCCCACGCGCCCAAGGTGTAACGCAGCAGGTTGGCGTACTCCGGCATCATGGCGATGGCGGCGTCCACGTCCAGCCAGCGACGGCGGATCAGGTATTTCGCATCGGACAGATTGGGCTCAATGGAGCGCCAGTCCCACGAGATTTCCCGGCGGTGGACGCTCTTGACGCGGTACGGAAACTTGAACGGGTCGTGCTCGCGCGAGACCTCGACCCAGCCTACGCCGGCCTTGATCTCACCGGAATAGGCGTCAGAGCATGCGCGGTCTGCTCGGGATTCGGTCTCGGCGTGCTTGAGCTTGAGGGACAGCGCCTCGGATGCGTCCGGGCTGGCGATGCCATCGTCTTCGGCACGCACCCGCCAGTCGCTGCGAGATTTCGCCTCCATGCCCAGCACCGTGTCGATGCTCGGCTTGACCAGGTTGGTGATCAGGGGTGGCTGGCCGCGGCTATCAAGGATCTCCAGCGTGCGGGCATCGAGTTGGTTGCCGTCGTAGTAGTCGCAGCAGCGGTCGGATTCTTTGCGCCAGGCGGGCTGGCGCTTCACCTCGAAGAGGAAATCCGCCACCTGCTCGGGGGAAAGCGGCTCGTCCTTGAGCTCTTCGGGTAGCCCGGTGGTACGCTCGACGTCGCCATCAACGCGGCCAGACCCCTTGCCGGCGGTCATAGGCTCGTCGGTACGGGGGATTGCAGCGCTCGTCAGTTGAATGTCGCCCATCGGCAGGAATCTCCATGGCGCGCGCCGCGATCAACCGGCACGCCAATCGTATTCTCTGTCTCGGGTATCAATTCGAGTCGTGGGCACGGGAGGCGTGGAGGCAAAGCGCAGCGTCATGGTTCCGTACCGGCTAGCGGACATCAGGTCGTCCTTCAACTTGACGATCTTTCCATCCTTGCGGTGGTACAAACGGAACTCTTGGAACCAGTCGGACAGGTGGGCGAAGACCTTCCATTTGCCTGTCTGCATGCGGTTGAGCATGTCCATCAGACCGGCCTCGACACTAGAGCGCGACACCCTCGATTCATCTTCCGTACCTGTTTCTGCGTACTGCGCACGCTCCCAGAGCATGTTGACGCCCTCTTTTCGGTATAGCTCTGCCAGTTGCTCGCCACTGCCCTTCTCTGTGTTCAGGCCGTCGTGTGGCCATGCAACAGGAATCCAGTCGCCGCGTGACAAGATCAGCGGCGCCTGGTCCTTTGGCGTTGCCTCCCGGATGCGCAGGCAGTCGTAGACGTAGATGATGTCGTTGTCGCGGTCCCAAGCGATCCAGACCATGGCACTCGGGTGGTCCCAACCGAAGTCCAGCGCGCAGATGCGTGGCCACGAGTCCGGCAGCACGAACGACGCAACCTTGATAGTTTCCTCGTCCACCGGGAAGATCCGGCCCGAACCGAGCACCGGATAGCCCTTGGACCGGGCTTCGCGCAGGTATGGCGGCGTCGCCTCGAGCAGTTCCGACTTTGTCTTTGCGTCCAGATGGGGAACGTCGTCCCACCCAGCCATGACCAGGTACTTGGATGCACTGACACGCGAGGCGATGACATCCTTCGTGTCCGGTAGGCCGTTGGGCAGGAACGCCATCACGGTTTCGCTCATGCCTTCGAGCGGGGTGAACGTGATGTAGATCAGGCCGCCGGTGGTCGCCGTCCGGATCAAACATTCGCCATAGATGTCGATGGGCGGCTCTTCGTCCAGCCAAACGCCATCCTGCTCTGTGCCTTCGAACGATCCGCGGCCCTGCTGATAGCTCTTGAACCCCAGCTTCGACCACCCGCCGGACACGTGCTTGATCTTGACGGTGTCGACCATGTCCGGCACGCCCTGCTTCCAGGTGATCTTGCCGATGTCGTCGCCGGGGATCATGCCGGTGCCAGTGACGCCCTTCCGGCCGCTGGCGTGCGTGATCTCGCCCAGCAGCTTGGCCTGGACGATGTCGCGGGTCGTTTCGTTGGTCTTGCCGGCCGCCCAGAAGCGCACGGGCTTGGTGAAGCGCCGGCCGGTCCACCAGTCCGGATAGCGGCCGGTCAGGTGGCAGGTGGTCTCGTAGGCGCCGCCTTCGGTCTTACCGATCCGGTTGCCGGCCATGAAGCAGCGTTCGCGGTAGGCTGCGCCCGCTTCGAAAAACTGCAGGTGCTTCGGGTACAGCAGGCGGCAGTACTTCCCCGACTCCGGGAACAGGCCGAACATCTTCCGCCGCGCCTTTCGATAGGCGCGCTCTTCCAGCATGGCCAGCAGCTCGACCTTCTGGTCGCGAGATAGCCCGGGACGCTCGGCAACAGCAGCCATCAGTCGGCGTCAGCCATCAGGTCGGACTGGCGGGCGGCGATTGCGGCATCCAGCTCTTCGTCCGTCATGTCTGCGGCTGACTTCTTGATGTCGACTTCGGACTTGTCCACGAACATCTGCAGGTGGCGAGCGATGTTTTCCAGCGCCTTGCCCTGGTCGTGCATCTTCACCTCGATGCCGTCCTTGGTGACCTTCACGCCCGCGTAGAGCGCGCGAGCTCCAGACCGCAGCTTCCGCGTGTCGTGGATGTGCGGTAGGCCATGGCCCTCTCCGTGGCATTCCGGGCAATCCTCGTGCGGGTCGGCCTTGGCGTCGAACCCGAATCCGCCGGCATCCGTGGGCAGCGATGGCGCCGGGCCATCCTTGTCCGCCTCGGCAAGGATGCGGGTGAGCACGCGCTGAAATTCAGCCTCATCGACCCATTGGTACTGGTGATCGACGCCGTGACAGTGCCGACAGCAGACGCGGCGGTACTCGATCAGGTCATTGGCGTCAGCGAATGCGATCTGGTGCCAGCGGCGCAATACCTGGTCCTGCGTGATCTGCGTCCGTTCGGCGCGCGCGTCCATCGCAGCCTGGATATAGGCCACGACGGCCGGTTTCGTCAGGTTCTCCGCAGCAATGGCGCGGGCCGTCCTTGTGCTGTATCCGGCACGGATGGCAGCTTGCGTACCGTTCAGGTCGATCAGGTATTCGTCGCCAAAGCGCTTCTGCTTCTCGGTCAGTTCTTCCGTGGTCGGCTTGGCCGTTGCCTTTGGGACTGGCGTGACCTTCTTCCCGGCAGGACGCTTACGGGTGTCGGGCTTCCGAGCTGGCTTCTTGGCGGTTGCCTTGGGCGCTGTTGCCGTCTGGTCGGCTTTGGCCTTACCGGACTTCGGCTTGCCAATGGCAATGGCGGCAATCTGCTCCGGAGACATACCGCGCGTGTCGTGTACCTTCCAGTTCTCGGTGCTGGCAGGCTTGGCTGGCGTCTTCCGGGCGGCAGTCTTCTTCGGCGCCGGCTTGGCCGGTGCGGCTTCAGGTTCCACGCGCCGCCTCTTATCGGAGGGCGATCCGGTCTTGCTCACGGTGGTTTCCTATATGGTGTGTATGAAATATCTCAGCCGGTGCGGGCCGGCTGGGTGGCTACTGCTGGCGGCACAGTGGCGATGGACTTCACGACTACCGTGCCAGATGCGGCCATGACAGCCAGCACGCCAGTAATCACCCATCCACGCACCAGGCGCATGGTCGGCAAGTCCGTTTCAATGGCGCGGATCCGGATGTCGTTGTCCTTGATCGCCTTGAATGCGCGCTCCAGCGCCTCACGGGTGTCCAGGTGGCGCTGCTCGAGCGCGATCATCTGGCTGTTCTGCTCCACCAGCTTCGTGACGGCGCGCTCGAGCTGCGACAGTCGGTAGTCGGTCAGCGATTCGGCCTCCGGCTGCTTCGGTTCGCTCATCGGCTCACCTCCACGGTCAGCGCCTCACGGGCATTCACAGCGTCAATCAGGCGATCGAGGCGCGCAGAGCATCCTTTCCCGTATTCCTTGGCTTCGGATAGCCTTGCTGCGAGGTCATACTGGTCAGCCGTAGTGAGCGGGTTGAAGATTGGGCTGCCGCACGGCTGTTTCAGCTCGGCGGGCACGGGCGGGAACTTAACGGTTAAGGTCGTCCCGCAACCCGTCAGGCAGGCGGCAATCAGTAGGGGCAGGATTCGCACGGGCGGCCTCGGCAAGTTTGGATTTGAATGCAGCCGCTTCGGAGCGGGCGGCGGTCAGTTGCGTCTGGAGGGTCTTCACCTGCGCGCCGTCGTTGAGGGTCACAGCCTGCGTGACGACTTTGTCTACCGTCTTGGCGGCGGTTTGCTGGCCGGACTGGCGCCCCTTGCCGTAGAACCACGCGGCAAAGCAGACCAGCACGAGCAGGCTGGCGATGAAAGCGAATTCCTTGCGGGTCAGCATGGGAACGGGACCGGGCGGCCCCAGCTCGTGAACAGCGGTTGCCAGCGGCCGAGGATCTGGCGCGGATAGTCCTCGTTCTCGCGCTGGTTGGCCGGGTGGATGCCGGGATTCAGCCGGCCCGTGGCGGACCAGCTACCGGGCGCGGCCGACAGCTTCTGGCGCTTGTAGACGTAGCCGAGCCCCCCGTTATAGCTGCTCAGGACGTACGCCCAGCGGTCGCACTCGGTGTGGAACGTCTTGACGCGGTCCCACAGCCAGCGGTCATACCAGACACCGGCGCGGATACTCCACTGCGGATTCAGCGGCTGCACAGGACCGTCGACGCCTGCCTGGCCAGCCCACGTGGCGGTCGCAGGCATGAACTGCATCAACCCCTGCGCACCTACCTGGCTGCGCGCGGCCGGGTTGAACTTCGATTCCTGCATGATCTGCGCTGCGATCACAGGCACCGGTGCGGCGGCACCGAACCTGAACGCCGTTTCGCGGGCGATCGCCTGCCGGTACTGGTGCGCGGCGGCCGGGATCTGGCCAATAGCCACCGACGACACCGCCAGCAGCGACAAGGCCATGATCACGGACAGTGCGACGATGGCGCAACCGCGCATCCCGAACCGGGTAGGCGGGGGGGATTCCTTCCGGCGATGGGATGCGCGAGTGCTCATGGCGCCTTACCCCCTGTCCGGGAAGAAGGCGAAACCGTTCTGACGGCGCGTGTAGCCTGCTACGTCAGCATCCGCGGCGGCCCGGCTGGAATACACCGGGATGCTGCTGAAAATCTTATTGGACTGCAGGTCCGGGAACGCCAGGACATTGACGAAAGCGCCCTCACCTGCGCCGTGTACGCGGGTGATGATGCCCGGGTGCTCGTCCGAACCGTTGGTGATGTAGCCCTTGACCACGACGATGCGGCCCATCGTGGGCTTCCATTTCACAGCGGCCGCTGCCGGATTCTCGGTCGGCGTGGCGCTGGCCGGCAACGCGTCCAGCGGGCTGTACTTGCGCTCGAAGACGCCCTTCGGGTTCAGGTAGACGTATCCGTCTTCCTGCATCACCAGATAGTCGTCCGGCACCGGCACGTGGCGCGACGTCATTGCGCTGTCGGCGGTGAAGTTGGAGCCGTCCTCAAGCCGCAGAAGCACGTCGGGGTGCGACTGGCCGCGGCCTTCGGAGCGGTCCGTGACATCGGTCACTTCGACGATGCGCGTCGCGCGGACGCGCACAGGGTTGGCGATGTGCGTGAAATTCATGTCAGAGCCCCGTCAGGCCGGCCAGAATCACGCCGGCAATCACAATGGCGCGGGCGATTCGGTCATGGGTATGGCTGGAAGCATTGACGCGGCCAAGCGCCTGGCGGGCGATCCAGTAGCCCACCCACGCGAACGTGGTGACGTGGCCCAGCTTCTGCAGAGTGACCTGCACAGTGGGGTAGCGGCTGCCGTCGATCAGCAGCACGGCAACATAGAACGCCAGGCCGAACAGCAGCCAGACGACCATCCGCAGGCGGTCCTGCAGTGCGTAGCTCTTGGGGAATCGGGACATGCTCGCCTCACTATGGGAAAATCACAGTGAGACAATCCTAAGGGGCTCGCCGGAATTCGAGCACCCCTCGCTTTCAACTGAGCAACCTATGCACCGAGAGCTTTTCGAAACTTGGCATGCCTCCGATAGTGTCCCATCGTGGCCCTGCACTCGTGAGCAGTGCAATGGCGTGTTTCGTCCCGTAGAGGACAGTGCGAAAAAGCCGAACTCCTATGCGTCGTCAGCCCGAATGGATTACGAGGGTTACCACCCTGAACTCGACGTCGGCCGATACTCCATGGTCCTCAAGTGCTCGGCGTGCGGCGACCCAGCCGTGACAGTGGGCACTTGGGGGCATCAAATGTGGGATCTGCAAGATTCGTGGGAGTACGTGGAGTGCATGTACCCGAAGTACATCTTGCCGCCGATTCCAATGATCTCCGTTCCACCGGACTGCTCGGTGAAAGTGAAGGAATCCTTGACGGACGCCTTTCAAATCTATTGGTCGTCGCCAGGTAACGCCGCAAACTCCATTCGGATTGGCTTGGAGCGACTAATGGACGATCTCGGAGTGCAGTCCCATAACGGAACGAAGGCACTCGTTCTGCATGAACGAATTGCCAAGTACCGCGTAACGCGGCCGGACATTGCCGATTGCCTTGAGGCCGCTAAGTGGGTGGGGAACTCCGGTAGCCATGGCAGCCCAGTTACTCATGAAAATGTCCTTGACGTCCTCGAGATCGTTGAGCATGCGCTCGCCCAGATTTACCCCAAGGACCACAGTCACATAGTCGCCAAAGCCGCCAAAATCATTGCAGCAAAAGGGCCGGCCTAGCGTAGCCGAGGGGCGCCGAAGCGCCCCTTTGATGCTGTTCTGCGGCCCCCTTCCTATGCGGGAACCGTTGACTCGATTTCCTCCGCGATTTTCGCCAGCCCCTTCGGAGTCACCCTCACCTGCTCGGTCACCTTCTCTGACCCGTCATTGCGCTCCACTGTCGTCACCTTGTGTTCGAGCAGGCCGGACTGAATGCGGTTCTGATAGGCGATCCAGTTGGGGCTTCCCGTCCGGCGATAGATCCAGTGGTTGCCACTCAGCCAATTGAAGAGCTCACGGGGCTTCATTTGCAGAGCCTTGGCCGCGTCTGTCACGCAAAGTGAGCCTTCCGCCGTGGCGATGCGATCCAGGGCTTCGGCCTTGGGTGCGGCGACGGCAAGCTGAGCCTCGGCGGCAGCTCGACGCTCCGCTTCATCCGCAGCCAAGCGCAGCGCCTCGGGCAGAGATTGCGGGATCTGGACCGCCTTCGCCAGCAGCTTGGCCCGTCGCTCGCAGGCGATGAAGTACTGGCGGGCCTGCTTGCCCTTCTCATTGCGCTCGACCATGGCCAGTTCCTTGGCCATGTCCAAGCTGATAGCGTATTCCTTGGCCGGACGACCGCCAGTGGGGTTATTTCCAGTTTCGGAAAAAACCTCAAAGTCAGTCCCTGCCACGAATCCGTACTGGGTGATGCGCTCTTGAATCCAAGCAGCAAAGACCTTCCCGACCTCCAAGAAGGCATGGAGTTCTCTCGCGTTGACCGCCTGAGCCTGCTCACCACCGATCGCCAAAGCTCTCACTGCAATGATCTGGTTCATGCTGCCTCCGTCGCAAGTTCGGCGAGTTCACACAGCGCGCGGACCTCTCGCGCCACGTCCGTAGCCAGGATGATCAGGTTGTCACGGATATCCTGCGGAGCACCATCCATTGCCTCGGCGGTCGCGCTCAGAAGCGCGTGTAACTGGGCGGATTTCGCCCTTGCAGCCGACGCGGGCGTGTCGTGGGTATTGGCGGTGACGACAGCACGGCTATCGATGCACGTTGCCGTAACGTTGTAGCAGTGAACAACTGCTACCGGCTTCGCCGATTCCGTACGATTCTCGGCCTGGATAGGCTTGACGGGTGTGCTATTCTTACTCATTGAGTGTTCCTTGATAGGGGTTCACTTGCTATACGACGCCTCGGTGGCTGCAACCACCGGGGCGTTTTCTTTTTCCAAGCTCTCTGCAAGCCTGCGAACGATCTCCGCGTTCATACTGCGAAATCGCCTTTGGGCCGCGTCCTGAATTTGTTCTTTCAGTTCGATCGGCATTTTCACAAGGACGCCAGGCATCTGGCGCGCTCCTTTCATAGGGCCTCCATATCAAGTTGATATCAAGCTATCGTGCTATCATGGTGCTAGCACGAATAGATGGTAGTACGGTGCTAGCATATCTGCAAGCACTTTCTCAGGAGCAACTCGATGGCGCGCTCTGACCCGCAAGTGAATATCCGGATGCCAGCTGAGCTGAAAGCCAGCTTGGAAGAGGCTTCCGTGAGTACGAAGAGATCCCTTAATGCCGAGATCATTGCTCGACTTCAGCATTCGTTCGAGACAACATTTTCGAACACGCCGCTGATGACGGCCGCCATTGCCGAAGCACTGATTGACGTGACTGCGTACGCCAACAAGCATGGCGTAACCCCGGATGAAGCGTTGGCCGGGCTTGTCACCGCTGCCCTGAGCGGTGACACAGAGCCCGTGTATTTCTTTGTCATCGATAAAGATATGAAGATCGCGCAAATCAAAGAGATGTTTGCCGAGGCCTCGCATTACTTCCCAGACAACGGCACCATCCAACTCCAGGCCCGCGGGATGGCTCGCAATCCAGCGCCCCCACCAGCCGCGCCTAGCAAACGCGCCAAATAATCAGTCATCTCTGACTCATTACCAGTTCAATGTAGCCCGCATCCCTCCGGAAACGATATGTTGAAATCCGGGCTTGAAGTTGACACTAACAAAACGATGGACACCCACGCAAGCGGGCTAGCCACCTCCGCTGCCAATTGTTGTCGCTGCCGCGAACTGTACCGAGATTCGCGAGCTACAAACACGGCCAAATTTGGCCTGTTTGACCGTATTCAAATCGATCAAGATGTGCCCCAACTTCCGGAGGGCTTGGCTTGCGAGCGAGGGACGCTAGGCTGGAATCCATGAGAACGAACCTCTAACCAGGATGATGACCTACGATCGGCTCCATGTTTGGAAGATGCGCCTGACCGGCCCCGCCGCATGGTACATGCTCGTGTGCCTCTACATCCCGGCATTTTGGATCATCAGAGAAACACGGAACCGCGTGTTCTCCCTGTTTGACATTCCATCTCTTGTCATCGGCGGCCTCATCTTGCTCCTCATGGCTCTGCCGCTGATCGTCGTGTACCTGCTCAACTACCTAACTGAAAACGAAAAGAAGAAGCTACGGGATCGAATTGACGAGCTGGAGGGATATGCCTTGCACCTGGAGCCCTATAAGCACAAATACACCGAGCTCACTAACCCCCGCCCTTCGCCCTCTTCGCCCGAACCTTAAGCTCTTCCATGAACGGCTTCGACCGAGCGTCGAAGCGACTGGCGCGGGCTTTGGCACTGAGGCACCGTTGCCGCGTGGCCTCTTCCCCGCTCCCAGGCACGCCGAACGAGTCAGGCGATGCAGGGGCACGCGATGATGTGAAAGAAGCCTTCCAGCCCCGTATGTCCAGTCTCTGGCACAGCGCGGCCCCAGCGAGACGTGAACTTTCGCCCCTCGCGTAACACGCGCCGCTCGTTGTGGAGAAAAGTCAGCGCGTCCAGTGCCTGCTTGTATGAGATGCCCGCGCGCTCGGCCACCTCGTGGCCTGTCAGCAACCGATCGGCGCTGTTGATGACTTCCAGGACTCTGTCCCGGTTCGTCTTCGCGCGAAGCGCTTCGAAGTGAAATGTCAGCGATAGCTGACCGGCCGCGATCGCCGCGGCGTACTTCCGTTGATAAGCTCCCAATTCCCGCCCCCGAAAATAGGGACCCGGATCATTCGTACTGCACCCCGAGGTCTGCGGCGGCATGGGCCGCGACCTTTGTCATGTATTCGGACATCGCTCCAACAGTGATCTCACCGCGGGCGATGCTGGGTTGTACCAGTTTTATGGTGCCGTCGGGAAGAGGCACCTCTCGCACCGGCAGGAATTTATCCTTCATATGCAGGTGCCAGGCCTTCGCTTCGAAGCGCCGGCCATCTACCCACACCTGTTCTGCAATCGGATTGATCACGAGCGAAAAGTACGCCCGCACCTGTTCCTCGAGACGATCCTGGTCGTCATCAGCCAGGATCACGCGCAGCGGTCGACCGTCGCGTGCCATGGTCGGGGCTGCCGCGCGGACGGTGGCCACCACCTCAGCCCAGTCCGCTCGGCCGCGTAGCGAGAACTCGCGGAACAGCTCGCTCATCGCTGTGCGCCGCTGGCCGGCAGGTAGATATCGATCGGTCCAAGCTCGATCACTGCGGCGCCGCGCGGCGCATGCCAGTAACCGAACCCCCAGCGAAGCGGATTGATTCCCCGGAACTTGATCCGCATGGCCATCATCAGGAAATGACGGTTGCCGGATCCGGAGCCTCGATCAGCGCGACGATGCGCGCGAAGCGCTTCTGGAAGGGCTCGTTGAGTATTGCCATCTGCAGGCCGGTGACCTGCGCAAGGCGCTTGGAGAACGGGCTGCCGCCCAGCACTTCAGCGGGCGCCAGGCCATGAAGATCAGGCTCCGGCACCGTCCAGAATCCGCCATCCTTGACGCGTGCCAGCCTAGCCTGATCCCGCAGAAACTCCACCTCCAGCTGCTGCCAGGTCTCGTTCAGAACATCGGCTTTCGCCTCTGCGGCCTCTTGTGTAGGCAGCGGTTCCTGCGTGTGGAACCCAATCAAATGCTGTTGCTGCCCATCATCGTCAGCACCGCTAATCACGTAGAAAAAGCTCACAATTTCTCCTGTTGAAGCGCCATCATGGCGCCGAATCCTATGGAAGTACCTTGTCCACCCAGTACTGGCGCGCGGCCGGCCAGGCCTTGCCATCCAGCACCCGGCACGCGGTATCGAACGGAATGCCCATCTCGATGGCGATGGTCGGCACGGCCTGTGCGGCGGCGAAGTACCGTTCGAAGGCCTCCATCGCCTGCGCGTAGGTGACTCCGTCCTGCGTCTCGCCCCGAGCCGGCAGCCGCTCGACCGTCATGCCTCGATCCCGGCAAATTCCATCCGGCGCGTGCCCTCGCGCTTCAGGCGCACCACGTTGCCCGAGCGGATGCGCCGATCGGCCTCATAGATCGCCGTCGCGTGCTGGCGCTTGGTCACCGCCGACAACAGGGATTCATACAGCGCCATTGCCTCGTTGAGCTTCGGCAGATCGCCGGCCCCGAGGCGCATGACTCCCAGCGCTTTGCAGCGCTCGCCCACGTTGATCATGGCGTTCTGTGCCGCGTAGATGACGGACAGGCCGACGTCGCGGTTACCGGCGGTCTCGCACAGGACCTGCGAGCAGTTCAGCGCATTCACGATCGTGTGCCAGTCGTCCTTCGCGGCCAGGCCGCGTGCCAGCGCCTGGACGGACCAATGCGCGGCGCCGAGGATCGTCTCCCGGTCGCCCTGCGTCAGCGGCTGGTCGCTTTCGAACAGCAGCGCGGCGATGTTTGAGCGCACCGGGCGCGGCCGATAGGTCTTGTCGCGCTTCTTCTTCGTGGCCATGTCAGATTTCCTCTTCAATCCAGCCATCGCTGCCCTTTCCTGCCGGGTAGACGAATTTGAAAACGAACGGGTAAAGGGCTGCCGCCACCTTAGTTTTGGCCCGTGCGTCGTCCTCGATCATTGCCTTGGCGCCCTTCACGTCGTGCATTTCGAGCACACCGGAAGCAGACATCACCGCAAAGTCGATCGTGATAGAGGTGTTCTTGGCGAGCATCAGCTTGATGCCCTCGAAGTTCCACCACAGCACAGCGCCGGCCAGCTTCTGCTGATCCAGGTAGATCCCATACCGGGCTTCGGTCTTGTTCATGGTCCCGCGCGGCAGCCGGCCCTTGGCCTGGTTTCGCTTCAGCACCGCCGCGGCGCGGTCGGCTTTGGACGGGGCAGCCGGCGCGGGCTTGGGCACGCGCGCCTGGTGCGCGGCAAGCTGCTCGGCGGACCATCGGAGCATCTTGCTCATGCTGGCGTCATCCTTGCGGCGGCATCCGTAACAGTTGCCACGACGCGGGCATCCTTGAAGCTATCGCCATGGCAACAGCGATCGACTGCGTGATAGGATCGTTTCTCCCACGCTCTTGGAGTGAAAGCAGTGAACGGAGTTGACCAACAGAAAGCGACGGAAGACGCTCGCAGGCACTGGAGCAACATGGAAGCCGGACTGACTGAGGCACTGAAAGCCTGCTTGGTCCTAAATGCCGGATCTGTGGTGGCAATGCTTGGATTTCTGCAAAACGTTCTGACGAAGGGCAGTTCGGCCGGCTTCAAGCCGTATGCTCTGGGGGCTGCAAGCGCCTTCCTCCTGGGAGCAGTTTTCGTGATTCTTGCGTTCGGTAACCGATCTGCCACTGCTCGAGCGATCTTGAAAGGCGATTCACAGAAGGCAGAGTCTTTCGACACCAGCTCGATGAACTTCATAGTTTTCTCCATCTTCCTATTCATTCTCGGCGCGGTAATCGCGGGCGCTGGGATGGCCATCACGCTGTAGCGGGGCCCTCCCCTTGATCCACTCGCGGCGCTGCGCCGCTTGTTCTTTGCTGACCGGTTCGTGCTTCTCGCATGCTGGCGACTCGGCGCTGATCCAGCGCATCACCAGCGTCTCTTCCAGGCACCGCCCCATACCGACACGTGCATGTGTCCGATCGCTGGCAGTCAGGTGCGCCTCCCCTTCCCCGGTGCGCGGCTTCATGGTGAAGCGCTCGCAGGTGATGCACTGTTTCGGCGTCATGCCTCGCTCCTTCGGTTGGGCTGAAACGCAGTGTTGAGACGCTCGGTCATGCCCTCATCGCGCGAGAACTCGCGGTAGAGGTGCTGGCGCCACGGACCTTCACCAGCCTTGGCGCTGACACGAATGCGGAACGATAAGAAGATTTCGCCATCGCCTTCGGTTACTCCTAGCTCGGCGGCCTTGGCATAGATTCCATCCTTGGTGGTCCACCAATCGGCGGCAACAGATGACTGTCCAGCGAACACTTGGCTGCCGCCGGCACTGGCCCGATCGCGTTCAATCCACGATGCTTTGAAGCCCGCCCAGTTCGAGCCCACCGAGTACTTGACCGCCTCGGGGGCAGTCATGCCCACCTTCGCCGCCTCATCCTTGACGGTCTGCCATGCCGTCGGCGTAAGCGGCAGGCGCTTGGCCTTTCGCAGCGTCAGCCAGTCCTTCGCGTGCTGCCGGTCGACGCCCTCGGCGATCAGGTCCTTTGCCTTCAATGCCGTCGTTGCATCGTCGTCGGCCCTGGCCGGCGACCTCTTACGGTTCCCTGATGGTTCAGATGGTGGTTCTTTACGGTTTGGGTGCACCTCCTGCGGGGGTTGGTGCATCTGCTGCGGGGGTTGGGGCGCACCTGCTGCGGGGGTTGGTGCACATCCTGCGGGGTGCACTTCCTGCGGGGGTGCATCTCCTGCGGGTGGTTGATACCGATCCGGCGTCAGGACGTAGTTGGTGCTTTTCCCAGTGACGCGCTCTGCGCGCAACAGACGGTTCGTCTCCAGCCACTTAATGGCGTTCTGGACTGCACGTTCGGAAAAGCAGGTGCGCATGGCGATCGTGTCGATCGACGGCCAGCACACCCCCTGGTCGTTCGCGTTATCGGCGAGCGAAATCAGGACTGCCTTGGGCGTCGGTGGCATCTGGAGGGACCAGCACTGCGACATGATCAGCGTGCTCAAGCGCCCCCTCCGCTCTTCCCCTGCCCGGCCATCTTCACGGCGCGCACTGGCACCCAACGGCGGTACGCGTCATCCCAGTAGTCGCGGCGCTCTTCCTTCGTCAGCCAATTGCCCTGGTCGATGGCGTGATGGCACCAGGCGCAGCCCGGTACCGTCTTCTCGTCGTCGGCCTTGATCAACATGCCCTTACCGTGCTTCTGCTGGTTGCTGTGGCAGTCGACAACGCTGGCAAGGTCGTGCGACGGCGCGCCGGGGATCAGCAAATAGCAGGGCTCGCCGCGGCAGGCCAGCGCATAACGGCGTTGCGCCATCGGCCGACGCTTCGGAGATTTGCGCTTCATCGGCGTGCGCGCGAGCTGGCTGCCACCCTGCTTCAAGCCGCAGGTTCGCTTCATGGGCGTGCGCTGCTGCAGCGGGGTCGAGCGCTTCAGGGGCTTGGTGCTGCGGCCGATCATGCCACCACCCGCTGCAGTAGCTGCTCATGCCTGAAGTTCGTGCGAGTAAGCGCCTCAGCCTGAACTGGCGACACGCTGTTGCCGCACATGCGCACCTGGGCTGTGATCGTCAGAGGGATTCGCGGAATCAGGCGCGGATCGCCGGGCACCTGTACGCCGTCCTTGAACAGCAGTTCCGGGTTCGGAATCTCATGGGTGATATACCAATCCGGAAAGGACTGCGCCTTGTACAGTTCGGGCGGCTTCAGCATCCGAAGGGTGATGTCCACGAGGACCCACCACTGGCCATCGTGGTGCATGAGGACCAGATCGGCGGGCGAAGGGAACTGCTCCGGTAGGTGCTCGTGCAGCAGCTCGGCGCACGCGCGAGCACGCTCCACGTGCTCAGGTGCCAGGGTGGCGGCCGGAACCTGCAACGTCTCCACCAAGCCCATGCGAGCCTTGGTGGGGACCGTGTGCATTGGCTCATTGCAGGCGGAATCCTGCCCGCCCTCGCTGTAGTACTTCACGAGGTAGGCAGTGATCAGCCTCTGGTTGGCACCCTTGGACATGACTGTCGACAGAGGCACATCTGCGGCGCGTCCATCGTTGTCCTCGTAGAAGCCGCCATACGCCTGCTCCATACACGCGGTCACCAGCACTTGCTCGCCGCGGTTCGCTCCTGTCACGGTAGGCAGCGGCTCGGCCGGCGTGGTGCCGGCGCGCTCGCCGTGGTGCGTCAGGTGAGTAAGATGCGCGGCGACGATGCCTAGCGGAGCGGAGCCGCCAGGCCGTTTGATGTAGCTGTTTGCGGTGACTGTCGGCATCGGCTCGTCCAAGCTCTGCCCCTCGCTGCCTGTGCGAAACTTGGTCAGATGGGCAGCCACCATCGCATGCTTGTTGGCTGTGACGACTGTGCCGAGCGGCCCAGCGATATCCTGCGCGCGCGCGTCCTGCCCTTGCCGCTCGCCGTAGCCGATGGTGACCAAATGGGCGCCGATCAAACCATGGTGCGTGCCACCTGCCGAAATTGTGGACAGCGGCGCCTGTACATCATGGCCGCAAAGATGGGCCTCAGATGTGCCCCGCAGTGGGGCCAATGTCGGCGCAACGACCGAAAAGTGTCCGCCCTTCACCTGGGCGCAGATCGTGCGCAGTGGTGCGTCCGCTGGCATGGTGCGCTGGTTGCTGGCGTTTGCGTGCTCGCTCAGGTACGGCGCAAGGACCGGCTGGGCAACGCATGAGTCAGCCTTCGACGTGATCGTCTGCGCTGGCGAGTGGACGGAACGCGAGGGCGACTGGCCCATGCGTCCGCCGACGCCGACGATGAACGGGCTTCCGCTTGTCAGAACGTGGCGCCACAAACCTTTCGCGACTCGGCGCATGGTGTTGTGTGCCAGATCACGTTTGCGACCGAACACGCTTTCTGCGGGCAGGCTGAAGTCGATGCATTCAGCCGCCGTTCGGTATGGCGCCAACTTGCCAGCCAAGACGCGGCGATCGCTGGGCTCGGCGTGAGTCTGCTCCGGCCAGAAGATCGGCAGCCCATCGCGCCGGGCGATCAGAAACAGGCGTTTGCGGATCGTCGGCGCGCCGTTGTCGCAAGCGCGCAGTTCCCGCCAGTCCACCTTGTAGCCATGCTGGCGCAACTGCCGCACGAAGCTCTGGAAAGTCTTGCCCTTACGCTTCGGGTCCGGGTACGAGGTGCCATCGGGCGCGATGATGACGGGGCCCCAGGTCTGGAACTCTTCGACGTTCTCCAGCATGAGCACGCGCGGCTTGGTGAGCGCCACCCAGCGCATGCCGACCCAGGCCAGGCCACGAATATGCTTTGAGACCGGTGTGCCGCCCTTGGCCTTCGAGAAGTGCTTGCAGTCTGGCGAGAGCCAAACCAGGCCGACAGGCCGGTTGTTGGTAACCTCTATCGGGTCAACATCCCACACGCTTTCGCAATGGTGCTTGGTGTATGGGTGATTAAGCGCGTGCATCGCCAACGCTTCAGGGTCGTGGTTGATGGCGATATCAACCGGCCGACCGAAGGCGGCCTCCAAACCGGTGCTGGTGCCTCCGCCACCCGCGAAGTTGTCGATGATCAGCTCGTTGCCAAGGTCAAGCGTGAACTGGTCGCGGATCATTGTGCATCCCCGCCATAGCCCTTTTCCCACTCGTCGCGAGCGTCAGTGCCCTCTTCATAGCGGCACTCGCTTATCGGCTTGCCATCGCGCGCTGCGCGCACGCCTTCCTCTCGAATCGCTTCGCGCAATCGAACCTGATCCATTTCACATCCCCCGGTGCGGCCTGCGGCCGCGTTGATCAGCAAATAACCTCGTTTTTCTTCTCGCTGTAACGCCAGCCGTAGCCCCCGTGCGAGATTCGCCTTCCCTTCACACATGCCGTGATGACTGATGCGCTGAAGCCGCTTTTCTGCGCCAAAATGGCTGCTGGGTATCGAGCGACAACAGCGCCGCTCACTAGGTCATACGACTCGACCGGCCGCGCGTTCGGGCTGAGCGCCCCAGACCGCCCGGTCATACTTCGAGACGCCTGGCGGCCGAGAACCTGATATGCGTGAGCGGTGTTCTGGGCAGCAGTTACCCATTCCAAGTTGTCGGCGCGGTTGTCGTGACGCACACCGTTCTTGTGATTTACTTCCATACGGTCGTGCTCCGGCACCCCATGGAACGCAAGGCAAACCAGCCGATGAGCGGCAAACGTCTTGGGCCGACCGTCCTTGCTCAGTGCCACCGTCGTGTACCCACTCTTGAGCAGGGTCGAACGGAGAGGCTTTCCGGGGAGGTGCACATCCATGCCGCCGCGCCCCTTGATCACTCGGTCTACCGAGTGAATCCGGCCGACTTCGTCCACCTTGTAGTAACCCTCGTACCCAGGCACAGGAACTTCCTTCAGTTCGCTCATTCGTCGGGCCCAAATTGGGATTTCAGTACGTTTCCTGCCAGATTTCCCCTCGCGACTTTCGCGCGCTGGTCTAGTACGCTTTGCATCAGTTCGGGACACGCCCACCAGCTCAGGACCTCGCGAATCATCTCGGCGGTCGTCATGCCGCACTGGCTTGCACGGCTGACGATTTCCTCGCCGACGATCTCTGGCAGATCGACCTTGGATTGCCAGGTCAGCTTCCCAAGCGGGTGGCTGTTCGGGCTTCGGGCGAAGACGGGAATCTCTTGGGTCATGGGAATCAATCAACGGTTAGAGGAAAGCGGGCACATGGCGACCGACGAAGCGACGACCATCAAAGCGAATCCGCTGACTGAGCACGATCTGGAACACCGGAACGTGCGGCTGCAACTGTTCGTCCTGCGGCAACTGGTGCTGCGCCTCTACGCCGATCAGCTCGGCGAGGCAATGCGCGACGTGGTGCGGAACAACCTGGCGCAGATTCAGGAGGCCGGCACCGACACCAAGCGCCACCCTGCGGAGCAGGCCCTGCTGCTTGAAGAGACCGCGGAAGTCTTCGCGGACATCGATGAGCACATGGACCTGCTGCTGGCGGGCGCGCTGTGAAGGCAGCACGTGCTGAGCTGCCTGCCCTGCTTGGCGCTGGCCACACGTGGCGCGCCGCAGTGAGCAAGGCGACAGCCCGACACCCGGCCCGGCGGTCGAAACCACTGCGTTCGGTTGTGTTTGACGTTGGGTCATTGGGTAGTCGGGCATCAGGAATAAAAAGCCCAGGCGCCGAAGCGCTTGGGGAAAACCGCCTGCGGGTCAATCAAGCGGTCGGGTACTCGAAAAGCTCGTCCTTCGTGACAGAGCGCTCTGCAACGAAAAAGCAGGCAAACCTGCATAGGGGCAATGACAAACTGCGGCGCATGTACACGTATGGCGAACGGCTACGCTGGGCGATGGCGCAAACAGACCCGCCGACTTCCGGCCGGGCACTCGCGCTGCGGGTCGGCATTCGCCCGCAGTCCATCCACCACCTGCTCGACCCTGCGCGAAACGCGAAGGGAAGCCGGCACACAAACGCGATCGCGAAGGCGCTGGGCGTTTCAGCAGACTGGCTGTCGACAGGCACTGGCCGCCCGTATAAGTCGGATATCCCTCTGACAGATCAGCGCGAGGCTGTTGCGAAATGCCTGAACACCGCCCGCTCGCTCGTGCTCGAGCTTGAGCGGCTGCAGCGCGCGATTGATGGAAAGGGATAGGCGCGGTCATGCCGCAGCCCGGTGGTGAGAATCGGCCGCAGACGGCCCCTTACGACCAAGCTTCCGCCCCTTGCTGGACGGCATGTCGGCAAACAGGTCGTCAATCGCCATCCCTTGCGGAAGCAACGCGACCAGTCGCTGAAAGTGTTTCGGCGCGCCGTAGCCCCGCTTCACCCAGCGCTGAACTTCCTGATAGGCGACGACGTCGTCTAGCGCCCTCGCCACTGCGACGGGCCCGCCGTTCAACTCAACCAACCTTTCGATAGCGCACATGCGTAAGCTCCAATTTGATTCGGAGCGTACAACAAAAACGTGCATATCACAACAAAAACGTGTGGTGCCATGTACAACATAAAGTTGTATTCTTCGCGGATGGATACGATCGGCTCAAGAATCCGCAGCGCTCTTACACGCCTCGAGAAGTCGCCAAAGTGGTTGGCGGACGAGGTAGGCGTCAGCTATGAGACGGTCAGAAAGTGGCTCGCCGACGAGATCGCGCCGAAGCGCGCGCGCGTTGCCGCAGTGGCTCAGGCGCTTCAGCTATCCGAGGAAACGCTAATGTTTGGCGCAGAGCGCGCCCCGGCGCCGGCCACCCCCCCTCAGCCATCTGTTGCGGCACTGGCCGAAGAGTCGTGGCCGTTCTCCATTCCCCGGGCAGACTTCGACCGATTGAGCCCTGAAAACCGGGCAAATCTGGACGCAGTGGTGAGCAAGTTCATTGCGGGCTGCCTGGCCGAGCAGCCTCTGTTTGCGCGGAAGAAGAAGGTGATCGAGTTCACCGGCATGCATCCGGAGCAGGCTAAGCCTCGGCGCAGTTCGAAATGAACCGGGTGGTGGCACTCGCTAGTGCATGCCTTTTTGCGATAGGTTGCGGGCAGCAAGAAAAGGGGCCCGCGCCCGGTACCGTCTCAGCCGCCGCTCCCCAGCCACTTCCCGCGCCAGCACAGAAATCCGATGAGCTCCCGCTCCCGTCGTGGAGCAAGTTCAAGGCACAGGAGAACTTCAACTCTGTCGGCCCGCTGGAGAAACTGATGATCTGGCAGGTCTACCGTGATCGTGTCGTGCCCGCCATCGCAGCCCACAAGGGTATCGATACCGGCGAACTGCAGCGCTACTTTGAATCCCGGGTGCCTCGCCCTATCGACCGCAACTCCGCGGCTCGGCTGCCGCCTCTCCAATTCAACGGCTATCTATGCACTCAGGATTGCTCCGGCCACGAGGCTGGATATGACTGGGCAGAGGAAAACGGGATCACAGACCCTGATGATTGCGGCGGAAAGTCACAGTCTTTCATCGAAGGCTGCCAAGCCTATGCCGAGGAACAGCAAGGCGCTGAAGAGGAATAGCGCCCTACTTCCGTGGGGGCGCCGATGCTCGCCGCGTCCGTTACTCTGGGTTTCCTAGGGAACAGGCCATCACGATGAAAACTCTTCCGATACTCGCTGCGCTGCTTGTGTGCGCAACCAGCGTCAGCGCCCAGACTTACGTCCGCCCCCATGTCGACAAGAACGGCAACTACCGGGAGGGCTACGTCAGGTCCAATCCGGATCAGTACCGGAACAACAATCTGAACGCCGAGAACAACCAGTATGGCGGCGTGAATCCCTATACGGGCCAGCGCGGCCACCAGCGGGACGAGTACAGCAACCCGCCCCAGTACAACAAGTCGTATGGCCTGCAGCCACAGGGGGGCCAGCGCAAAAACAACTACCAGTTCTAACCATCCGGGCCCGCGTTGAGCGGGCTTTGTTCTTTTCCAGGTACTGCGCCCTCGCCGGCAGGCAGCTCTGCCGCCAGGCTTCAGGCAAACCTGACTCCCACGTTTGTAGGGTTCCCCACTACGCCCGACCCCGCCGAAATGCTCTTGAAAGGCACGGATTGTCTGTGCCAAAAAATAGAAGAAGCATGAATTCGGTAATTGACCTGGCCGCCTTTCGGGAAGGGCGCGAGCAGGCTGAGGGGTGTCTCAGAACGCGGCCGCCAGACGGCCTGATCGAAGATCAAATCAGACTCCAGCATCAGCCAGATGGCTCCTATAAAGCGAAGATCACCGGCATCTACGCAGAAGATCCATCCGCCGCGATCGAAGCAATGGTGGACGCAACCACAAGGCTCGGCTCAGCCGACCCTCTGCTGGCTGTCCAACTGATGGCAGATGCGATCGGGCATCTGACTTTTTCGGTGCGCCTGGCTGAGAATTCCGGCTGACGGCGCCATTCACGTGAACCCTGTACCGCTGTGCCGCATTCGTAACCTCGAAACAAAAAACAACTTTTTGTTGCATTACACGTTTTTGTTGTGTAAAAATTCATTCCATCAACACCGCACCAGCACCGAGCAGGCAGCGGCCAACCGATGGAGTGAAGCATGTCCCCAGCCGAGATCGTCAGCAGGATCAAGCCAGAAACGCGCACAGCAGCGTTGATCACCTTCTTGTCTATCGGCGACGGTCAGCCGCTGGGCCAGGCGCAGCAGCTCGCGCTATACAACTCGCTCCGGGCTGAATTACTGACGCAGCCCGGCGTGTGCCCGTCCAACCCGGTCCGCGAGAGCCATCGCCCGAATGGCAGTGGTGGAGTGCACACCCTGCGCTGCCGTGATCTGGTGGCGCTGCAGGAACGCGCCCGTGCGCTGTTCGCCAAGATCGACAACCAGCGCAGCCCTTCCATCGGCCGCCCTCGCCTCAATCCGGCCACGGGTGAGCACGTCCTCGAAGTTCGCTATTACGGGGTGTGACCACCATGACCACCGTAGCGATCAATCACAACGGCACAGCCATGAAGGTGTCTGGCACCTACCGTCGTGGGTATGACGCCACGCTCGAGCAGCCGGGCGAGGACGAACACTTCGAGGTGGACACCGTCACCGATAGCGGCGTTGATGTCACGCATCTGCACGACCTGGACGAGATCGGCGGTCTGGCTCTGGAAGCCCACCTTGACAACGAAGCCGCCGCGGCCTGCGAAGCAGCAGATCGCCAGCGCGAAGAGCGCCGCTTCGCTTTCGGGGTGACGGCATGAAGGGCTGGCAATTCATCTACGAGTTCGAACGCCGGCATCCCTTGTGGTTCGGCACCCTACTGGCCCTCGCCATCGTGCTGCTCTACGCCGCTGTCGATGAAAGCGGCTCGCTGTTCATCCATCCGTAAGGAGCCCGCCATGCCGTCGCTTCGCAAGTTCCGAGTGGTCATCGACAACAAGACCGAATACATCGCCGTCGCTCAGTGCAGCGTCGACGTCGTCATCCAGGCGCTGGAGAAAGGCGCCACCAAGATCAAAGTCACTTCCATCTGAGCCGACCATCATGGAAACACCTGAAACCGTAGTTCTAGACGCCGTCCCGGAAACGTCTGTCGCGGTCCTGAAGTACGACGCAATCGAAGCCGGCCTGGCTGAACTGCGCGACGCCAGCAAGGAAGCCTTCGACGTGGCCACGAAGGAAGGCAACAAGGCTGCACGTGAGTTCGTGCAACGCTGCGTCAGCACCCGCACGGCGGCACAGGAGGCCTACACCAACTGGAACCGGCCGGTCATGGCTATCCAGAAACAGGCCCGGGAGAAGCGCGACTACATCATCAGCGAAGTCGAGAAGGTGGAGACGCCTGTCTACGACCAGATCAAGGCTGACGAGCGCCGCAAGGAAGAAGAGCGCATCGCCAAGGCTAAGGCCGAATCCGCACGCGTCAGCGCCCATCAGGCTTGCCTGATTGCAATCGCCATGCTGCCGCGCGACTACCTATCGGCGCCGTCCACAGACGTGGCGGCCGCCATTCACGACTTGGAATCTCCGGAATACCTAGGCGCGCACGACTGGGAGGAATACGCCGACCAGGCCAAGGAAGCCGTCGACACAGCCCTGACCACACTGCGCGCCCATCTGGACAATGCCAAGGCGCGTGAGGAACTGGCGGCCATGAAGGCGCAGCAGGAAGCTGAAGCCGCCGCCCGCCGCGCCGAAGAGGAAAAAGCCGATGCCGAGCGCCAGCGCGTCGAAGGCATCAAGGACCGTATCCGCGCGATCGAGATGGCTCCGAACACCTGCATTGGCCTGGGTGTGAAGCAGATCCAGCAGCGTATCGATGCGCTGGCACGGGAAGCTGCCGACGACTTCGGCGAGTTCCAGGCCGATGCCGGCGCTGCGATCGAAGCCGCGCTGGGCAACCTGAACACCATGCTGGACGCCGCGCGCGATGCCGAGGAACTGGCGCAACTCCGCGCGGACAAGGCTCGCCGCGAGCAGGAAGCCGCAGAGGCGGCCGCTCGCAAGGTCCGCGAAGAGCAGGAAGCCAAGGAAGCCGCGGAGCGCGAGGCCGAAGGGCGCCGGCAGGCTGAGGCACGTGCCGACGAGGAAAAGCGCCAGCGCGACGAAGCCGAGGCCCGCCGTCGCGAGCAGGAAGCCGCCGAAGCTGCCGCCGCGCGCGTGCGCGCACAGGCTGGCACCCTGCTCTCTCTGCTTACCGAAGCCCGCGCACATGTGCCGGTCGGCGATCTCGCCGACCGCATCGACGTCGCCATCAATGCCGCCACCGGGAGCCAAGCGTGAGCGATCAGGAAATCCACGGCCGCGACTTCATCGTGAACGACCTGACGATGCAATCGATCGACATCAACCTAATCCCCGCCCCCGGCGGGGATGGCGGACTCGGCGAGTTTTTTGGCGCCCTCGCTTCAGCACAGGGCGCATTCGAGCCGCTGGTGAAGAACCGCGCGGTGACCATCCGCCCGAAGGAGAAGGCCCCTTACTCTTTCCGCTACGCCGACCTGGAAGAGATTCGCACGAAGACCACTCCGGCACTGGCTACAAACGGATTTGCGCTGACGCAGTTGGTAACCAACAAGCCGACCGGTGGCATCCACCTGCGCACCATCCTGGGCCACAAGTCAGGCGCCCGCATGGAATCGCTGTTGGACGTGCCGCGCGGACGCGAGGGCGAAATCAAGGACTTCGGCGCCTACGTGACCTATCTGCGCCGCTACGTCGTGGGCTCGATGCTGGGCGTAGCCGCCGATGATGATCTGGATGAAGACGGCCAAGCGCCCGGCGATGGCGAGGCCGGTACCGCGCCGATCAATGCGCTCGTGCATCCGGAGATGCGTGATGCCACCACCATCGGCGCGCTTAGCAAAGTCATGTCCGGTCTGAGCAAGGAAGAAAAGGCCAAGTACGCCGACTACTACAACCAGCGGACTCAAGAACTGCGGGAGGCCGCGTGAAGATCGTCACCTGCATCCAAGGCGATGCAACCTGGATCGCCAGCCGCGCGGGCGTTTGTACCGCCAGCATGTTCCGTGTCGCCCGCTCTCGCAAGAAGAACAGCAACGAGCGCACTGACGCCGCTCTGGACTATGCCTTCCGTTTGGCAATCGAGATATTGAGCGGAGAACCGTTGGACGGCGGCCATGAGACTTGGCAAATGCGCCGCGGCAGCGAACTGGAAGCGGACGCGCGCGTCGCCCACCAGGCTGATATCGGAGTGTACGTGCAGCCCGTCGGCATGGTGCTTTCCGATGACGGCAAGTTCGGTGCCAGCGCGGACGGCTGGATCGGCGCCGACGGCGGTGCCGAGTACAAGTGCCTCATCTCGCCCGCCGAGCTGCGCACGACACTCATCGGTCACGACCTAGCGAAGTACATGGACCAGGTCCAAGGAAACCTCTGGCTGTCCGGCCGCCGCTACTGGGATTTCGGGATCTACTGCCCCGCCCTGAAAGCCATCGGCAAGGACTTCTTCCGCTGGCGCATCAAGCGGGATGACGACTACATCGACGCCATGGTCGAAGACCTTCTGGAATTTGACCAGCTCGTAGAGAGCAACGTGGCCGAGCTGCGCAAGCTGGCCGCCTGAAACCCAATCGAGGATATCCCGTATGTGGTTCAAGAACCTGTCGATTTATCGACTCCCGAACTTCACGCTGAGCGCCGCCGATCTGGCCGCCGCACTCCAGAAGCATGCCTTCATCCCCTGCACCAGCCTCGAGGCGGAGACTCAAGGCTTCGCCGCGCCGCGCGACGGTACGGGCCTTGTGCATGAGGTGGGCGGCAATCTCCTAATCGCCCTGCAGACGGAGAGGAAACTGCTGCCCTCGTCTGTCGTCCGCGACGCCACCAAGGCCCGCGCCGCCGAGCTCGAAGAGCAGCAAGGCTTCAAGCCGGGCCGGAAGCAGATGCGCGAGCTCAAGGAACAGCTGATCGAGGAACTGCTCCCAAAGGCATTCAGCATCAAGACCCTGACCCATGCCTGGTTCGACACGCGAAACGGTTGGCTGGTGGTCGATGCTGCGGCGGCCGCGAAGCGCGACGCCATCATGGGAATGCTGTTCAAGGCGGTCGATGGGCTGCCGGCGCACCAGCTTTACGTGAATCTCTCGCCCGTCGCCGCCATGACGGAGTGGCTGGCCACCGATACCGCGCCAGCGGGCTTCACCGTGGATGACGACACCACGCTGGAATCCTTGGGCGAGAGCCGCGCATCCATCCGCATTGCCAAGCAGGCACCGGATACCGCGGACGTGGCCAAGCATATTGCCGCCGGCAAGCGCTGCACGCGCCTCGCCATGACCTGGAATGACCGGGTATCGCTCGTGCTGACCGACTCCCTGACGATCAAGCGCGTAGCGCCGCTGGATGTCATCAAGGAATCGGCCGATGCCTCCATCCACGACGCAGACGAGCGGTTCGATGCCGACTTTATGCTGATGGCTGGCGAACTGGCTGGGATGCTCGCTGATCTGGTGCAGGCGCTGGGCGGCGAGCGCAGCGCAGCCGAAGCTGGCGATCTGATCGAACGCGCGGACGCCGACGCTGCTCCGGATGGCGAGGCCGATCCGCTCTATGAGCAAGCCGTTGAAGTCGTCATGGCCTGCAAGCGCCCATCGATCTCCTACGTGCAGCGTCACCTTCGCATCGGATACAACCGCGCAGCGCGCTTGCTCGAGACGATGGAGTCCCGCGGCGTTGTGACCTCGATGGACAGCAGCGGCAACCGTGCGGTGCTCAGGGCCGCATTGCCTGGTGAGGTGCCGGCATGACCCGCAAGTGGAACAAATGGACGCCCGAGGAAGATGCGCTGCTGCGCGAACTATGGGCCTCCGACGTGAAGATGGACGTGATTGCCAGCCACTTCCCAAACCGCCAGCACTTCACGGTCTATGAGCACGCGCGCAGGGTTCTTGGCCTACCGCAGCGGCGCATCCCTCAACCGTTCGATGACGTCCTTTCGTGGCGGCTGATTAGTGCGCAACTGCAAAAGGCCCCGGCCACGGCGAAAGCGCTCGCGGACGCCACTGGCCTGAAGCATTCGACCGTGGCGGGGCTGCTGAAGAACCGGCACGGCCGCCTGGTGTTCATCAGTGGCTATGTGCGTCACACGACGCGATGCCTACCGGTGCGCGTATGGGCGCTGGGCAATGGCAGGGACGCACACAAGCCGCGCGCGCTGACCGCCACAGAGCGCAAGCGCCGGTACATGAAGAAGCTGCGCAAGAAAGAGCCCGAGCGGATCGATGCGTGGGCCGCTAAGGTCCGCGTGCGCAAGCAGATGAAGTCGGGAGAGCTGGTCCGCCGCGACCCTGCTGCTGCGTGGATCGGTACCACAACACATCAGACCGCACCATGACCAGCACCGCTGCTCTCGTCGTTCTTGCCACCGCCGGCGCGATCTTCCTGGCCGTTGGCCTGTATGCGAACTACCGCCTCCAGAAGTGGATGGCCAACTATGAAGAGGATCCGAAAGAATGACCGACCAACACACCCCGGCTGGCGATGAGCGGGAAGCCGAAAACCGTCAGTGGAAGGAATTCCAGCACTGGTTCACGCACGAAGCATCGCTGGAATGCAAGCGAGACAGCGCATGGGAAGGCTACCGCGCCGCCCTCGCCAAGCAAGGGGCGGGGGATGGGCTGACGGTGGACGACTATGAGACTGCGTTTGCAGACCATCAACGTATGGTGCGCGAACTCGATGTGCTGCTGAATGGTGATGCCGCCGCAAAACAAGCCAGCCTCTGCGACATCGTTGCGCAAGTTCGCAAGGAAGGGATTCGTGCCCGTGATGTTTCGCTGACCGAGCAGCAGGCAAAAAATTTGCACAGCCACATGATGGCCGTAGCCTGCCGGACTTGGGATGAAACGCCTGCAACTTCTATCAAGGGCCACTTGCGCGCCGTTGTTAAGGCGCTGGCCGCAGAACCGAAGATTTGTGCCGACCTGTCCGCCGCCCCTCGCCAGCCTGGGGAAGTGGGCGCGGGGGCGGACATCAAGGCGCTGGTCAATCGCTTCCTCGCGTGGCCCGTTCCTGCGAGCGTTTATCCCGATGGTATGCCGGGTAAGCCCGGACGCACTGGCACGAACTTGCTCAGCGCACTAGAAGCAGAAGAAATGCTGCGGTATGTGCTAGAGGCAACTGCATCTGTGCCGTCAGCATCGACGCGCGATGAAATCGAAGACCGTCAACGTGCTGCTATGAATGCGCGATTCGCCAACCGTCCGAAGACGGCAGCAACGGCTGATTTTGACCTGCCAGCATCCAATGATGCTGCATCGGCGCAGCAGGATGAGCGCGAGGCGGGCATTTGTCCCAAGTGCGGCAGGCCCAATGATGAATATTGCTTTGACTGTGTACCGGGTCGCACCGCCCAGCAACCGCAGACCGCTGGGGAGGGAAACAGCAATGCTTAACGATGAATACCAAGGCATGGCAGCAAATGCTATTGCGCACGCCGCAACGATGGCCGGAGCAGCATGGCAGGCAGCGGCAGCGCAAGGCGAACTCCCGAGCGCCCTATATCGACCGGCTCTCTTTATTGACGGGAATCAGTGGTGCGCGCTCTACGGCGACAACTTGCAGGATGGTGTAGCGGGGTTCGGTGATTCGCCAGCAGAAGCGATGCACGCATTTAATGCGGCGTGGTGGGAGAAACTCGCCGCCCGCCAGCCGCAGCCAAGCGAACAGTCGCAGCAGGTGCAGGCCGATGCGGTGGCGTCGAGCGTCTTATGCGTCTCCGCCAAGGAACTGCTGGACGTCCTTGAACTGGCGGCACCTGATGTCATGCCGGAAATCGACCGCGACCATGAACAGATGGACACTGAGATGTGCATCGGTCGCCTGAGTGGCTCCATCGATGACGACGGCAACGATTCCGGCCCTGGCCTGTTCGCCTGGTACACCGAGTATCCCGAGGAAGGCGTGATCCCGCTGCGACTTGACCGCGACGTTCAGGCCAGCATCACCGCCATGTCCCGCGAGCAGTCGCAACAGGCACGCGACGGTGGGGAGGGGGCGTGATGGATCTGAGCGACATCTTCAGCCTCACGTCTAGCAAGAGCAGCATCCTTTCCCCGATGGAAATCGTGCGCCGGGCTATCGAGCAATACAAGCCCGTCGCCATCTATGTGGGGTTCTCTGGCGGGAACGATAGCCGGGCTGTGGCGCACTGGATGATGAATAACGTTCCGGGATGCGAGCCATTCCATGCAAATACGGGTATCGGCATCGAGCGGACTCGCCAGAGCGTGCGCGACACTTGCAAAATATATGGGTGGAATTTGCACGAGATTCGGGCACTGGAGGATTGCGGCCAGAGTTATGACGATCTCTGTGCGGAGTTCGGGTTCCCAGGCCCGGATGGACACCAGATGATGTACGCGCGCCTGAAAGAGCGTTGCGTCCGGGAACTGGTCCGCCGTGCGAAGAAAGGCCATCCGCGCAGCGCAAAGGTGCTGATCGCATCCGGTATCCGCCACGATGAAAGCCTGATCCGAATGGGCTATGCAGGTCGCGAAATTAACAAGGTCGGCGCCCAAGTTTGGATAAATCCGCTGTACTGGTGGACCAAACAACAACGGGATGCCTATAACGCTACGAGCGGGATGCCTGAGAACCCAGTTACCAAAGAGCTGGGTATGAGCGGCGAGTGCGGCTGCGGCGCTTTTGCACATCCTGGAGAACTTGCAAGATGGCGGGCCGTTGATCCTTCGTTCGGGGAGCGCATCGACAAGCTGCAACAGCGCGTCCTGCAATGTGGGTTCACGTGGGGATGGGAGGGACGTCCTCCTGCCGGCGGCCACAACCCGAACCAGACCGATATGTTCCGGCCGATGTGTGTCGGCTGCGAGAAGTCCGCGATTGTGCAAGCCGAAATTGCCGAGGAAAGCAATGCCTAACACCCTGATTGACCTGGATGCGCTGGAGCGCATGCATGCCGCCACCACGAAAGACTGGGTGGTGAAAGGCGGACGTATCGGCGCCGTCGTATTGGGCGGACCTGTTCTGACGTTCACGAACGGTAGTGCGCAGCAACAAATCGCCATGTTCTGTGGCACTGACAGCACCGATGAGGCGCAGCGCGACGCAAACGCTGCCTTCGCGGTGGCGATGCATCAGGCGTTCCCTGACCTGATCGCCTACGCCCGCTCCCTCTCCGCCGAGCTTGCGCAGATGCGCGGGGCGGCTGCGGATGCACGCTCGAATGGCTTCAAGGACTGTATCGACGCTATCCGTGGCGCTATCGCGTTGGGCCAGCAGAACGAGAATGTCCCGCCGTCCGGGCATTGGCTTGCCGAGTTCTGGGGTATTGGCTCCAAGATGCGCGGTGCGGCGGAGCCGGTGTATCAGCGCCTGTACCAAGATAGCTGGCACGACGTGACCAAGAGCGAATACGAGCGGCTTGGCCCATCTTGGCGGCGCACGCTATACACCGCCCCAGCAGCGCAGCAAGCGCAGGGGGAGGCGATGACGCTGGACGCGGGAGAAATCGAATTCCTCGCGGCCCGCTTGCGTCGTCTATTTGCACATTTCCGTTACCAGATCCCGCATTGGGCGCATACGGATGACAGGAAACTAATCGGCATCGCCCCATCGTGCATCAGTGCGGTGCTGGCGAACCTCGCCGCCTCGCCTGCCGGCCATGACGCGCCGGGTGCGGCGGTGCCAGATGAATCGTTCATCGGCGTCAGCGCAACGGCGAACTTTGATGAAGGGACGTGGACATTCCTAATGGACGAAGGCTTCCGCGTCAGCTCCGGGAAATTCCTGATCACGCCGCTCGCCGCCGCCCCGAATCCAGAGAGGGGAGACGCAGCGTGATACGCATGGAGCAAATCGGTACCGCGACGCTGTACTGTGGGGATTGCCGCGAACTGCTGGCGGAGACACCGCGAAGCCACGCGCTGATTGCCGATCCACCCTACGGCATCAACCTGGCAAAGCTGACGGGTAGTTCGCGGAACAAATGGAACATGAGCCGCAGAACCGTGGAATATGACTTCTCCATCGTGGGCGATGACAAGCCATTTGACCCGGCGCCGTTCCTCGACTTTCAAACTGTTGTGCTGTTCGGCGGCAATCACTTCGGCAGCCGTCTACCAGACGCATCAAGTTGGCTGGTGTGGGACAAGCGCGATGGCAGCACCAGCGACCACCAAGCCGACTGTGAATTGGCGTGGACCAATTTGCGCGGCCCGGCCCGGCTCTATTCGCACAAGTGGCGCGGCATGGTGCGCGCCGGGGAGGAGAACGTGAGCCGTGGCGGTGTGCGCGTCCATCCTACCCAGAAGCCTGTAGCACTGATGTATTGGGTTATCGCGCAATGCAAGTTGCCTGCCGGTACCGTGGTCTTCGACCCGTTCATGGGAAGCGGTACCACTGGAATCGCCGCAGCGCGCCACGGCTTACCGTTCGTCGGCGTAGAGATCGACCCGACATATTTCGATAGGGCTTGTGATCGCCTTAGGGCAGAGCAAGAACAAACACCACTGTTCGCATAAATGCGCCGCCGAGATCGGGAGGAACAAAGATGAGTGATACGGAACTGAAGGTGTGCCCGTTTTGTGGGGGCGCCGCTCGCAATGCGGAGGTCGAGCAAATCGAGCATTCTGGTTGGGTAGGCCGCATTGAATGCGAGGACTGCGATGCGGTGTTATCGCTTCAATACAGCGCCAATTCCCCTGGTATTGCTGGCGCTGAAGTCATCGCCGCCTGGAACCGCCGCCCCCTGCCGGATGACGTTGCGAGCGGGTCAGTGAAGGTGGACGCGGTGCGTGCGAACTTCACACCGTTCTACATCATGTCGAACGTGCGTCGAATCACGCCAGTCCACTACAACAAGCAGCGCGCGAACTGGGTTTTGGCGATGGACGTTTTCGCAGTCGGGAGCAGGAGTGCGTGGCAGATATGCCTAGACGCAGGCATTGACCCGGACGGCTTCACTATCGAGCGCGCCGCTATCGCCGCTGCTGCGAGGGGGGACGCATGAAAGCCCTCTCTATCCGCCAACCGTGGGCGTGGCTGATCGCCCAAGGGTTCAAGGACATCGAAAACCGAACCTGGCGCACCAGTTTCCGGGGACGCGTGCTGATCCACGCCAGCAAGGGCATGACCCGCGGCGAGTACCAGGATGTAAAGGACTATCTCTCCGAACTCTACGAAACAGGACCCTACGATGCAGCGCTGATCGCGCTGCCAAAGTTCGAGCAGATGGAGCGCGGCGGCATCGTCGGTGTGGCCACCATTACGGACTGCGTGCCAGATCGCGCGCGCCAATCGCAGTGGCACATGGAAGGTCAGTTCGGCTTCCAGATCGTAGATGCTAAAGCGCTGCCGTTCGTCCCGTGCAAGGGCGCATTGGGCTTCTTCGACGTGCCGGCCGACGTGGCTGCCATCCTGCGTGAGCAGCACGCCCGCACATCCGTAGATCAGGGAGTGGCGTGATGGCAGTCTACGTTGACGACATGGCTGCACCCTATCGCGGAATGTGCATGTACCACATGGTGGCCGACACAAAGGCCGAGTTGATCGCTATGGCTCAGAGCATCGGAGTCCACCCGCGCCACATACAGAAGGAAGGCACCTACCAGGAGCACTTCGACATCTGCAAGGCGATGCGCGTGCGCGCCGTGAAGCTGGGCGCCATCGAGATCGACCGGGCCGGCCTGGGCGAGATCCTGCGCCGGCGCCGCGCCGAATTGAAGAACTGACTGCAGGCGGGGAAACACCCGCTGCTAAACACCAGAATGCAAGAAATGATGAATCGGGCTCGCCGGGTCGTGGCAGTCACCCGCCAAGAGTGGCGGATTGGAGTACGGGATGAGCGACTTTCTCACCGCAATGGAGCTGGCCGACCTAGTCGGCTGCAAGTCGAACCAGCGACAGGCGATGATCAAATGGCTCGATCGGGAGCACTGGCGGTACGTGCTGGACAAGAACGGCCTGCCCAAGGTGGCCAAGGCGTACTACAACCGAAAGCTGGGCATCGAGGAAACGAAGGGGCAGGCAAAGTATGACAGCACGCCGAACCTCGCAGCGTTTGCGTAAGGAATCCACCGGCATCGACCGGCTGATCAAATACATCGGCGCGAAGAAGGTTTCCTTCTACTACAAGTACCCGGACGGCAGGAGCGAAACCCTGTCGTCTGCACCGATCGGCGATCGCAAGGCGATTGCCGAGGCCGAGCGCATAGCCAAGCGCAAGGCGCTGGACATCCAGGCCGGCCAGATCGTCGCCGGGTCGGTTGCTGACATGATCGATCGTTTCCGGCAGGACGTGGACCCAGTGCACTACCGGGACCAGTCCAAGGAAGGTAAAGCCGTCCGGCAGGCCGCCTATGACGTCCTGGCGCGCTTCTTTGGGAAGATGGCACCCAGCGGCATGAAGACGGTGCACGGCTATCAGTTTCTCGACGCGCGCGCCAAGAGCGGTGCGCCTATCAAGGCGAACAAGGAACTGTCGCAAATGTCGACCATCTGCAACTTCGCCGTGCGATGGGGGCTGATCGACGCCAATCCGTTTGTCGGGATGATGCTCAACAAGGCTGACAAGGACGTGCGCGCCGTGTCGCGTAGCCAGATCGTGCGCTTCTACCTGTGGGCGATTCGGCAAGGCCACGCCTACCGCACGATGGGGTGCGCGGCCATGTTCACCTACCTGACCGGGTTCCGCGCCGCCGAAGTGCGCCCTTTCCACCTGTCCGGACTCACTGATGACGGCGTGCGCGTTGTCGGCGCCAAGCGGAAGAAAGGCGAAGCGGAGGTGGTCAAGGTTCGGGACTGGTCGCCGCGGCTGCGTGTGGTGGTGGAGCGCGCAAAGCGCACAGCCGCTGAGACCACGACGAAGAAGACCGTAGTCACGAGCCTGTACCTGTTCCCGAACAGGAGGGGCCAGCCCTACAGCAAGAGCGGCTGGGGGTCGGTTTGGCAGGATGCCATGTGGGAATGGATATCGACCTTCGACGCCGAGGCGGCCAACGCACTGCGCGCCGAGCGGGAGCAGTCCGCCGCCAAGCGGAAGGACAGGGGCGCGGGCACCTGGACGTCGGGGTATTCGATTGCCGAGCACGCGGCCTATTTCTCGACGCTCGACATCCGCCCGGCGGCAATCACGACGAAGCTCGAGCAACGCTCGGCGGATGCCTACGATTTCGCCGCGCACGCCAACCCGTCGACCACCCATCGCCACTACGATCGACGCAAGGTGAAACGAGCTTCCGCCACAGAATAAATGGGAGAAATGAAAACGGCGCCATGTAGGCGCCGTGGGAAAATCTGAATTTCCGTGGGAAATTCCGCATCATGAAAGGCAAACTACCGCGCTAACTTCATGATCCGTAAGGGAATTTTGGGGTGGCTGATGGGACTCGAACCCACGACGACAGGAATCACAATCCGCAACCAATATCGTTAAAAATCAAAGCGTTGCGTGAGTTAATTGGAATATGACCATACCCGCAAACGGCTTGCCATCGTGGTCATTTTCGGGATCTTCCAACGAATTCGGAACAGTGATCTAGCCCAATAGCTATTTCGATTTGGGCTTCCAGCCGCACACTTTCTGGCCAGCCCTGTTGTGGGCCAAAATCGATTTGGCGGTGTCATCGGTCAGCACGTCGGCCTTGTCCACATAGATCGGCCGAGTCCAATCGCATGCCGTGTCCACTATGCGCGTCTTCACGACAACCTGCGGCTCGGGCGGATCATTTGCCCCACTCGTCGTGCAGCACCCGGCCAGCGTCAGGCACAGCACCAGCATCAGCATCTTCATCTCGTCTCACCTTTGCATTGTCGGCGCCGGCTCGCGCGGCATCCTCATTCGCCTTCGCCTGGATGGCATCGGCCTGGGCAACCTTGGCATCGGATTCGGCCACCTTCTGCGCCGCCTGCGCTTGATCGGTCTGAGCCTGCTTGTGGCGCAGCCAGCCGAACAGGACGCCAACGGCGCCGAGGATCCACGGGCCGAATTCCTTCAGCAGTTCAAGCAGCGCCGTCATACGGCCTCCCGCGCGACACGATGATTGACCGGCCACGTTTCCTGGCGGGGCTTGCCTGGGCGCCAAGTGCGCAGGTACAGCCCCCAGCTACCGTCGGCGTCGTCGATATCGGGCAGGCGCTTCGGGTCGGTGAAGAGCAACAGTCGCGCAGCACCGGCCGACAGCACGTCGTCTGTCTCCAGCGCACGCCAGATGCTCTCGGGAAGGAACTGCACGCCGCGGGAGGCACATAGCTTGTCGAGCCAGAAGCGGCTGGCATCGTGCAGGTAGATCCCCCAGACGCCGCCGCGCGACTGCCGCGTGCCGAGTTCGAACTGAGGAAAGCCCCGGGCCGGCCCGTTGCCAAGCTGTGCGCGGTGGATCAGCCCGGATTCCTGCAGGCATATCGCCGTCACCATCACCCTGGCCTTCGGGGTGTCCATGTCAGACGGAAGGATCGCGAGCGCATCGGCCAATGGCCCGCGCACGAAGTCACGCGGGGTCATCTCCGCCCTCCTTTTCCTCGTCACGCCGGCGCACAGAGGTGTACCGCAGAGCGAGGAACGTCAGGCCGAACATCGTGTAAGCGATCCACTGCTGCACGTTCTGCGGAATAACCGCCTTCAGTTCGGGCGGCATGGCGCTCCATGCCTGCACCAGCAGCGGCCCGAGCCCCATGACCGCGGTGAAGGTGGCGCCGGCTATCACGGTTCCTTTGCGGTGAAGTTGCCGCCAGTTGTCTGCAAGAGTGAATTTCATGGCGCCTCCTATTTGGCCCACTTCCGAATGTCTGGCCGCTGGCCGGCCGCATTGTCCAGCAGGTAGTCGCGGATCTTCTCCACGTTCTGCCCGATGGCGCTGAGTTGGTCTTTCACGTCCTGGCGCAACTGGCGCTGGTCGCCTTCCATCCTGCCGAAGCGTGCGTCGTGCTCGACGTCTTTGGCTTCCAGCGCCTGCACGCGGCCGACCAGCGCGAACCATGCGATCACCACCACCACACCGGCACCGATCAGCGCACTGACGATGCTTTGCAGGTTGATCGTGGTGTCGATCCATCTACGCCGCCCACCCTCTTTCATGTCCATCAATTTCCCCGGTCAAACAAAAATGGATCAGCGCACCCGTCGCGCGCGGACGATGCCTTGCCCGGTCAGCGTGCCGCCGGAGTGAAAGCCCGTGGCGACAAGGAACACCGTGGTAGTGGTCGAGACAGAGAACCGCTGCATTGGGGCGATCCCGGACACCTCGTTGCCGGGCGTTACAGAAATCCCGCCGATCGCGGTGTACAAGGGCACTGCGGCCTGCGTAGCGGATGTTGCCGAAACGCTTACCCGCCCAGCAGTCATAGTGTCGCCCGTGCCGGTCGTGAAGTAGACGTTCCCTGTTACGTCCCAGTCGCCAGCAGTCAAGCTGATGCTGGTGATGTTCGTATCCGTGGAGTTTGTCAGCGATATGCCAACCGGCGAAGCGGACTGATACTCGCCCCAGCTCCCCGCGCTCGCATTGTTGTTGGTCGTGGTCCCGATCAGGCCCGAAGTCTGCGAAGGGTTGATAAAGCCCGTGGCCTGCACGTTGGTGAACGTGCCTGCTGCGGCAGTTACCTGGCCAATTGCTGCGCCGTCGATCGATCCGCCGGTGATGGCTACCGCGCTGGCATTCTGCGTGGCGATGGTGCCCAACCCGAGGTTGGTACGCGCACCGGATGCCGTGCCTGATCCGGTTCCGCCAGACGTAACGGCCACGGCCGTGCTGAACGTCACAGCGCCGCTGAACGTGGGCGTGCCACTGAAGGTGCCGGAGAGCGCGCCGCCCGCGATGGTCGGCGTGGTCAGGGATGGAGAGGTTCCGAACACAGCTAGGCCGGTGCCAGTCTCATCGGAGAGCGCGCCGGCTAGCTGCGCTGAGGTCGTGGCCGCGAACTGCGACAGGTTGCCACTGGTCAGCGCGAACGTCGCGCCGCATGAGAAACCGGTGCCACTGGTGTACTTCAGCGCGCTGTTGCCGGTGCTGCAACTCGGTACCGCGTTGGCGATCGGCGATGCGCTGGCCCCAGTGAAGTTCGCATAGACCGAGTTCGCCGCGATCGGCGTAATGCCGCCAGCCGTGACCGTGGCCCAGCCTGGCGCCGTGCTTGGCCCCATCGAAACGATAGCCTGCCCAGCCGTTGATCCGGTTGGGTTTAGCAGTTGAATGGGCGAGAGCGTTGCCGCGCTCGCGATCGAGGCCAGCGCGGCGGCGAATAGTGCGATTAGAGATTTGCGCATCATGGTCCCTTTATGCGTGCGAGTCGTAGCTCAATTTGAAATGCAGAGTCCCCGTGGACGGCAAGTTCAATAGCGTGGTAGCCCCTGCCGTGCTGACCTGCGCCACTGACAATTGCGTGCCGCTGCCGTTGAAATAGGCATAGAGTCCCGGCCCGGTGTAGGCGATACCATCCACCTCCAACTGCGCGATGCGCCGCGGGGAGTAGCTGGCCGGCGCGAACCCGGCCGGGATGCCGTTGATCGTCATTGGCCCCGAGCCACTGTGCGCGGTCCAGCCGATTGTCCCGGCGATCTCCACATAACCGCCGTGCAAGGAGATGCGGCCGTCCTGCGCGGAGTAGGTGCCGACCCCGGCGACCGAGGTGCCGGCCACGGTCGGCGTAAAGGACTGCGTAGACCGAGACGCGAGTTGTGACAGGTAGGTCAAGCTCCCGGTCGGGGTGTTGTACCCCGCATTGCTACCGGCGCGGTACTCGTTGCAGTTAGAGCAGGTGGAATCGAAATCGTAGAGCACCGTTCGCGCGCCGGAGCCGGCATCAGGATTCCAGATCGTGATGCCATCGCAGTTGCGACCCTTGAACGCCGCCGCCCCGATCGCAGCAAAGTGCTGCGTATCCCGCGCTGAGGAATTTCGTGCCCCGTTGAAAAACACGTCGCCAAGCGCGCATTGCTCGAAGTAGGTTTCGCTGATCCGTGTGCCCAATCCGTTATCCAGCACGCCGTATTGGAAGCCCTGGATGTAGCCTCCTGTAATGCGCACGCCTTCGTTCGGGATACCCACGGCCTGCACCGAGATGCCGTTCCCGGTGCCAGCGCCAACGCCCGTCTCGTTATCGAGCCGCGGGTTGATGATGTCGATCACCGCGCAATTCTCGGTGCAGGTGATCGGGTTCGGCACGCCGTTGTAGGCCGTGAATCCGTCCACCTTGGCGCCAAAGCAGCCGGTGCGGAAGACCGCGCCATTGGTCATGTTGGTGACGTAGCATTCATACAGCCCAGCCTGCAGGCGGAAGTTCTGCAGATCAAAGCCGGTGATGCCCACCTTGCCGTTGCCATCCAGCGTCGCGCTGCGGATCTGCGAGAAATACGCGTGCGTGCTCGCCTTGAAGATCGTGAGGTTATCGGTCTCAGGGATGAACTTGGCGTCCTTGTCGAACTCGATGATGAGGTTATCCCGCAGTTCGATCGTCGTATTGATGAGGTACGTGCCCCCCGAAACCCACACGCGACCTGCGCCGGTATTAATCGCTGCCTGGATCGCAGCGCTGGCCGGCGTAACCCCATCCCCCAATGCGCCGTAGTCCTTGATATGGACACGATCCCGCAGCTTGTCGCGCAGCGCCCGGTAGATCGCCCCGGTGCCGGCAGCGAGGAATTTGAGCTTGTTGACGATGGCGTCCAGCACGGTATTGCTAGACGAAATCTTCGCATCGGTAATGGACTCATCCGGCGTGATCTGCGTGGAGAGCGTCGTGCCGCTACGAGCAAAAACTTTGACCACTCCGACCGGGATGGCAGAAGTAAAGGTCACCGTAGTGCCAGCCAAGATCCACTGATCCGGGCCCTGATAATTCGAATCGAAGAAGATTTCCAGATTCGCCGGGCTGCCCGGGGCGCGCGACAGATTGAGCGCGGTGGTGACGCCGGCTGTGAAGTCCACGCCCGCGGCGAACGTATCGACGCGCATGTCGCCGGCGCCGATGCTGCTCGTCTGCGGCAGCATGATGAGTTGCCCGAGCGGGTCGAATCCCAGCACCATGCCGGCACGTGCGGTCGCCGACGGAATCGGTCCGAGTAGCGCCGTGGTGTCCGTGTCTGCCGTTTGGAGTGCACGCGACAAACGGTCGACCACGCGCTGCAGAATCATGGTGAGCTTGTCGAATCCCTTTTCCGTAGCGCTAGATGGGAATGGATCATTCGGCGGAAACGCCGTCTGCTGTAGCGTATCGGGGTCCCGCAATAGCAGAATCGGCGCGCCGGCCGCTGGCGCCGGGGTGATCGTGACGTAGCCGCCGGACGTTGAGCCCGCCCCCACCACCGTGAAGCCGTTCAGCAGCTGTGCGCCGCTAACATAGGGCTTGATGTCGGTGGGGAGCAGGAAGTAGTAGGGGAAAGGGAAGACCGTCGATACGCCATCGCCGGTGTACGAGATACGCGAATTGGTGGTAGTTACCGTCATGGTGCCCTCGGATGAACGTCTCCGAGAGCGGCGATTGTCCGCAGCAGGTCATGGCCCGCTGCTGTCTATGCGCAGAAGATAGCCGCTTTGACGGTGTTAGACCTATGAGAAACAAGCACGTGAATCACTGGGCCACGCTGCTAGGAGGAAGCAGGAACTCCTGGTTGTTCTGTGTTCGCACACGTTGCTCCATACGGGACAGGTATCCCGGATTCATCATTTCCTGCATCCGGTAAAACAGCAGGTAATCCAAGGCGATGCGCGTATAGAACAGGTTCAGGTAAGGCGTGTTGTTAAGCGCCACGCGCAGCGCGTCGGAGCCGACCTTGCCGCCAGTGAGCGTGCCGTTGACCGCATCGTCTCGCATGGTCTGGTAGAGGCTCACGATGTCATTGGCTGCCCCGGCAGTCGGTCCGGCCAGCGAAGAGAGCATGCCGCCGCCGAAGCGGTTGGCCTCGCCAAAGACGAAATCGCCCATGATCCCCATGCCGCCGCCCTGGGCCATGGCCGCCATGAAGACCTTGGCATCATTGGTTGGGTCGTCATTCATGGTACGCGGCGTGCGCCCCTTTACCAGGTCCTTGGCCACCATCGAGCCGTAGCCGAAGAGCGTGGACCACAGCACCACGTTGACGATGCCCATGGCCTCCCCGTTTCCGGCGCCCAGCGCACCAAAAATGCTGCTGCCCTCATAGCCGCGGCCGTACAACTCGCGCCCGAAGATCTTCTGCAGATAGGCGCCGGTGAAGCTCTTGAACTGCGTCAGGAAGCGCATGAACTCGCCAAGGAAAGTGCCGGGCTGCGTGCCCTGCAGCATAATGGCCCGGGTCTTTGCGTCCGGCTCCAACTGAAAGAATCCGGTTCGGTCGTTCAGGTAGGTCTGCACCTGGTCGGCGATCTTCGGATCGGCAATCGTGTCAGGCGTAATGTACGCGCGACCGTCGATCTGCTTCTGCGCCGACGCGCGCACAACATCCCATTTCCCTGCGTCAATCTCGTACAGTTCCAGCACGCGGCGGTATTCCGGCGCCAGTGCATCCCATGACTTCTCGGCCTGCAGCGCCATATGGTGGGACATGCCCATGGCTGCGGCGGCGCGCTGCTTCTCCGACCACCAGTGCCCGAGGTTCAGGCGGAAGAACAAGCGTTGCCCCCGGGTCAGGGCGCCAGCATCTTCAAACGAGCCAGTGCGCGCAATCTCGCCCATGGCAGACTCGAAGTACACACCGATGCTGGCGAGCAGTTCCTTGCGCTCTTCGCTCTTCAAGCTAGCACCCAGGCCGGCGAGCGACTCACCCATGCCGCTCAGGAACGAGCGTCCCTGATACCGGGCTTCCGAACCGTAGACGGCTACATCATTGAACTGCGACATGATCATGCCGCCGAGCTTTGCCATTGACTGCCAGGCACGGATATTGGCGCCGCGACGTGCCCACAAGGCATTGCCCGGAATGCTCATCGAGCCGTCCACCGCCGCCATGAAGTTACCAAGCTTCTTCTGCGCTTCGTTGATGCCATCGATCTTGGCGAACTCTCCCGCATCCTTGGCATCCTTCACGAGTTGCTGAGTGATCGAATCCATCATCGCGCCAGGATTCGGCCCGAGCTGCCGCAGCAGACCGATTTTCTGTGTGCCGCGCTCCAGGCCAGCAGCCACCGCCTCGCGCAGGTTGCCGGTGCCGTAGAGTTGGTTGTAGTCAAACCACGAATCAGCGTCCTTGAAATGGACCACGCGTGACTCGCTGAGCTTCTTGGCGAGATTGCCCGGTCCCTGAAACGGCTGATCCTCGACGCGCGAGATCGCCTTCATGTGGTCGCCACTGGCCAGGTTGTCGAAGATGCCGCGCAACAGCTTGTCCGTGTTCTGCTCGCCGGTCTCAGCTACCATGCGCGGCAGATCAAAGAAACGCAGCGCGCCGTCGCGCCATGCCTCGAAGCCAGCATTGCGAATCTTCAGCATGTCGTGCGACTGGCGGACAATGTACCCCGCCTCCTTGCCGATCCACGCGCCCGCCTCATTGGCCGCTGTGCGCGTCCACTCCTGCCACTTGTTTATCACCTTGGCAATGTCGGCCGCCATTGGCGCTAGGCCGCGCGTGAGGTCCGCTTCATCCGGCCGCCCGATGGCCCACAGTGCGCGGGAGATGTCACGGTCCATGACACCGCTGGCGAGGATCTTGGTCGCGCCAAGCTTCTCCAGATCGTAGACAAAACCGCCAAGCACCTTGTCGCGCAGAGTTTTCTGCACCGACATGACAGAGAGTCGCGCGCCGCTCTTGGCGCGATTCACGCCCACCAGGATCGCTTCCAATCCCTCTGCCGGTCTGGCGCCGAAGTTCTTCTGGACCCACTGCACGCGCTCGGCGCGGATGGTGGCGTTGATAAGCGCGTTGCGCTTCTGGATGTAGGCGGCCGAGTGCAGTTCGTCGCCGATCTGCTGCGCGGCCTGGGCGGCCACGTCGCGCTCTGACAGGTCGGGGCGTTCGAAGGCAAGTTGGCGCTGCTTGGATTGCAGCCGGGAAAAGAGCGCATCGGCTTCATCGGCGCCGACGGCGCGGCCTGCACCTTCCTCCAGTGCTTCCAGACAGGTATTGGTCATCGCATCACTCCGCACAACGCAGCATTCATCAGGCCTTTGGCAAGCGCCGCAGCATCCTTCACATCGGCCTCGAAGGCTGCCAGCGCATCACGCAGGGACGCAATGGTCCGCTCGGTCGCTCCAGTGCGCTGCAACTCGGAAACCGTCTCTTCGAACTTCACCTGTGCATCCTTCATGCTTTGCTCGGCCCCCTCGGTCGTGGCATTGCGCACCGGCTCGGGCGTCTCGGCCAGGCGCGTATCGGCGGCGCGCGCCATCTCGGAATCTGCCACAGCCACATTCTCGGCAGCATTAAAGCGCTGCACTGCCGCGCGGTCGGCCTCCTCTGACGGTGCGAACTGTCGGCGCACAGCGGCTTGGATCGGATCACCCTGCAGCAATTGTTCGGCGCGCTGCTGCACCTGATCCTGATAACGCTCTGGCACCTCGCCGCGCTCCAGCGTGGCTAGATCCTTCTCGGCTTCAGAAGCGCGCGCATTGGTATCAAGTTGCTGCTGCAGCCGTTCGGCCTGGTCCTGCAGTTCGCCGCGGCGCGCGTCGTGCTCGGCTTGGGCCCGCTTCTCGGCTTCGCCGAACTTGAGTTTCTCGGATTGCTGCAGCGCGCGAATATCGGACTTGGGCGGAGCCTCACCCATGGCGTCCAGTTCCTGTTGTAACCGGCCAAGTTGCGCCCGCATTTCTGCCACCGCGCCAGGCTCGGCCCGGTTCGCAGCCTGCGCGGAAAGCTCGGCGCGCAGCTGGGGTTTCACGTCATCGGCGGCCTGAGCCAGTGCCTGCGTCATGTCGGCCGGCTGCTGGCGCGCGGCCATCTGCAGTTGCAACGCTGGATCGGCGCGGATGATCGGTTCGACCGTTACGCCGCGCCCATCCAGCAGTTGCGAAACCGCTGTCGAGGTCGCCGCGATGCGAGTCTCATGCGAGACGCTGTTGTTCATCCAGGCCGCACCCATCGGTGAAATCGGTACGTCTCCGGTTTCCAAATGGATCACCAGCGGTTTCGGCGCAGTGCGCAGCACGTCCGGGCTGACCGATTCAGGCAGTCGCGCGGGCACATCGGTTTCGAGTGCGACCTTGGCCGGGGCGCCGAATACAAGATCCTTGGCCGCACCCCCAATCGAGTGCAGGCCGGCGCCGAACGCCGCACCGAAGGCAACGTTCTCGAGTGCAGTCGTCATGGTGAAATCGTCGCCGACGTTGCGCGCCACAAGGTAATCCAGCGGCTGCACCAGCGCCGTTCCCACCGCGCCCTCTGCCGCACCGATTCCGAGCCGTATGCCGGTACGCGCCGCCATGCCACCCGCCTCGGCCAGCAGCGCCGTGTACTTGGCTGGGCCGATTACCGGCACAAAGGCCGTGGCCAAATTGATCGGGTCCAGCATCGAGACGCCCGCCTGCACGCCGAAACCTGCGACGGAGCGTAGGCCAGTAGGCGACGCACTGATGGCGACTTCCCGCGCGGTCTTCTCCTGCTGGCGCTGCACCAGGCCGTCAAGCACATCGCGGTACATGCCAGATTCCGGCGCCTGCATCTTGGCACCAGCGGCATCCAATTGCGCTTGAGCTACATCGGCCGGCACTCGAGTCTGGCTCGGATCGTCGCCATACATCGGAACGCCGTCGCCGTCATAGCCGATGATGGTATTACCGGGCCGTGCGCCGGCGACATAGTTCCATCGGTCTGTGATGCTCTGTGCCGCCTCGCCAGCCTTGGCCGACAGGTAATCCCCGAGCGGCGTTGGATAATCCGTGATGGGCTTAAGAGGCGCCTCAAAATCTCCGTCGAGAACGAGCGGCATCAGAAGATCTCCGGTCGGGCCGACTGTGCGGCCTCATTGGTCATCTGCGCGAACGCCTCGCGTCCAGTCGGCGTGGTGGGTGTCGGCTTGACCGGTGCGGCGGCAACAGGCTTTGCGCCCATCGTGGAGAACTGCCCTCCCACGGGCTTTCCGTCCTGCGTGGTGACGATGGTCTGCGATACCGGGTCGAACAGCACCAGGCCCTTTCCGTCGGCGCTTGTGATCCACTTGCCGTTGCTGCGCAGGTTCGAGGCGTAGAGCGCCTTAGCGTCTTCCGGCTTCATAGTCTTCGGCGCTGGCGGCAGGGTCAGGTCAAGCTTGTTCAGGTCACCCATGATCGTCCTGGCGCTGGTCATTACCTGGTCGGCGTCGAATTCCTTGGGAATGCGTGCCGTGTCGCGGATAGTGAATTGGTTGCCCATGACCGACGTGAAGGCCTTGGTGGCCGCGTCACCCGGACTCATGCCTTGCCGCATGTAGGTGAGGCTCAACCGGTTTGCCGAGTCGTAGAGCGCACCGAAGGTCGAAGCTCCCCCGAGCGAATAGGCCATGGTCGCGGCAAAAGGCTGGCTGAGCGCCTGCAGCTTCGATTCCGCCGCCTTGATGTTGGGTGGATCAAGGCCATCCTTGAGCGCTTCCATCTTCGTGTTTGCTGCGGCCAGCACCTGTTGCCTGGTTGCGGTGTCCACGCTGTTGCCCAAATAGCCGAGCACCTTGGCCACCGGCGTGATGTCCTTGAGTTGGCCGAATACATCGCCCCAGCGGTCTCCCCACAACTGCGCCTGCTGCTGGATCACCTGGTCGGCCTGTGCGCCCCCGTTGGCGTTGATCTGACCGGTAATCGATTCGGCCTGCTGCTTGGTCAGCACCTGCGGTTTGGAGACGCCGAGACGGCGCTGTTCGGCCAGCGACGCCTGCGCGTAGGCCTGCGCCGTTTGGGGTGAGGGATTGGCCTGAAGCGCCTGCTGCGCCGTATTGACTGCCGGCGCATTGGCCACAGCGTAGGCAGCCGGGTCAGATTCGCGTTGCTGGATCACACGGGAGGCAGCAGCCTGCAAGATCTGGTGATCGCGGTCCGCGCTGGCATAGCCGGGGCCTGCCGTCGGCGCGCGCGAGCGCACCATGTCAGCAATATCCTGCGATGGCATGCCCTTCAGGTTCGCCACGTCCAGCGCCATCTGCTGCCCGTCTTGGTATTGCCGATACCGGGCCGGGGCCTCCAGCGGCCCATAGGCGCGCACGAGATCATCCAGGTTGAGCGGCGTCGGATCTGTCTTGCCATCGACTGCCATGGACTGAGCGTCCTGCAGATGGGTGTCGAGTTGAGCGCGCGCCATCGCCATGTTCTGGCTCTGCTGCGTCTTGGCCTGATTGAATACCTGGATGCGCGTCTCAAACGGTAGATTGGCCAGCACGGGGTTATCCGCTGGCGTGCTCGACGCCGAACCCATCTTGAATGCCTCATCGCTGCGCTTCTGCCACATCGGCACGTTGCTCGCCTGCTTGGCGTCCCCCTTGGCGATGTCGGCGTAGTAAGACTTGGCCATGTCATTGAACTTGGCGGCATCCCCGCCAGCTTCGCGCAAGAGTTTGTTCGCCGCCCCGGCGCCCGCCTGGATGGCGAAGTTGTAGGCTACCGGCTGCATGGAAGGCGGCAGCGCATCGGCGTGAATGGCATCCCAATAGCGGGTCTTGCGGATCTGCGAGGCTTGCTCTGGCGTCAGCTTCGAGACATCCACGTCGGGATTCGCCTGCGAGTTGATGCCGAAGTTGGTCGGGCCGCGACCGTTGTCATTTGCCGTGTAACCGCCCTCCTTCTGCGCGATGAAGGCATCGGCGCCAGAAAACCCGCCCGCGTACTGACCACCGGTGGCGGCGTTCGCACCCAACCCGGGCGGCCCAACGATAGCATCCGGATTACTGCGGGCGATGGAAGCGGCGGCAGCGTAGTAAATTTCGCTTTTCGCCTTGGCCAGCAGCTTGGTCCGCATCTCTGGCCCAACCTCCGGCATCGTCTCTTCGATCACACGTACGGCGGAATCCGCCTTGGACGGGTCTGCAAAGACCAGGCTTGCCTGCTTCGTGATCGAATCGGAGGTGGTATTGACGCGATCCGCCACCCGCGCGCCGGCCTCGAAGCTGATAGCTTGGCCGCCAAGTTGCGTGCGCAGCGCAGTCAGGTGCTGCTGCAGATATTGCTTGGCCTGCGGCGTAGGCGCGCTCTGCAGCGTCTGCTGGGTGTACTTATCGAAGTCGCCGATCAGTTGCGGCGTGAATCCAGGCGCGCCGCCGGTGGCCGCTTCCTGGCGCTCCTTCATGTTCTGCTGCCACTGAAGCTGCGCATTGCTCAGCGCATTTCCAGCCCAAGCCTTGGCGTCCTGTTCCTCCTGCTCGCGCAGTAGCTTAGCGCCGACGATCTCTTCATGCGCGAGGCCGTAGCCGACCTGCTGCAGGCCTTGGCCTACGTTCTGGAGCCCCTGGCCGATGGCGCCTGACACCGGGTTGGCGTCCGCGCGTGGCGCGGGCAAACCGCCGCCTACGTTGATCTGTTGCTGATAGAGCGGGATTTGCATGGCGGTCAGCCTTGAATGCTCACGCCCTTCTTAGCCAGCGCGAGTTGTGATTTCTGCGTTGTGTAGGTGCCGTATGCCGACAGCGCCGAGGCGCCCGCACTCAGATACCCGGCCGTGGTCGCGGCGCTCGCATTGTTACGCGCCTGCTGCGCAGATAGCGTGTCAAGCGTGCCCTGCTGCTGGAATCCCTGCGCCTGCAGTTGCGCGCCGTAGCGGATGTTCAGCGCATCGAGTTCGGCGTTGGTGGCCGACTGCTTGTAGAGATCGAGCGCCGAGCCCGATGACAGATCCACACCGGATTGCGCGGTGGCTGCGGCCTGCTTGCCCATGGCGAGCGCTGCCGATCGGCGCTGTGCTTCCTCATTGGCATTGCCCTGCTGGGATGCTACGGCTGCCTTCTGCCTGTCGACCTCGGCGTTATAGTCGGACGCGTTCGCTGCTGACTGCTGGCTGGCCGCCTGGGCATTTGCCGAGGTGACCGCACCTGCAATGCCCAGCGCGGAACTGGCGGCGGCTGTGACTGCGAGTAGGGTTACGGGATCTGCCATTTATCTCACCATTGCGTATCGGTCACAGTCGCGCCCGTCGGGCGAGTATTTGCGCATCCGGCCTTCCCATTCGAACTGCCCGAGCATGCGCACCCAGCGATGGGCCTGCTCGAATTCACTATCCACCTCGACCTCGATCCGGCGCGCGGTATTGGCCGCAAAGCTGCGCCGCACGACCCTGGTCAGCGCAACCATCCCGGATCCGCCGATGTCGCCAGCGATTACGGCCCATGCCCGGACATTCCCGGACCAGAGCGGGAAATAGCCGCCGCATGCCACCACCTTGCCGTCGGCGCGCGCCGTGTAGGACTCCAGCGACTCAAGGGCTTCCGGGTAGCCATTCGATAGCAGGATGGGACGCATGGCCGCCTGTGCGGGCTGCACCATCAGTTCGATCAGGTCGGATGCCTTGTACGCGTCGATCTGCATGTCAGCCCCTGTCGTAGGTGGTGTTCTGCGGCATGATCGCTACGATCGTTGCAGGTAGCGGGTAAGGCTGCTGCAGGCACACCCACGGGTTCGTGTCGTAATCGTCAGCGAAGTCGAACAGCATGTCACCGGTAAAGAGGGGCGGCGGATTGTCCATGGCATCGAGCGCCGTGCGGAACTGGCCTTCGTCCATGTTCGCGAAATTGCTGCCGTACTGCAGCCCGAGCGTCTCCAGCACCCGCACCGCGAGCTGATTGATGCGCGCGCTCTTGCCCTGGCTGGTGCCGTCGGCGGCGCCAGCATTGAGGCGCATGGTCTGGAGGCGTGCCGGGCAGGCCAAACCGACCTGCACCTTGGAGCCGGGATTCTGCAGTGTGATCTGGCCGCTGGTAACAACGCGAGTCGGATGGGTAGCACCATTCACCAACAGGTCGACCGTCTGCCCTTCCAGATGCGACAAGCCGCTGATCGTAGTAACCGTCATGCGCCACTTGTTAGCTGCGATGATATTCGTAGAGGGGAATGCAGCATCAACGGTGCAGACCACGTTCCGGCTGTCTGTGAATGCCGTGATAGTGGCCTTGGCGGTGGCAAACGTCGGCACCGACTTGCCGGAATCGTCAATCGCGGTCGTCGCATACCGATAGTGGATCTGGCGCCCAACATCGCCAGATGACCAGATAGCGGCGCCGGCAGTAAATGGGACGCCGGTCGTGTGCGCCACCATTGCGCCCGGTCCAGGGCCCAAAGATGTGTTGATGGTATTGTCCAGCGTCAGCCCGGCATCCAGATAGAAACTATCCTCCGGGTCATCGCCTGGGCGCCGCTCCCACTCCATGTAGCAGACATAGCGCCTCACCTGGCCATTGATCGTCCAATTTACAATGCCCCACAGTTCATCGCGCGAGCCGTCCGGCGCAGCGATCACGGCTAGCGATTCCACCTTGCCACCGCCGCCGATCGGGTGCCGGTGCCAACCTCCATGCGGAGGCTCGGGATACTGCTCGCGTGAGTACGTCATGGCCACCAGCGCGCCATCATTGCGAGCCGCCCACATCGTCGAGTACGGCTCCTGCTGGTAGACGATCTGGTTCAGCTTGGGCTTCGGGATGTGCTCCGCCAGCATCGACTGGTCCGTCGACTGGTAGCCGTTGTTCACGAAGTCATAGGCCACGTCGCGCAGTTTCGAGCCGGCGCGCTGGATGAACAGCAGCACTCTGCCGACGTGCACCGGCTTTGCCTTGCGGGAGCCAAATGCCGAGATCAGCGATGCGGTCACGTTGTCGGGCCCGTATGGCTGATTCTCGGTCTGCGATCGCACGGAGAACTCGCTGCCTGCCGTGCCGCACACCAGCGACTCCACCGCCCCGTTGGACGGCTCGATCCACTGGATATTGTTGACCTGCGGCGATACCAGGGTGGTTGTGATCGCCATGTCTGACGTGACCAGCCCGCTCAGATCTTTGACGCTGAAGTTCTCGTAGTCGCCGGCCACGCTCTGCCATACCGTCTGGCCACGACCGAACGCCAAGCGCTGGCGGAACAGGCTCACGTTGGAGGGCCAGCCCTCCACGTCAGACCAGGCGCCAAAGGCCCACTGCGTGGAGGCGTTACCGGCGCCGACGGCATCGGCTGGCAACTGGGCCTGCGACGAAGCGGTCGAGATTGGCACCACGGTACCAGTTACCTGAGTCGGGCTGACATAGCCGGTGATGAGCACTACACCGAAGCCGGGGTCTTGGTACTGCCATTGGACGCCGACTCGGCAGGTGACGCCGGTGGTCGAGCCAGACGGGATGTAATAGTTTCCTTTATCCACATCGCCGCCATCCCACAGCGCACCGGCCGTGTGCGTCGGCTTATTGGGACCGGTTACGCGCGGATTGGTAACGTTCGGGCTGACCGCTGCATAAGTTTTCCCGTCGGATATGCGCAAGTCGCCAACTCCGATCGGCTCGGGCTGCGTCCATTGGGTCGTGGCCGCGGCTGACTTGCGCGAGAGCTGGAACAGTGACCCTACATGCCCGGGCTGGAAGATGTTGGCCGATGCAGTCAGCGTGACTGCTCCAGTCTGTGCCGAAGCATAGACCGTTGTGCCTGTGATATTGCCCGTCTTGAACGGGCCGCCGGTCGGTTGCATCGTAGCAAGCGCCCAGTTTGTCGGCGCCAGGCGCGACAGTTTGTGCGGCGCGTACTTCGGATGCGTGATGTAGACCACATCAGCGGACTCTACGAAGTCCAGCGCAAACTGGCCGTCAACGTCCACCAGATCGGCCGCCGAATATGGCGAGGCGATCTCGTACGGTACGCCGCCATTCAGCAACTGCGCGTGATTCGCCCAGAACCGGATGTACTGGTCGCCGAACTCGAGCACGTAGGTCTGCTGCGTGTTGAACTGGAACGGCAGCAGCCATGCCTGCTTTGTCTGGTCCTTGATGGGCGACACGTACCGCCAGCCACCGCGGCGCATGGCCGGCCCCTGAATGACCGGGATGAAGTTCTCGCAGAGCTTCATGCCCGCGGCGTACTTCGCGATGTCCGGGCGCCCTTCCAACCTCGGCGACAGTTCGCCGGAGTTGAAAGAGCCCTGCATTGGGGAGGCTCTCATAGTCGGATCAGCATCCAGCTATCGTCGGGGAAGCCCTGCGGCGCTCGCTCGACTGCACCAGTTAGCGTGGCATCGCGCAGCGCCTGCTTGTAGTCCTCGCCGGCCTGCTGCTTCTTGGACAGCGATTGGGTGATTTCCTCGGCCGCCTCATAGGCAAGCTTCGAGGCGAACACTTCCACGAACAGCGGATCGAACAGCCCCGCATCCGTGACGTCCTGGATATACCGGATCTTCAGCGGCGCGTTGTAGATGGTGAGGATCTGGCTGCCCTCCAGCACATACGCGCTATCGTCCTGGTCGCGGTAGTCGGTCAGGCCAGGCACCGCGAAGGTGTCATTGACCTGCACCAACCGCAGGAAATCCGACGGCAACTGGCAGGCAGTGTTGTAGCCCCATGCCGGCGCCGGGCTGACGGCGGGGAGCGTGGTGCGCGCCGTGGCGAACTTCCAGATGCGCCGGCGCAGTTCCGCCTTGCGCACGGTATCCCACAGTGCATTCATCACACGGGCCGGCTTGCTGTTCTCGGTGATGCTGGTGATACGGGCGGCCCCGAGCTTCGTGACCGCGCGATTGCAGATCTCGACTTGCGAGGCCATGGGTGCCCCTTAGCCGGGCATGTTGAACTTGCCGGACGTCTCGATGTAGGCGTGCAGCTTGTCCAGTGCAAGAAGCACCTGCATACGGACCTGCGTGGACGACAGCCCGGACGCGATCAGCGCATCGGTGTCGATCGTCAATTCCACCGGCGCCGTAACGACGGCTGCGCCGACTGCATCCGTGACCTGGTGATCGTTGCCTTCGACCGCAATGCTCAGACGACGTGTTGCCATGGTGTACTCCTATTTGCAAAAAAGCCCACGAGCCCTGAAGCCCGTGGGAAGCGCCGCTCTCGCGTGGAGAAGGTTGATCAGTTGCCGTTGTCGACGTACTCGACGTTCGCGCCCAGGAGGCCGGTGGCAGCGATCGCCACGGATACCGTGGCAACGATGTCCAGCGTGCCGCCAGGGTCAGCAGCCATGCCAGCCGCTTGCCACAGTGGCTGCTCTTGCTTGTCGAGCGTGAAGCTGCCGGACTGGTTGGTCACGTCGCTGTTCGAGAGCGCGGCCGAGGTGGCTTGAGCCGAGGCGAAGAGCGAGGCGCTCACCGCTGCACCGCCGTCCTTGGTGTTGCGGGACACGCCCAGGTTGATCGCCGACGATGCGCCGAGGTTGGCGCACGAGAACAGGATCTGGCGCACCATCGCGCTCGACGGGACCGAGGCGAGAACGTACTTCGAGTTGGCCGAATCACCGTTTGTCGCGGTGACGTAGCCGTGGGACGAGCGCAGCGAGCCGCGCTCCAGACGACCGTCGTTGATGACGGCCGGCACCGCATCGCGGTTCGTGATGACGGTGGACTTGACGGTAACAACTGCCATGATTCGCTCCTAGATGTGAGTGGAGGTGATGGAGCCCGACGCTTACGCGCAGGGAATTTCCACGACCTTCTTTTCCTCCAGGCGCGTACCGCCGAAGGTCCCGTACAGGTACACCTGCCACGGCAGACCAGCCAGATCACCACGCTGACGCACGTCGGTCGAGATGTCTTGCCACTGGCCCAGGTGCATGCCCTCCTTGACGTAGAAGGGGCAGCGGGTCTGCGACGAACCGTTCACCGGTAGGCGCTCGGAGTGGATGAAATCCACCTTGCCCCACGACATCACGAAGCCGTCATTGACCACGGCCTTTTCACCGTTGTAGTCGGCATTGATGACCTGCACTTCGTCCATCAGGTTGCGGTTTTGTTTGGACGAGATCACGCAGTAGACGCGTTCGCCAGACGACGGATCCCAGGCTTCGTTCTGCAGCAGGATCTGGATACCGGCCTTCAGCTTCTCCACGTTCATGCCCGTGGCAGAGCTGGCGCCTTCCGATGCCGAGACCTGTTGCGATGCCGGGAAGTTGGTCGACACCGAGCCATCGACGCCGGTCTTTGCCGTGCCGAAGAAGGCGGCGATGATCTCGTCATCCTTCGCGCGGTTCATGGCGGCCGTGCCATTCAGCGCGTAGCTCGATTTCGGGTCGATCAGCAGGCGCAGCTTGTCGATCTGGTCGATCAGGTCGTTCCAGTCGTAGTCGGACGGGAAGACCCAGCGGCGGTCTGCCTGGGTGTCAGCCGGCGTCAGCGCGGGATAGCGCGTGGTGCGCTTGGTGGCGACGGTCGGCGCGAACTGATCGACAGGCACGCCTTGCTTACCGACGTAGGTGCCTTGCGTGACGCTGCCGATCAGGCGGGAGCCCTTCTGCTGCGAGAGCAGCTGGACGTTGGTGGTGTACTGCTGGACGTAATGGGTAGTGACGAACTGGGACACGGTAGCCTCCAGAGAAAGATGATGGGATCAACTTCTCGCGAGGCTTGCCGGCTACCCGGGCCACACTTCCGCGCGTACGTGCGCGGCACTACGGCAGTGTCAGCTGCTCTTTGACCGGGACGTCGCCTTCGCCTTACCGGTGGTTTCCAGAGCCGCCTCCGCCGTTGTTTCGGTGGTGGCGGAAGCGGGCTCCGTTGGCTGTTCTGGCTCACCGACTACGAAACGCTCGAACTCTCCCGCGCGTTTCGTGATCCATTCAGTGTCCTTGTCAGGACGCTGTGCCAGTCGTAGGCATTCTAAGCGGATGCCTTGCGAAGTAAGAGACGCGTTTTTGGTATCTGCCATGTCACTCGCTCGCGGGGTACGCGATCTTGATCAGGCGTTCCAGCTCGGTCTTCTTCGAGGCGTCGCCCTTCAGGTACGCAGAGGTCCATGCCTGGTCCGACTTCAGCGAATTAATCTTCGCTTGCGCCTCGGCCGGCGACATGCCGAGTCCGCCCGGGTCGCCGTTGCTGTGCACCTTGTGCTCGCCCAGGCCGCGGCCGATGTTGGCGAACATCTCCAGCATTGCCTTCGTGCCGATCGCGCCTTCCAGCTTGCCGAGAATGGCCTGACGCTCAGCCGCATCCTTGGCCGGCAGGAACTGCGTGGCGGCACGCTTGCCCAGTTCCAGGTTGGCGTCCGCATCCTTGCCCCACGAAGCGACGACCTCGCCAAACTGGCGATCGGAGTCGGCGGCCGACTGTTGGGTCTGCTGTTGGCCGATCGTAGCCTGGTAGGTATTCCACTTCTCGGCCAGAATGGCGGCCTGTTTCGGCTGGATGCCAGCCTCATGGAACCAGTTGGCGGCTTCCTTGGCGAACGTGTCGGGCTGCCCTTCCGGCACCTTGATCACGCTCATGTAGTCGTCGGCCTTCTCGGGGATGCCCATCTTCGCGCGGAAGGCGGCAACCTCCTCGGCCGGCGCATCATCGCCAGGAATGACGACGGTGCGGCCAGCCTTCTCGTGCCCGATAAGCTTCTCGAGGTTCCACGCGCTCTCGGCCAGCGCGGCCGGGTCCTTGAAGCCCTTGGCCTGCGTCCAGTTCTTGACATCGGCATTCTCGAAACCCGAGTACCAGGTGTCATTGCTGGCCGGCGGCGTACCAGCGGGGGCAGCCGTAGGCGTACCAGACGGCGGGATGCCAGGGTCGCCTGCGGGAGGTGTACCAGCAGGAGCCGCAGCAGGAGCGGCGGTAGGGGTTCCAGCAAAAGCAGCGGCGGCTGTGTTCATTCTTCGGCTTCCTCTTTGAGTTTCAGAAGTTGGGCGTCGTCGACGTGCAGATGCGCAAGGATGCGCTGGAACATCTCTTGCCGACCGATCTGCACGGCGGTGGCAATCGGATCAACCTGCTGGCGGATGGTCGAGACACGCAGCGGCGACTCACCGAAACCACTGAACCGGCGCAGGTCGGCGAGGACCTTGCGGCCGGCATCCGTCTGGAACGTGGCCCGGTAGAACGAGCGCCGGCGCAGGATTCGATCGAGCATGCTCATGCGGCGGGATCAGCGACGCCCGCCACGAGCGGGTCATTGTCGGCCGGGATCACCGCAGCAGGCGTGGCTTCGGGAGCGGCATCCACGGCGGCGACGCCACCAGCGGCAGCCACCGAACCCATGGCCGTCACGAGATCGTTCCAGTCACCGGCCGGGATAAAGCAAACTTCCGTGGTGACGCTGGTGCCGTCCTCGGTGGACTGGATCTGCTTGAACACGCGCACGGCATTGTCGGGGCAGCGCTCGAAGATGATGTTGGTGTTGGGTGGGGTGTAGGCGGACATTTACGCTCCTGGGATGACGGCTGGCGCCGCCTGGTTGGAACCTGACATAGCCTGCGCCTGCGCCAGATCCTTCATCGTGGATGCGGCAACAGGCGCTGCCTCGAGCAACTTTTGCGCCTGCGCAGCCTGGGCCTGCTGCTCCTTCATAGCCGTGACTTCCTCGTCGCTGCGCATGAGGCGTTCCGGAACCATGTTGATCTCCGCCAGCTCGCGTGCCATGCCCTCGATGTCAAATAGCGACATGACGGACGGATCGATCTGCGCCAGCGGCGTGACGCCCTGCAGCGTGTTCATGATGCCGATGCCGACACTCGCACGCTGCGCCTGGTTGAGCGGCCCTTGGTACTCGATGCGGACCTCTCCGCCTGCGTCGATCAGCTCCTGCGGCATCGGCGGCAATGCACCACTGGCGGCAAGGATGTCGATCTCGCGCTCGGTGATCGGGCCCAGCATCTCACCCTGAATGCGCCCCATGGTCGGCGCCAGCAACTGGCCCTTCTCCTGCGCACGCAGCATGGCCTCGGTCGCGGTGATCTGCGGCTCTTCCACCAGGATGCGGAACAGCGTCACGTAGAAGGCATCGTTGATGGCCTCACGGCGCTGGTTCATCATGTCCAGCCCGATGTCCACGCGGCCCTGCGTCTGGAACGGGATCGCCATGGGGCGGCCGTTCTGGTCCACATAGCCGTAGTTCAGCGCGTTGGAACGCACGTTGAACGCCTGAAGGCTCGCGTCCTCGGTGAGCATGATCGGCGGCGCCACGACCATCTGGCCGGCGCGCAGCACTGTCTTGCTCATCTCGTTGAGCATCTTGATATCGGGCAGCACTGCCATGGCCGGCGAGCGCCCATAGACCTCGCGCGGGCTGGTCTCGAAGCGCGGCACGGCGAACGGGAAGCGACGGAAGCCGCCTTCTTCCACGGTGGTGCGCTGTTCGAACTCGATGTAGCACGACGAGAACGCCATGCCGCGGTGATCATGGCGCCGGCCGTCGTAATCCTCATTCGGGCCCACGCAATGCAGAAACCAGAACTTGGCCAGCGGGTCCTTCTCCAGCGCCCGCTTCAGCCCTTCGGATAGCTTGTCCGTGCCGAACTTGTGCGCGGCCTGCTCGGCCGTGAGTTGGAACTTTCGGTGCAGCCGGTTGATGGTGCCGTGCTCGTCCTCCGACACGTAACACTCGGCCAGTGACAGCGACTTGTAGCGGATGCCCTTGCCGAGCACATCATCGATGAACAGGATGCCGGTACCGAAGGCGCCAATGTCCAGCACCACTTCACCGGTCTGCGACTGAAAGTTGCTGTGCGGCGAGTAGCGAACCTTGAAGATCAGATCGGCAACCTGCTCCAGGTAGCGCTTCACGTTTGTGTTCTGCGCCAGGTCAGGATCGATGGTAGACAGCGTCTGGTAGCGCTGCGTGGCCGGCATGGTGAAGCTGATCACCGCTGCGGCAAACTTCGGCAGCGCGAGCGGTGCGGTCGCATCGAAGATCTTCTCGTTGCGCTTGTCCCCGTCGGGGCGCTGCTGCTGAAAGATGTTCTGCGTCGGGCGCACGCGCTCTGCGATCTCGCGCCAATGGCCCTCCCAAATGCCACGTCGGGATGCCATCTGCTCCTGCAGACGGATGAGTTCGTTAGCGCGCGCGTCCATAATCAGCCTGCCACGTTGCCCGGCACACCCACGACCGAGCACACCACACCGGTAGAGGCCCCGGCAGCCGCACGGATGGCACCAGCCGGCGCGCGGAAGTTGGCCATCTTCGGGCCGGTGGACGAAATGTCCGTCGTGGTCGCGTAGTTGATGACGTTGATCCACGTGCCACCCGGGCCGAGGATCTGCAGCCCAACAGCCCCCGATCCGGCTTCCACTAGAAACACGCCGTCACCACCTGGCCAATCGAACTGCGTGCCGTTACCAGTCTGCGGCTGCGTGTTTGCGGGGCCGCCCATCAGGTCAAGTCGAATGCGTCGTGCCATGTTCAGCTCCCGAGCAGGCGCGCTGCGCCGGTTTGCGGTTGAGTGGTGGAGGTGGATTGGTTGGAGCCAGCCAGGATCGTCGAGGCCATGCCACGGCGCTGGCGCAGCGCAGCCGCGTCGTTATCGCCCTGCACTGCCGCGTTGTCCACGGTGGGCGGCGGCGGCGCTGGTGTCGGAGGCGGTGGCTTCGGAGTGCTTGGGCTGCTGAAAAGCGTGGACATGATCGATCCTCAGAAGTCGGTGTTGTAGTCGGTGATCGCGAACGATGGGCGATTGGCCACGGGCTCGCGCTTCACGATTGCCTTGCCTTCCCCTGCACCGATCATAAGATACTGATCCGCGTCACATACGTGCGAATACATGTTTTTATCTGGCACATCGCGGTACTTCTCAGCACCTCCAATCTGCATCCGCTTGTAGTGGTAGCCGCCCATGTAGCCCTTGCGCAGGACCGAGCAATCAGGGTGCACGATCATGCCAGGCTCCCCATCGATCAGCCGCGTCATCGGGTCACGCGCGGCCTCGATGCGCAGCGTAGGAGAGTTGGTGTACGCCGGCACAGCCTTCACGCCGTGAGCCTCCAGCAGCTGGAACGTGTTGCGTTCTTCCTCGTCGCCGCCCTGGGCCGCATTGCCTGACGGGTCACCAGTGATGCTGCCGATCTTGAAGTTCGAATACAGCTCGGCGAGGTGCTTCTTGATAAGGCCCGCAAAGCGGATAACGCCCGCGCGATCGGTCACCACCTCACTGCGCTTGCGCCACTGTCCATTCGGCATTCGTTGCGCGAACACGGCCGCGGGCGTCAACCCAAAGTCCATGCCAATGTGCAGCAGAAGTCGTGGGTTGGCATTGAACGGCCGGCAGTGCAGCGTGTCGCTGTACTCGGGATAGACCACCTTGCCATCCATAACGAAGCCATACTGGCCGTCCACATAGACCTTGATCCACTCCGGCTTCTTGCCGGCGCTGGCCTTGAGGTAGTAGCCTGGATCGAGGTTCTGCGTGTTTTCGGCATTGGGCGCGCGGCCGCCGGGCTGAGCGAACCAAGCAAAGAGGCTCTGGTCTGGGCGAAGCGAGCCAAGGTCACGCAGCTGTGCCTCAAGCTCGGCATTCGTCTCTAGATCCTCCTGCGACGGCTCTTCTGCCATCCGATACCACCAGTGGTCCGAGTCTGGCGGGTTGGTGTCCATCAGGATCTGCGGGTCGGTGCAGCCGCCTTCTTCCCGCCGCGGATAGCGGCTCACTCGGCCGGACAGTCCGTCGAGCACCGCCTTGGGCACTTCGCGCGCCTCGTTGATCCACGCGTCAGACAGTTCCAGCGATAGCAGCTTGCGCACGTCATCCGGCCGGTCCAGCGCAATGAAGATCACCTCCCAATCGATCTTCTGCGCCGCGTCGACAATGTGGTGCGTCGGCGGGCTGGTGTCGCGGTAAGTGCCGTAGCTCTGCGGAATCCACTGGTGCCACGTCTTGATGGTGGTGGTGCGCAGTTCGGCATAGGTGTTGCGGATGATCGCGGTGCGCCGGCGGATCCAGCCATCGCGCTGGCGCTTCTGCTTCTGCAGGTTGCGTACAAGCTTCATGACGCAGCACACGGACTTGCCAGAGCCGACCGGCCCGCGGATACCAGCCACAAAGGCATCGGACAGGATAAATGCCTTGCCGACCGGACCCGGCGGCTTGTAGTGGATCACCTGTCCGGTCGAGCCGGTGAGGTCGCTCATTGCAGCTTGTCCCCGGGCAGCACGACACGACCGTCACCCGGAACGACCTGGCGCGTCAGGTTGGCATCGCGCACCCGCAGCTTGCCGGCGCGGACGGCGAAGAACTTGGCTGCCTCGGTCACGGCAGTGATGAACCCGCCGAAGTCATCGAAATAGCCCGAGAACTTGCAGTCGTTGATCTCGATGTGCATGGCCCATGCAGCGTCGTGCACAGGGCTCTTCTGGATCAGGATGTTCTGGATGCGCATGGTCAGTCCAAGTGGAGGTGAATGTGGAGCGGCGACGCATCGCTATCGCCATCTTTGTAGAGGCCCAGATGTTTCTCCAGGGCCGTGAGAGAGGCGGACTTGTCGGAAAGCTTGATCTTCGTGACCCGGCCGCGCTCGACCTCGAAGCCAGCCACGGCAGCGGCGGTGTCCTCGTCCAGCTGGTGAATGCCCAGCGCCTTGCCCTTGGCGTCGACCAGCTTGCGCGGGTCGAGGAACGCCAGGCGGGCACGCTCCAGCAGCACGCGCTCGGCTGTGATCTCCAGCTTGTTCAGCACCTTGCCGAGCTTGGCCTCGATCGCAGCCTTGACTGCAGGGTTCTGCATGAGGCGGTTGCTGTGCACGCGCGCGCTGTTGGCGGAGTAGCCAGCGCGAATGCATGCCTGCAGCGCGTTCTGGTCGACGAGGTATTCGGCCACGAAGCGCTTCATCTTGTCGTTGAGGCCATCGCCCTTGATCTTCGGCATCACGCCCCCCTCGGCAGGTCACGCCCGCGCAGCCAGTCCATCACCCGCTTCACTTCCATCACCTCTTCCAGGTCGTACAGCACACGGCGCCCTTGTCGGACTGGCCGTGGCCGATAGTTCTTTTCACGAGTGCGCCCGATCAGGCCGTTGACGCTGAGATTCAGCAGTTCAGCGGCTTCCTCACGTCCGATCAGGGTGCGCTCTGTCATGGCGTCATCGCCCGTGAAGAGCGCTAGTTGGAGGTGGCGCGTCGTCACCTGGATGTCGCCGGCGAGGCTGGCCGCAGAGAGCAGCCCAGACCAGATACGGCCAGAAGATGAGGTGGAAGAAAGTAGGCATGTCATCCTCAGTCCTGAACGTGCTGCACGCGGTTATCGCGCCAGCGATCGAACGTCTCGCGGCGCATGGATTCGAGTGTGTGATCGTCGTGCTCGGTGGGGTCGTCCTCGCCGAGCTTCGCGGCCATGCACAGCCCCATCACCGTGGCGCCGAAGACGGTGCCTGCGATGAAGGCGAGGATGAAGGCGATGGCTGTCATGGTCATTGCTCCCGCTTCACGCCGTAACTCAGGATCGCCAGAGCATCAGCATGGTTATCGTCGACGACCTTGAAGCCGCGGCGCGTGGCCTCGGCGATCATGTCGTCCTTGGTGGCGTTGCCGAAACCGGTCCACGCCTTCTTGACCGTGCCCACGCCGACCCCGACGAGCCGCACGTTGTTCGCCGCGCACCAGGCTTCGAGGATCGCGAGGTAGCCGAAGTACACACGCGCCGAGAGGTTCGACACGTGGCGCTTCACGTCCTCGAAGTACACGACGTGGATCTCGCCCATCTCGCGTGCAACCTCCGAGAGCCACGCGCGCATCTGCGCCCAGCGCTGGCCGTTGTGGTCGAGCCTGCCGGGCTTGAAAAGCTCCGTGCCGCTACGCTGCTTGCCGTCGCGCATGGCGTAGGCCCAGCCGCATCGCGTGGCCAAGTCCAGCGCCAGCACGTTGCACGCCGGTGCCGAAATGCGCGCGGGCGTGCGCGCGATGGATGCGGGCGTACCCGTTGCTGCGAGGGAATTCCATTGCGCTTCAGTGACTTCCGCGCTCTCGATCACCGCGAAAAGGTCAGTCATGATTTCCAGCCCTTTCCAGCACTTCGACGGGTTGGCCAGCGTCGTCGAGGACGTACCAGCCGGGGAACGGTTCAAGGTCGGTGCATTGGTCCGAGGCGACGTAGTACGGGGTCATTCCGCGCTCCCGTAGGTGGCAACGCGGGCGGCGATCTCCCGTTTCTTGGCGTGCTCGGCGTCTCGCTGGGCCTGTGCTGCGCGTTCCTTGGCACGCTGGCGACGCTCGGCTGCAGTGCCCATCGAAGCCAGCATTTTGCGGATCTCGGCGAGCTGCTGTGAGGCCTTGGCGCTGTCGTAGCCGTCGTCCGTGACGGGCGGGGGAAGCAATGCTGCGACGGCCGGCGCGGGGAGTTGATTGCGGGTGACGGCCAGATGCAGCGCCTCCTGCCGGCTGTCCAGATCCCAACCGAGCGACGCGTTCCAGGTGAGAGGCTTGCCGTCGCGGCGGGCTTCGGTCACCAGCCGGTTGTACGCGTCCTTGAACGCCATGCGGGCGCCCACCTCGTCACCCTCTTCGAGCACGGGCCTGCAGATTTCGAAGGCCTCTGCCATCTCCTGCGTCCAGACAACGGTCTTTGCTTCGTCTCGCGAGGTCAGCGAAATCGCCCATGCCTCGTCTGCGCCGGGCCGGCCGTCACTCTGCACCTTGCCCACGATCTGGGCCATCAGATCCGCTGGCTTCGGAGCGTACTGGCCGCGGTCCGGGTCACGCACATGGGCATCCATGGCAGCGCGCACCATCGGCAGCGGGAACTGAGCCATGGCGCGGAAGAACAGCGCCTTGGATTCGCCGTTCAGGCTCTTGCCGTGCAGCGAGTACACGGTGTCCAGCATCTTGGCGAATGCCGGGAAATCGTTCTCAACCATGGATCACCTCCGGGATGTCACCGCCAAACAGCAGCGCGGCGGCTTTAGCGTTCTCGGCGTCGTTGTCGATGCCAACGCCTTGGGCTTGCGATGCCAGCACGCGATCGACGTAGCTGGGCAGGAATGCGATGGGTTGCTTGGCCTGCTTGCGGGCCTGCGTGACGGCGTCGTCGATCTGCTCGAGCGTCAGCCCTGCGTTGCACCAGGCCGTGAAGATCGGCCAGACCTTCTTTCGCTCGTGGAGGCTGGACACGTCGATCTCCACGCCGTAGCGATCGCGGAAGTAACTCGCCCAATCGCCAGCATTGCGCGGGGGGTTCGCATGCGCACGCGAAGCAGAGGTACCACTGACGGTTGAAGTACCACTGTCTTTCTTTTCTTTTCCTTCTCCCTTCTGTATCCCTTCTGTTGGATTGAATGTCCCTGGGACAAAATCGGGACGTGGTTCATTTGTCCCCGGGGACACAAGGCGTTTGTCCCCTTTCGTTGGATCGACGTAACCCGGGGACAAAAAGTCATTCAGAGTGGGATACGGGATGCTCGTACCGTGGCGCTGGTTGTGCTTTTTGATGCGTGCGCACTCGGATTTCCAGCGCTGCTCATGCTTGGATTGCCAGGCCGTGAGAGCCTTCTCCGCGACTACCGGGTGATAGAGCCTGCCGTCGGCGCACTTGAGCCAGCCATACAGAGCGCCAGCGCGCACCTTCTTCCATTCCTTCACGACAAAGCCAAAGCCCGCGAGGCGCGCGAGCTCGATATCGTCATCGGGCAATGACGCGGCGGGGATCTGATGCCACGACGCGCACCACAAGATCACGGCGAAGAAACACTGTGCCGGTGGCACGTGCGAAACCAGCTTGCTATCGCGCAGACGACCAACGTCCAGCGGCATGAACGGAAATTCACGCAGGTCGCAGTCGGCCGGCGTCAGCGGCTCGGGCAATGCACTCATGTGTCAACCTTGACCAGGCAACTGCAGATCGGCCTCCAGATAGCGCAGGGCCATCCGTTTGAGCGATCTCAAATCCTCGGAATCCACCACCATCGAGCCGATGGGCGCGACTTGCAGACCCAGCGCAGCGAGCATGTGTGCCCACCGCGGCAAGTCTTCGAGCGTGCGGCTGATCGTGCTGGCGGAGACCCCCAAGCAAGCGGCTGCATGAGCCTGCGTCATGCGTGCAACAGCGCGCAAAACCTCGGCCTCATTGCGTGCACCCAGCTTGCGTGTGCTTTCGATCTCTTCGGTAGAGACTTCTTCTGCGATGTTCATGGCTGTCCTCAGGCAGCTGCGGGCTCCGCGTGAGCTGAATGCTCGCGCAGGTAGTTCCAGTCAACTGATGGATTCAAGACTTCGCAGCGAACGCGACCGGAGCAATGGCGCTCGATCGTTGGGCAGTGCTCGGCGGGTACGCGACCACGACGTATGTAGTCGTAGATGGCGTGGCGGGAAACATCGAGCAAGGTTGCAACGGCGACAGCGCCGCCAGCGTCCTCGATCGCGCGCCGCAGTTCTTCAGAGCGGGTGGTTTCCATGTGTAGCGACTCCAGTTCCGTCAAGTGTCGCTACACAGTATAGGGAAGCAACGCTACACAGGCAAGTGTTAAGTTACGCTAACCATGAATGTCGGCCAAAGAATCAAGGCTTTACGCCTTCAAAAAAACATGACGCTCCAGCAAGTAGGCGACGCTTTCGGAATCACACGAAGCGCCGTTGGCTCCTGGGAGCGCGGCGACACTCGCCCAGATCAAGACAAACTTTCCCGCCTAGCCAAGCTCTTTGGCACATCTGTGGAGCATCTGCTCAACGGAAATTCAGTTCCCGTGAGCACAGAACATCGCACGCCGATTCCCTTACACAGACCGGTGGGCCTCCCTCTGATTGACATGAGTGAGGCCCCAAAGTGGAGGGAAAAAATGGCAGATGAGAAAGAGCTATGCACCCTTGAGCGCATTCCGTGCCCCTTTGCACATAGTCAAGAAGCTTTCATAACAACCGTTCCGGGTCACAGTATGTATGACCCGACCGGCCCGAAGTCCTATAGCCAAGGGGACTTCATTGCCGTGGATCCAGCCCGCCCAGCAATTAGTGGCAACATGGTCCTGGTTCATAAAAAGCGGACGGACGAGACGCTGTTTCGGCAGCTGCTCATTGAAAACGGGAAGCGTATGGTGCAGCCACTCAATAAAAAGTGGCCAGAGGAGATCGAGTCGCTGTCCGACGAAGACTCGATCATTGGGGTAATCATCGGGAAATGGGTTCCGGAATGAAGAGTATTGCTCTTGGAGCTGTCTTGGTCGCTGCGCTGAGCGGATGCGCAACGCAATCGATGCAGCCGCGCTACGAAATCAACGTGAGTTCGCTGGCCAGCCCGCTGGCTAATGGGAAAACGACGTACATCTTGTTCCCTGGCGACAAAAATATCGATGAAGGTGACCTGCAGTTCCAAGAGTTCGCGAGCTATCTCGACGCTGCATTGAAGCGTCGCGGATATCTTAAATCTCAGCGACTAGAATCTGCCGATATGGTCGTGATGCTCTCATACAAGATCGGCGACCCGCGAACAATCCAAACCACTCGGGATATTCCCGTATTCGGCCAAACCGGCGTGGCGTCAGCCACCACCTATGGCTCGACGTATCGAGGAGGATTCACGTCTACAACGAATTTCACCCCCACTTATGGAGTTACAGGGGTGGTTACAACGACGGATTCGGAGACCCACTACACCCGATCCGTTCACGTAGGGGCCTACGCCCCACCTACTGCTGGAGGAAAACCTGTAGAGCTGTGGAGTACGACCATCGTCAGTTCCGGTAGCTCCGGTGACTTGCGTAAGGTCCTGCCAGTGATGATAAGGGCTGCCGCCCCATATCTGGGCGTCGATACAAGAGAGACCCTTAAATTGATAGTTCCCATTAACTCTGAGCCCTAGCAGGAAAGCGCCATACCGCGACAAGCCCGCCGCCGAGCGGGCTTTTTTTCGCCCACGATGTGTAGTGACGCTTGACATTGTGGGAAGTATTGCTACACTTGCATCTGTCAAGCGCTGCTACACAAATCAGCGCAACCTCTGACAGGAGCCCGCGATGCCCGCCACCAAATCCCCGCAGAACTTCACCGGCGCAGAACGCCTGATTGCGATGGTCGTCTCGAAGGACGGCCTGAACTTCGCGAACGACAACGACATTGAGGCCGGCCCGTATCTGGGCGCCGTCGCTGACTTCGTGCTGCGCAACAAGCTGGATGACGCGGCGCTGGCCTCGCTGGGCCGTCAGGTGTTCCAGCAATACCTGTCCGACGTCGCGCACCTGGTTGCCGAGACCGATCGAGAGATGGCTGAGGCCGTGGAGCGCTGCGAAGCCGAGTTCCGGGCGCTCGTGGCCCGCACACCGAATCACCTGCTGCCGCGCAATGGAGGTGTGCTGTGACTGACGCCCGCGAATACGACGTGCATTTCAGCAACGGCTCGACGGTGAACGTCGTCGCCGCTGGCCGCGAAGATGCGCAAGAGCAGGCGATCGACTGCATCTTCGAGGCGATTGGTGTTGTGCCTGAGATCACCGCCATCGTGCGCAAGCCAATCGGCCGATACCTGATTGGAGCCCAATCGTGATCGATCTTGACGACCCCATCATCCGCCGCGCGCGCAACAACCGCCGGCTCCTTCTCGCCACGCTGGCCGGCATCGGTTTCGTTGCCGCGGTGGTGATTCTCGACATTGCGAGGCAACTGTGATCCCGAAAATGACCGACCTGCGCCACGTCCGCACGGACCTGAGCGACGAAGAAATCAAGCTGGCGGTGCTCGAGTCGCGCCGCCTGAAGCAGATCCGCGAGCTCGGCGAAAAGTGGCTGGGCTCGACGAAGTACAACGGCCACTACGTGCCGGCGCTGACCAACAAGCTGCATTGACCCACCAACGCGCGGCCGAGTCTCGCGCAGGAGAGAACCATGAACAACTGCATTGAATTCCAAGGTGCCACGAGGCGCAACGGCTATGGCTATACCCAGTTCATGGGCCGCCAGTTCCTTGCGCACCGCCTTGCCTATGCGCTGAACGAGTTCCGCCATCCGGATGCGCTGAAAGGCATCGTGATCCGACACAAGTGCGATAACCCGCGCTGCATCAACGTTGAGCACCTGGAACCTGGTACTCAGCGCCAGAACATGGACGACATGACGGCGCGCGGCCGGCGTGTGCGCGGCGAGATGGTAGGCAATGCGAAGCTCACCGAGGCGCAAATCATCGAGATCCGTCAGCTCTACGTGCCACGCAGCAAGGATGCCAATCAATATCAGCTGGCCAAGCGCTTCGGCGTATCGCAATCCGAAATCAGCCACATCCTTTCTTCCAAGCGCTGGACGCACGCGTGAGCACACCATGACCGAACTGACCGTAGTAGATAACGAAATCACCGACATTGAAACACTGCCGCCCGCAGCAGCCGGTTTCAGTTCCGCCTCTCTGGTGCTCAGCGACGAAGCCATGCGTAGCGTGGTCCGTATCGCCGACCTGATGGCAAGCGGTCGCACCACGATTCCGAAGCATCTGCAGAATAGCCAAGGCGATTGCTTCGCCGTCAGCCTGCAGGCTATGCAATGGGGCATGAATCCATTTGCTGTTGCGCAGAAGACCCATCTCGTGAACGGAACGTTGGGCTATGAAGCGCAGCTTGTCATCGCCGTCCTGAACTCGTCGCCAGCACTTGCTACCCGCCTGAACTTCCAGTGGTCTGAGAACTGGCAAGGCATTAATGGCAAGACCGACAAGAGCCAGGATCACTGGTGCTGCGTATGGGCAACGTTGAAGGGTGAAGCAGAGCCGCGTGTGCTGCAAGTTGCAATGTCGCAGGTTGGCGATAACCGCAACTCGCCGAATTGGGTGTCTGATCCGCGGCAACAGCTTGCCTATCTGGCAGCGAAGCGCTGGGCCCGCCTGCACGCTCCTGACGTGATCTTGGGTGTCTACACCCCAGACGAACTGCAGGACGCAGGACCGTTGATCCAGAACAGTGCGCCGCGCATGTCTCCCGCTGAGATCGGAGCGGCCTCGCTGCCCCAGCCCGCCGAGCGCGATACGCGCCTGGAGAACTTGATCGCCGATCTGGAACTGGTTGCCCGCGAGGGTGGCGCAGAGCCGCTTGCCGATGCTTGGGGCCGGCTGACCAAGGAAGACCGCCGCGCTATCGGGCAGGAAGAACTGAAGCGCCTGAAGGCCATGACTGGCGAGGAACAGCCGCCGGCAACCGATGGAGCCGATCATGAGTGAACCGCTCCAACGCACCGAGGCCTGGCGCCGCGCGCGGGCCGGCAAGATCACTGCCAGCCGCTTCGCTGACGTGCTGGCCGTCAAGCGCGATGGCAAGCCAACCGCCGCGCGCGACAAATACATGCGCGAACTGGCTTTCGAACGCTTGTCCGGCGAGCCCATGCATGAGGTGTTCGGAAAGGCCTTGACGTGGGGCACCGAGGTCGAGCAATACGCCCGTGAGGCGTTCGAACTCGAAACCGGACTGATCGTCGAGCCGGCCGAATTCATGGTGCATCCGGGATATCCATTCATTGGCTGCAGCGCTGATGGTCTGATCGGCAAGGCCGGCGGCTACGAATCCAAGTGCCCGATGGACGAAGCCGTGCACATCCAGACCTGGCTGGAAGGTATGCCGAAGGAACACATGCCGCAGGTTCAAGGCTGCATGTTCGTGACCGGCCGCAATTGGTGGTCGTTCAACAGCTACGACCCGCGCGTCTGCGAGCGCCTGCGCCTCTATCACCAGCGCATCGACCGCGACGAGGGATACATCGCCCACCTGAAGGAAGCGCTGCTCAAGTTCGAAGCTGAGCTGCAACTGATGGTGGCCGAACTGGAACGCAAGTCTGCATAACCCCCTTGCCCGGAACTGATGTCCCACGTCCGCCGGGCTCTTTTATTCCTGACCATCGGAGATAGCCACGATGTTTGAGATCACCACCGCTCAACCCGTCAAGCTGACGAACTACAACCCGCGCGCCGAGAAGCACGGCAAGCAGGCTATGCCGGCCGCCGATATGATGCTCGAGGCTGCAATGCCTGCCACCGCGCTCGATTCGCTGCAGCATGGCCTGCGTGAGGCGCTGTACAAGGAGGCCGAAGACCAGGCGGATTTGGTCGAGCCCGATCGCAATGCACTGACCGCGCGCCGCTTCCAGAAGATGCAGCCGTTCGCCTGGGGCTGGGAGGGCAAGGGCTACACGCTCGAGATCGATTACGGGCTTGGTGGCGACAGCAATATCCAGCTCGACGACTGCACCGTGAAGGACGTGCGTATCTCCCCGCAGGAAGGCGGCACGGTGCTGTTCAAGTTCCGCGTCGTGGCGCATCCGGACGAGCATGACGGCGGCATTCTGACCCACCGCATTCAGCAGGACATCACGATCACGCTGACTGCCCCGCCGCCGCAGACGGTGGGCGAGCTGTTCGGTGACGACCCGAAGCCGGAGCCGGTCACGGCCGAGGAAGACTGATCAACGGGGGAAAGCGGATACCCCGGTCGAGGCCGTCGCACGCGACGCAGCACAGCCGGAGGGCGCAGCGAGTACCCCACCCCATATCGAGCACTGCCATGGACATCATCGACCGCCTCGAATCCCATAACGCCTATTGTGAAGACTGCGACTCGCGCCAGCTCCGCAAGGATGCTGCCGCCCGCATCCGTGAACTCGAACACCAGGTGTCGGAACTCGAGAACCAGGTGCGCCGCGCCCGCTCGGACAAGATGAGCCGGAGATCAGCGTGAAGCATAAGACCACGACGCGCATCAAGGTTATCGACGCGCTGCTGTCTGGCCGCGAGATCTGCGCCGGCCCGTTCTCCCGTGAGATCCGCTGCGCCGACACGACGGTCACGAAGATTCTCAAGGATTTGGGCGATGCACTGACCACTCGCGTATGCAAGACAGAGCCTGGCAAGCGCCGACTGTACTACAGCATCGCCGACCAGAGTGCAGTACTCCAGATGCGCAATCGCATCCGTCGCGGATCGTTGAGCCAGAACCTGCGCCCTGTTCCGCCGAAGGCTGCCTTCGATGCGCTGTTGCGCACCTGGGGCATCCGTCACCCGATGAATCACGATCTGCCGGGGCGCGTGCACCGGATCGAAGCTGAATCTGACGAGTGGTTCAGCAAACTGTTTGCGGAGGAAGCATGACCGACACCACCAATGCGGCGAATAGCTCGCCAATCACCGCAGGAGATGCGGGGAATAGTCTGATGCCGTGCCCGTTTTGCGGCGGTGAAGCGACGCTGCGCCCGCAGGGTAATGCCTACACAAAGAGCCGCAAGATCACAGTGAAGTGCAAGGACTGCCGAGTTGAATTGACGCATGCAGCAATTCACTACGGGTTCGATTGGCTCGCGGAGAAGATCGAACGCGACTGGAATCGTCGTGCCGCCCCGCAGCCGCAAGGTGGAGCGCTGACGGATGAACAGATCCGCGAAGTTGCCGTCGACTATTGCAGATTCGTCTTTCCCGGTGTGTATTCCATCAGGGAATTCGACTGCGAAGAGGACTTCTTCAATTGCGTGCGCGCTATCGTCGCCCAATCCGCCCCGAGCGCCCCGCAACAGGCGGGGGATGGGCTGACGGATGAACAATACCAAGCAATCAGTTGCTGCATTGCTGACTACCGGTGCGAGCCGGAGGTAGAGCCAAACATCAGCATTCTGCGTGGCCTGCGGTCCCTCCTCGCCGCCCCTCGCCAGCCTGGGGAAATGGGCGCGGCGCCGGCTGTCGTCCGCGATTGCTCGACGCCTGAGTGCCGCTGCGATGAATGCGCAATCGAGCGTGGAGATTGGGCGCCGGTCAATGACGACGCTTCAGCTGTCGTGACCGAGCGTCAGAAACACACCATCGAGTGCGTGAATTCATGGCTGCGAGCCGTGGGGTTGCCGCAATACTCAGCCGCATCGGCGCTGCCGAATGAGCACGAGGCTCCGAATGTTCCAGACGAAATCATCTGTGCGGTCCAACGCTATGGCGATGCCCGCGTAGACAACGGGGACAGCGCCGCCGCGATCATGGAGGTAATTCGGTTGCTGCGCGCCGCCCGGCAGGTGCAACCCTCACAGGATGAGCGCGAGGCGTTCGAAGCGTGGCTGCAACCGTACTGGTCGCGCGAGACTTACACAGACCCAGACGGCGATCGGCTATATCGAGAAAATTGGGTACAGGGCGCATGGATAGCATGGCAAGCCCGCGCGTCCCAGCCGGTGCAGGCCGATGCGGGGGCGGAAGATGCTTGATCCGTTCAAGATCGACGGCAATACGTGCATCAGCCTGAGCGGCGGCAGAACATCCGCCTACTTGCTGCATCGCGCGCTGCAAAGCAATGGCGGCCTGCCGGATGGCACGCTGGTGCTGTTCTGCAATACCGGCAAGGAAGAAGAGGCGACGCTTCGGTTTGTGCGCGACATCGCCGAGCACTGGCAGGTTCCGGTGACGTGGCTGGAATATCGACTGGGCGGCTCCTTCCAGGTGGTGGACTTCGATACTGCCAGCCGGTCCGGCGAGCCATACGAGCAGGTCATCCAGCAGCGAAACGGCGTATTGCCGAATCTGCGCGCCCGCTACTGCTCGTCAGAGATGAAGACGCGCACGATGCATCGCTACCTGCGCTCGCTGGGCTGGACCGATTGGGAAACCATGATCGGCATCCGTGCGGATGAACCGCGCCGGGCTGCCAAGTTCCGCTTCAATCCACACCCGGAGACGAAAGCCGAATACGTGCGCGTGCCGCTAGTGGATGCCTTTGTATCGGCTCGCGACGTGGGCGAGTTCTGGCAGGCTCAGCCGTTCGATCTTGCTCTGCCAAACATCAAAGGAAAGACGATGCACGGCAACTGCGATCTGTGCTTCCTGAAGCCGGCCGCGCAGGTGCTTTCGCTGATCCAAGAAAAGCCGGAGCGCGCCGTCTGGTGGGCCGAGCAGGAGCAGAAGGCCGAAGGCGTCGCACATGGCGACGGCGCTCGCTTCCGTAACGACCGTGCCAGCTATGCACAGATGGCGGCGTTTGCCGACCAGCAGACCGATATGTTTGACCAAGACGAAGAAGCCATTGCGTGCTTCTGCGGAGACTGAAATGGAACTGGATCTCGACCATATCGAGCGCATCGCAAAGCAACGTCAGGAAGCTGGCGGCCGGCTGGCAGCGCGCCCCGAGGTGATCCTTGCCATGGCGGCCCGCATCCGCGCCCTCGAAAGCGCCAGCCAGCCTGGCATCGGGGAGGCTGACACGGCGCGGCTGGACTGGCTCCAAACGAACGGATGCACTGTGCGTCGCGCAGATAACGGCAAGCGAAATCTCGTTATATGGAGCAACGGTTCGATTCGCGAAGCCATCGACGCAGCCCGCGCTTCGCTGGACGGGCGGAGGGAGGGGTGATGGGGGGCGCACCGTTGATTTCATCGCAACGCCATTTGGACCGGAAGAAGGTCGCTGTCAAAGCCTTCAGCTTTCAGGTATTCATAGTGCGTGTGGCAGATGTGACGCTGCGCGGGAAACCATACCGCGTGATCATCGATGGTCATCACAACCTGGCAGCCGCGAAGATGGCTGGTGAAACGCCGACTTGGCGCGGACCAAACGCAAAATGGAAACGCATTCGAGAACAGATGGGCGCCGCTGACTTTGAGCGCTTTCTGATCAATAACCTGACAGACTCGGATTGGTACTACGTCGACACAGGATTGGTCGTAGACGAATTATTAGCTGCAGCCACCGGAGAGAAACCGTGAACGAGGAATTTGAGAAGATGCGCGCGGAGTTCGAGGCATGGGCCAGCGAGAACTACTACGACGTTACGCGCCTCAAGAGCGAATACGATAACTACAAGAGCTATTTCACGCACGTGGCGTGGGAAGCATGGCAAGCCTCGCGCAAGCAGGCTGTCGAGGAAGCGGCGAAACTCTGTGAGCGCGAGAGCACTACTTCGGAATCTGGCAATGATCCATTCGACAGCGGATACGGTTGCGCGTGCGACAACCTAGCAATCGCCATCCGGGCACTACAGAAGACCTGATGCAAGCAGCAGCAGAACGAATCATCGCCGTGACAGCGGCACTATGGGAAATGGAGAGCGAGATGGGAGTGTTCCTGACCGCAGATGAACTGGCAGATGTGATCGGATGCGCCAGCAATAGCTATGCCTGTATGCGCCGGCACTTGGCACGCAATGGTGTACCGTTCATTCCCAACCTGCGCGGATTCCCCCAGGTTGACCGATCCTACTTCGAGGCGCGTATGCGCGGCATGGCGCAGGCTGTTGCCTGCGAAACGGCCGCCGAGGTAGAGCCCGACTTCTCTGCAATCTGATCATGATCGGACGACGCAAGCGGCCCGATGGCCTGCCCTTCCGCCTTTACGCGCGCTATGGCGATCGCACCACCAGCTTCGGCTACAAGCTCGCCGACGGGAAGTGGGCATTCCGACTGTCGGCGCCGACGCGCGATGCCGAAGCCGTGGCTGCTATCAAGGACGATGCAATCCGGCGCGCCAACGAACTGAATGGCAACGTGGTCCGATCCGGTACCACCGAAGCACTTTTCGAAAGCTACTTTGACTGGCAGGAATCGCTGCCCAAGGATAGCGAGTTGCGGAAGGCGCAAGGCACTTTGGATGAGAACAGGAACGAGGCAAAGCGACTCGTCGCCGTCTTCGGCAAGGTGCGACCAGCTGCCATCAAACCGGTCCACATCTACCGGTACCTGGCTGATCGTGCCAAGAAGGGTGCGCCGGCGAAGGCCAACAAGGAAATCGCCCTGCTCTCCGCGGTGCTCGAGTACGGTCGGCGCCAGGGAGACCTGGAAGAGAACCCGTGCCGCGGTATCAAGTACAACCCGACGAAGCCAAAGGACCGAGTCGTGACGGACGCCGAGATTGCGCTGATGCGTGACGTGGCGCGCCAGCGAGGCGGGAGCTACCAGATCATGGCGCTGTGTGCCTATACCGCCTTCCTGACCGTCAGCCGGCCGGACGAGATGCGAGGACTGCTGCGCCAGCGGATCCTGCCAGAAGGGTTGCAGGTGCCGATCGGAAAGCGGAAGGCAGGCCAGGCGCAGCGATGGAAGCTAGTGCACTGGTCGCCCGAGCTGCGCGCGGTGATTGATGAGGCGATGGCCTTGCAGCGCACCGCCGGCATGTATGTCTTCGGAAACACTTCGGGGCAGCAGTACAGCCGCAGCGGGTGGACGACGATCTGGACACGCCTGATGACCTACTGCGAGGCGGAAGCCGCTAAGAAAGAAGTCGCTTTCCGCCGCTTCGCCCTGGCAGATATGCGACCCAGCGCGGTCACTGATCGAATGGCTGGTGGAGATACCAAGATCATCGACGCCACGGGTCACACTGATGGCAAGATGGTCGCTAAGGTGTATGACCGTCGCCGCGAGCGCAAAGTGAAAGCGACACGCTGAAATGCAAAATGCCCGCTCAGTCTGGCGGGCATCTTCCAATTTTGGAAACTCATCTTCCAAAAATCATCGCAAGTCAGTAACTGCAAACCTGCGAAGCATTGATTCTATTGGGGTGGCTGATGGGACTCGAACCCACGACGACAGGAATCACAATCCTGGACTCTACCAACTGAGCTACAGCCACCGTAGAGATTCTTCGCTGCCGACGTTGCCGCTCAGCGAAGAACAAGACTATACATGGCTTTTGATTCTGTGGCTAGTATCACGCACAAAAAATTCGACAACGCTCCCAGATGGCTTTATCGACTTCCCTGCCACCTTGCCTCCAGCAGCACAGCTTCCTTGATGGCGGCGATTGTCTCTGCCTCGGTCGGACACAAGGCCAGTAGTCGCTTCGACTTGCCGTTAAGTACATCTCTCTGTAGCGCCCTGCCCGATTCGGCCGAAGTCCCCGCGTGCCAGCAGTAACGCGCCGTCCATTTCCCGTCCTGTAGTTGCTCGACTACCCATATCACCCGGCAGCCCTCGAAAACCTCACCGAACGGCTCTTCTGATCCCAT